ATCTAAAGAATCAGAGTGGTTCTGGGAAGCACACCAGACCATGAGTGATGGAAAGATTTGGTGCGTAAATGCCAAAAGATCCTAAAGTTATGAGTATGGACTGGCGTAGCCTTGGCTATTGGCCTGTATGGAAAGATGGAAAGAAAGTATGGGTGCCTAAAGATAAGGTGGAGGATTCAAATGGCTAGAACTATTATCTGTCCTGTCTGTAAGAAAGAATGGGACTTTAGAGTAGGTTTTGCCCACGATAGCCTATACAGGCATATGAAGGCAGATCACCGATAGTGCCCGTGTAGGGCATGGAAAGGTTTATTACTTCTATTTTGCGGCGAAACTTAAAGAATATTATAATTAAATTATTTCTTCGCCATCAGTAAATGCTGCAATTCCTGGCCTTAAACCTAAAAATGCCAACTTTAATGCTTTTGTTGCAATATCTTTTTCTTCTCTTGTAATTGCATTTTTGCGAAGTTCGTTAGCAGCAAGTTGTTCTGCATTATATTGTGGATTTGTTCCAAGATATGCTAACTTTAATGCTTGTCTAGCAGCAAATTTTTCGTCGTTTGTAATTGCATTTTTGTATAGTTCGTTTGCAGCCAATATTTCTGGTGTGTACTCTGGAATTATCATACTACTATTATAGCAAAATGTTTGACTCTTAGGTTGACTTTGAGTAATGGCTCTGATACAATAGTATAATGATAACATTAACTTTGATATTGATTACTTGGTATGCTACAAAGGCATATTATACAAAAAACTTTAAAATCTCAATTCCTACTTCAGATCCTGATATGGCACATGCTAAATGTTCAAACTGTTCTCAAATCATATATACTCATATAAGCAACTTAAGAAATCCATTTTATTGTTTGAACTGTAAGTAATGCCTATAGTCCTATGCTTTGATTGTGGAGGAACCTTTGAGGTATCCTATGAAACAGCAAACCCTACTAAGCAATGTCCAAAATGCCAGGGCATTAAGACTCCTTTATAGCCTTGTTGACCATACGAATTAAACCTTTACGAGTTATCTTAGATGCATCAAAGGTTTCAGTATAACCTCCTTGTGGCATTTGTTCTTTATTTAAAAAGTGTCCGTGTTTGTCTCTTAGTGTTTTTAGTATTTTAGATTCTACAGATCTTGCTTTTTCCCCTTGAAAAAAATGCCAATAAGATACAAGCAACCAACCTTTAGTTCTGTGTTTTGCAAATCTTTGCCCAGATATATCTGATATGCCTATCTTTACTGCATTGTGTATTGGGCTATAAAGTATGTAAAGTATGGCTTCATTCATGATTCTATTATACTTTATTTCCTATGGTGTATAATAATTATATGCCATACATAGTTAATAATCAGTCCGTAGGTCATCACCCAAATGAGATTAAAAGAGCACCATCTTATATTGAGTTTTTTGAAAAAATTGGAAACTCTAAAGAAAATATAGTAGTTGTATCAAACTTTCTTTCAGATAAAGAAATTGATTATTTGATGAGCCATGTAGATGAAAAAAGAATGGTAAGTTTTGTTTCTCAAAAAGACAATGAAGGTAATCCTACATCGTGGATACACAACTACGAAGGAATTATAGATAAATACAATATATTTAAAAAAATATTAGATGAAATTAAAAAATCATACAATTATCAAAATATAAAGCCAAAGTATACTAGCCTTAATATAGCAAGATGGGATGCTGGAACTAAGTTGTCTTTACATGTTGATGATCTTGGATATTTAACAGAAAATCATATTCCAGCGCTTGTTTATTTAAATGATGATTATGAAGGAGGACACTTAAGTTTTCCAACTCATAATTTAAATATTAAACCAAAAAGGGGTGATCTTATAATTTTCCCTGGCAATATGCATTACCCGCATGAAGTAAAAGAGGTTGTATCTGGCACAAGATATACTCTTTCAGTTTGGTTTACAATACCAGATATGCTATAATCATTATATGATGGATGGTAGTGATAATTTTACTGGTGCCCGTAAAGACACCTATTGGGTAAATGGTCAAATTATTGGATTAAACCCTGAAAATATTGAAAGAGATCAGGCATACTCTAACTTTTATAGTAAAATTGGTGATTCTAAAAATAATATAAAAATAATTAATAATTTTTTAAATAAAAGAGAAATTCAACTTTTAATGAGTGGCATACCTAATGCTAAATTTTCAACCTTTGTTGCTCAAAAAGATGACAAAGGCGAAGCGCTGGTTTCACTAAATCGTTATTATATGAAAGATATTTTTAAAACTATAGATAAAGTAAAAAAAGAAGTTATTAAAGCATATGAAATTGAAAATATTAAGGCTGTGGAAGAAAGAGGAATAAGTATTGTTAGATGGGATAAAGGATCATACCTTACCCTGCATGCCGATGACCTTGGATATGTGCCACACAACAATATTGCAGTTTTAATATATCTTAATGATGATTATGAGGGGGGAGAAATCAATTTTCCAACACATGACTTATGCATTAAACCCGAAGTGGGTTCTTTGTTAATTTTTCCAGGAAGCCTCAACTATCCGCATGAAGTAAAAGAAGTTTTATCTGGAACCAGGTATACCGTTGCTTTATGGTTTTCAATAGTATAGTGTATAATTGAATAATGACAAACAATGCTTCAGGGAAAAACCAAAAGAAAAGAAAACTTTTAGATGGATCTGAAGTAAATGATTATGATTCCCCAATTGATTTAATTTTACACACAAAAGCACCAGCCAAATGGAAACTAATTGACCTTGAAACAGGTCAAGAGTATCTTGGATCAGATATATCTCATGAAACATTTGGAGAAATTTTGCGTGAAAAAGTATCTAAGTCTAAAATAGGTTCATGGTTTAAAACTAAAGGAAGAGCAGTTAATAATGGAAAACACTAATAAGCCTATAACTTTTCACTGGATGTGGAGAAGGCACTGGCAAATAAATGATAGCACTGAACACCTAGATCTCAATGGGATTATGGCTATGGCAAAAGAGTTAGACGGTGCAAATGTAAAATCTGTTTTGCTTCCATATGGTCCAGGTGGCATTGATTTTTCTTTAGTTATAAAAGAAGCATTAGAAGAAACAAATCAATTAATAATGACTATTGCTTTACCATCATACGGAACAAGTCCAGATTATGCTGCTAAAATTGTTGATACCTTAAATCGATTTGCACCTGGAAGAATTGGCGTGAACCTTGTTGCTGGAAGATGGGGGGACGAAGGAAATGGTCCTTCTGAAAAATTAGTCTTAGATCACTACATGCATGATTCAAGTTTGATTGATACTTTAGAAAAAAGAGTAGCAATATCTGCAGTTTGGATGGACAATTTTATAAATTTAATGAAAACTCATCAATACAAAACTCATATGGCAGTTGTTGGTTCTTCAGATACAACAATTGGTATAGCAAATAAGCATTGTGAATATATATATGTAGATGATAATTTAGTGTTTAGGGAACAGTTTAAAAAAATTGATCTAAGTCGTGTTAAACCAATCATGATCATTGATCCACTTATTATTAATAGTCCCGAAGATGAACAAAATGTTAGGTATGATAAAAATGCTGCTCCAAGAAAACAACACCATCATGTAAAAGGAACAAAGCAACAAGTCATAGATCAAATAAAGCACATGTCAAGACAACTTAACATATATGATTTTATGATTCACACAGATCAAGAAGATATTAGTCAGTTATTAAAACTAGTAAGGGAGTTTAATTAATATGGAGATATCAGAATTAACTAAAGAAAATTTTAACAATATTGGCAGCAATCCCAATAACATCAAGGTTATAAGCAATCACTTAAGTATGTATGAGTGTGACAAAATTATTGGATTAATCAAAAAAACAGAAACAAGTAATAATAGGTTATTGCAGTCCGACTCTTTTAATAATCCAATATTGTCTTTGTTATATTACGACTCACTTCATCGTGCAGAGACCTATATTCCAACAATTCACTCTATTGTAGAAAAAGAATATAGTGTTAGCCTAAAACCAAGGCATTCTCGCTTTGCTCAATGGCAACATGTAAATAGCAGAACAATATCAATAGATGATTTAGGTCATAAAGACTCAAATCACATGGCTGGATGGGTTTACTTAAACGATAATTATGATGGCGGAGACCTATCCTTTATCAATCAAGGAGTATCATTTAAGCCCAAAACTGGTGATCTAGTTATGTTTCCTGGAAATGTTCATTATATTTATGATATTGCTCCCGCAAATGGATCAAGGTACATAATGCCTGTCTGGTTTGATTTTATTTAATGATATAATTGTTATATGGAAAAAAGTAAATGTTTCTTTTGTAAAAATGACGCAACTCATTTTGATATTGTAGTAAATTGTGGGAAATATATTGTTGCTGATGTATGCTTTTTTCACTTATCTATGAGTTTAGTATCATGAAAAATTTGCCCTACCTTTTGACATTTCCTAGAAGTGGTTCTCATTATTTTGACGAAATCATTTATAAAAAGATAGGAATTCATATTGAAAAATCTCACTTTGTATCTGAACTTTTTGATGAAAACAATCAAAAAAAAAGAAAAATAATCACAATAGTTAGAAATCCAATAGACACTCTTGTATCGTATAGAGCAAGCGAATTAAGAAAATATATTCCACCTGAGTCTGCTCAAAAGACTAGGACTAGGGAAGCCATTTCAGAATATATACTTTTCAATAATTTTTTGTATCAGTATGCAGACTATGTTATAGATTTTAATGATCTTGTAACATATCCTGATTCTATTGCTAAAAAAATTATAAGCCTGCTAGAAATAAATGAAGAAGATTATAAGTTTTTTGATAGAGGTAACTATTGGTATGAAAAAGAATATCTTCCATCAAGCAAAGTTTTGCCATCTTATAGTGCAAATCTTTTAGATGGTTTTGATCTTGGTTTATGTAATTTCTATTACAATAAAGTTTTAGAAAAAAAGATTGCGCTATAATTAATTATGACAACCCTTACAAGAAATATTTTAAATTTTTATAAAGAAAATGAATCAAATACTTTATATTTAAAAAAAATGTTTACAAACACAGACAACTTAGGATATTATCAGCCATTTGCACAAAATGCTATTGACTCCAAATGGAATGAAAAAGATCCCTATATTGGAACAATTGATGAAATTAATACATACAATATTAATGAATTTGGTTTTCGTGGAAAGGCTTACAAAGATTCTGAAATAATTGTATCTGGTTGCTCTATAACTTTTGGTATAGGTGTACCAGAATCAGGCAGATGGGGGAGTCTTCTAAGTAATAAAATCAATAAAAATATTATGAATTTAGGAAGTCCTGGTGCTTCTGTAGAAAGTATGTCTGCTAACATTATTCAATACTGCCTAAATAATAAAATGCCAAAAGAAATTTTTTGTTTATTCCCAGATTTTTTTAGAAAAATGGTTGTGGCAGATAAAGAATTTTATAAAACAAAAGGAAATAAATGGGCAGAAAAACTAAATAATTTATCATATACTTTTTCTAATCCAAAAGTTAGCGTTTTAGATAGCGATTCTATTTTTATGGAAATTGAAGACCAAAAATATATAGAAGACTCAGTTTCTCCACATCAATTAATTTTAAACTCTGTAAACGCAATTTATGTTTTAGAATCATTTTGTTTATCAAATAATATAAATTTAAACTGGACAACATGGGACTTAGCAAGTGCTTTGGTTATGGAAAACTTAGTCAAACTTAAAGACTTTAAATTAAAAAACTATACACCATTTTTTCCACCTAAAACAAAAACTCAAATAAACACTTTTATATCAGATTCTTGTAAATCAGATCACAACTCTGATTTTAAAGATAATATTTGCTGGACTGTTGGATCTGATTACTCAATAGTAGACAGCAAAAAAATGGTAACTGGTCGTGCTCATCCAGGAATTCATTTTCACGAGCATATGGCAGATTTTTTTTATAATCTATCAAAACAAAACAATGAATAATATAATAAAGATTGAAAAAACCAACATTATTCCATTACGATGGATAGGAAATTTTCTTGGTGAATACGCTGGGAATCATTTAGTTAAGGCTATTAATCTGGATGAAGATAATAATTTAGGCTTTAAGTTTAAGTACCACGCAAAATGCTGGAAGTATCTTAATAAACCTTATACATGGTGGGGCACATACTACGAACTTGATATTAAAGGAATGATAGATGACCTAGATGGTGCAGGTTGGGACGACTATGATGAGTTTGGTAAGGCTTATTGGGATTTTGAGTAAATGACACAAAAAAGACATATAAAAAATATTAAAAGAAAATCAAATAAAAAAAATTTGTCTAAATTTGAAAGACAGCAGCAAAAAATAAGAAATAAAATTATTAATGATGGGTTGTTGGCTATTCAAACAAATCTTCTAAACAATCAGGACAAAAAAACTCAGGCAAATCTGTTGAATAAATAGTTCCCCCATATGCCGAAGACTGGTCCCATTGATTTTTAATAAAATCACTATTTAAATATCCATAATAATATGGTTTTTTATTTTCATGTATGCATTCCATTTATATATCATAGCACAGGTATGGTATGATTGACTTATGACTAAAAACTCTTATTCTTGTCCAGAATGCAAAACCGTTATTACTATTGAGACATCCGTACATGACCTTCCAGAAGCCATTGTGTGCCCCTGTGACGCCGTTATGCCACTACATGTAGGATAGTTTATGTGGTCCTGGATTCTAGCCGTTATAGGCGTTTCAGGCATATTCCTTGTTGGTCGCAAGACCATATGGGGATGGCTTATACTTTGTGCAAATGAATGCCTTTGGATATTATATGCTCTTGCAACAGATCAGTACGGCTTTATTGCAATGGCTATTGCTTATGCTGCTGTGTATATTAAATCTTTTCTTCATTGGAAAAGAGATTTGTCTTGAATCCAATAATCATTGCTTATCCTAGATCTGGCAAAAGTTATTTACAATCTATGCTCACACTTGCTTTTTCTAACATGTTTTATTATTCTCATTTAAATAAGCCAGGAGAAAAAGAAAAACTAAAAAATTATGATCATATAATTAGTTTAGTAAGAAATCCTGTTGACTCTATATCATCTATTGTTGCTATGCAAATGGAGTTTAATGAGAGTTTAATTATAGAAGATTTAATTAAAATTAGAATAGAAGAGTATTGCGATTTTTATTCTTTTATTTTAAAAAATTCAAATAACTTTATTAATTTTAACGATATTGTGGCAAACACTGAAGAAGTTATATTGTATGTATCAAGACTGACTGGTTATGAGGTTAAAAACAATAATCTTAAAGACATAGTTTTAGACGATCCAAAACAAAAATTTTTAAAAAGTTCTAAAAAATCTAAGTATTACAATGAAGTAAGAGTTATTGTTTCTAGTTTAGACCTTTCAGAATGCAATGATTTATACAGTATGGCTTTAAAGAAATGTGTAATATTAAATGACGTATAAGCAGTTATTTGTTAGAAGTTATGCTAGATCTGCCAGTAATTTTATAGTTAATAATGTTGCTGTGATAAACCCAAAAATGATTATACATAAGAGTCCTTGGTGGAAAATAGACAAAGAAGTAGAAAACTCTGTGGTTATTTCTGTTCTAAGAAACCCAAAAGATGTAATTGTATCCGACATCGCTATGGGGTTGCAAGATAAAAAATATTCTAAAGAAGATTTAGAACAAATAGATCACTCCAAATCTATTGAAGATTTTAAAAAATATATGTTGTTGATGGTTGACAATATTGAAAACATAGTGCCTTTTACATTTGAGCAAATAACTGAAAATCCTAAAAAAAGTTTTAGTATATTTTTAAATTATTGTGGATATAAAGAAGATTTTATATTTCCTGATGTAAAAGTAGAAAAAATGCTTAGATTCAATTATGCTCAAAACAAAAATATGTATGTATTTCCAACATCAAAAGATTTGAGTTCCTATGATATTTTATACAATAGCATTAGTGGTTTAGATGAATTAATAAATATATATGAAGAATCTCGTTATGCTATATATAAAAGACAACTTGACTTTTAGCATTTACTTCAGTATAATTATTATATAGACTGGAGGTAATTATGGTACATGCATTATTTTTAATACCTGCATTTTTAGCAGGATGGATTGTTTGTTATATTCAAATGACATATGGAGTAGATCAAAATGAAGATTGATATTGATGATATTGAGCAAGAAGTAAAAGATGCAATCATTAAAGACTATATGTTTAAGTATTATCATTGGACAGTTGGAATTGGTGCTTTTTTGTTAGGTACATTTTTTGGATTACTAATTAAATAATATCTAGCACCAGTAGCCAAGTCGGTTAAGGCATCAGTCTTATATACTGAAGATCGTAGGTTCAAGTCCTACCTGGTGTACAATGGGCCTAAAGCATTAAAGTGATGCTCAGGACTTTTAATCCTGAGAAGAAGGAGCATTACCTTCTAGGCCTACTAAACCTCTGTAGTTCAGTGGACAGAACGATGGACTTCTAAGCCATGCGTCGCAAGTTCGATTCTTGCCAGGGGTACAAAGCGAGTGTTGCATAATGGTAGTGCACCATCCTTCCAAGTTGGTTGTGCCAGTTCGATTCTGGTCACTCGCTCCAAGTCCCCATGGTCTAGAGGCCTAGGACTCCACCCTTTCACGGTGGCAACACGGGTTCGAATCCCGTTGGGGATACTAGTTCCAGATCGTCCAATGGCAGGACAACGCCCTTTGAAGGCGTGAATCATAGTTCGAGTCTATGTCTGGAAGCAATTAGGCTTTAGTTGATGGCTTATGCTTTGGTAAATATGGTTCTATTTTAGATTTAATTCGACCATCTTTATATAGTCTAACAATCCAACCATCTTTAATTTGCATTGGATTAAATGCGTGTGATTTCTTTTTTGGCATTACCTAAATAACCTATCTACTTGTGTTTGTTTTGTATAATCTTTTGCTGAAAACAATATTGATTCTGTTTTTTCTACTGGTATACAGTTTGGTACTGGTTTTCCATCTGCTCCTGGTTTCATTCCTCTTTGAACATAACCTTCCCAGCATGGATCTGCTTTTCCAATTGATGAATCATACATAGCCATTTGAGTTTCTGCATCTAATCCCCCGCTACATTCAGGGCAAGATGAGCAAGGAATGTTTTGTTCCATGCACATTTCGCATTCACACTTTTGATAAGTGTTAGTTGGCATTATTGGATTTTCTGGCATTGGTGCATCTGCTTTCGTTTCCATAGACTCTGCAATTGGATTAGCACAAACAGGACAGTCTGGACAATCCACATTCATTTCTTTACAAGTCATGCAATCGCACCCTTGATATGTTGATGGTGCAACCACTTCTGCAGTAATTGATTTACCAAACGCAGAACCAGCCCAAATACTTACACCAGGCTTATTATGTATTCCAGGTCCTGCAGGTCTTGATTGATTTAAACTATATTGTGGCTTCTTCATGCCAACAGATGGATTAATATTTGATGAAGGGTTTGCTGGTGTTGGATCAGTTACGATTGCATTGTAAGAAACATCCATTGGTGTATCAGACATTAGTCCATACCTACTTCTTTGGTGGCTGCAGTGAGCATCCAGTGCCATTTCTGGTGCATGTCCATACGCTCTGCAAAGAAGTTTGCAAGTGCATGTTGTCTATTTTTTGTAGCAAGTTCAACTGCATCAACTAATTTTGTTAAAACCATATCGTTTGCCATAAGCAAATCTTTAGACATTTCTACTGGATCAGAACTTATATCTGGCTCGCCAACTTCATTTAGTTGAATAAACCTTGATAGTTTAAATGGTGCATAAGTATCTAGTTTACGTAAGAACTCTGCATATGAGTCTGTTGCTTGTTCGTAGTCTGCATATATATCCCCAAAAAATTCATGAAACTGAGGAAAATCATCTCCCTCTACATTCCAGTGATACCCATGAGACTTAAGTTTAAGGGTAATGTTATCTGCCAGTAGGACTTTTAACAGGTTTATTAATTCTTCCATCTAATGATTATACCATGCGGTTTAGACTGCTATACGCCTATATTATAGGGTGTCAATGGTATACTTGTCTGTATGATAAATAAAAAATGGTCCACTGGTAAAGAAATAATGGAGCCTATTGGGTATGACGAAAAAAATGTATACGATGACGACCAAATCGAACGAGCAATACCTATATCTCAAAATCAGTTAAACGGTGCAAAACTATTTAATTCAAAATATGAATATGCAAAAACATTAAATAAAAATGTATCGTACTTAGAAATAGGTGTTGCTTATGGGGAAAGTGCTCAAATGTTTATAGACACAACAGAGGCCAAAAGTGCAGATCTTATGGATTTATATGATAATGCTGCTGGAGTTAGACATCCAGGAGGCCTTGCTCCAAAAGATAGTTCAATGACACATGAAGAATACATAAAAAATAAATTCTCTTATCATCCTGATATAACTATAATAAAAGGCGATGCAAGAAATATTTTCTTTACCTTAGATAAGAAATATGACCTTATTCTTTTTGATGCAATATCAGGAAGGCTTATGATAAGAAATGCATTAAAACATTGTAATCAAATAGTTAATGTTAATGGAGTTGTAGGGTTTACTTCTTACATAAATTATGATGCTATTCATTACGACATGTCTGTAGGAATATATCAAAGCGTAAACGAGTTTTTACATTTTAACAAAAACTGGTCTGTTGACGGTATTGTATTAAATGAACTTGGATTTCATGAAGTATATATAAAAAGAAATTCATAATAAATGAGCAGTTTATAGACGACTGCTCAGGTCTATTAGCCACGAAGGTTCGACTCCTGCTAACTCTCCACTCAAAGGAGCATCCGTTGCTAAAACTTTCTTAAGGTCTTATAGCGGAATGTTATCCATTATACTACTGAATTTCAATAGATTTTGGAAGTTTGTCTTCTGGGATCTGCTTTTCAAGTTTGATATCTAGGATACCGTCTTTAAATTCAGCCCCAACAACTTCAACAAACTCGGGAAGGGTGAAGATATCTGTAAATTTACGGGCTGCAATGCCTTTGTGTAGATACTCTGCTCCCTCTGGCAACTCAGCGTCCTGCTTCTCGCCCTTGATTGTAAGTTTGCGATTATCTAGCGATACTGAGACATCATCCTTAGAAAAGCCAGCCAAAGCAAATGAAAGAATATACTCTTTATCATTTAGTTTGATCTGATTATAAGGTGGATAGTTTGTTGTTGTTGTTACTTTTTGTAGATTTGAGAAGGTATTAAAAAATGGATCATTAAAAAGATCCAGTGCTGTTTTTACCATTTTATTCCCCTTTCAAGCGAATAAGTTAATTTACCCCCCTGTTGGGCAGGTATAAATATTATAGCATAGAAAAGCAGGCCTGTCAAATAAACAGACCTGCCAATCTAATGGTCTACTTCTTTGCTGCTGCCTTTTTAGCAGGAGTCTTCTTAGCAGTTTTCTTGACTACTTTAGCAGTCTTTACGGCTACCTCTACTTCTTCAGCAGATGGCAACTTGCCAAACGCTTTATCATTAGGGTTAACCGCTCTCAATGCAACGGGCACGATGGCTCCAAGCAATGAATAAGCAAGTGTTTTTGGATCTGTTACGCCAGAAGCGTAAAGAGCAATAGCAGCACCAAGAACTGATCTTCCGTATGATGCAAGCATTGCTTTTAGTTGTGTTGTATTCATATTATTCCTCCTAGGATATAATTCTTGTTATTAATGTAAAACCAATCCATAACCCAATAATTCCTGCGACTCCCGCAAAAACTGGTGGTGCTGGAACTGGCAATTTGAATGCAGCAAATACTACACCACATCCAAAACCTGTTATTATTGACATTATAATATCTTTCATTTTAATATTGAACAGTCCTAGCGGTTCCTTCTGTTTCATTTATATTTCCACGATAAGGAGTGCCTTCAATATTAAACCACAAAGGAGATGAGTATCTATCTGCACTATTTATTAACACTTCATGCAAATAATGCTCGTTGCTAGGGAATAAAATAAAACTATTAGCCTTTGGCTTAACTGTTAAATTATGCCATGGGAAATTTATTTCTCCTCCATCGTAGTTATCATTAATATAATAAATAACTGCAAAATCTCCAGCCGTGTCTACATGTTTGTTCATTAAATAATCTTTTTCAAATTTAACTAAGTGAACTTCTGATTTTTCAAAAACACGAAGTTTTACATTATGTTTATCTATACATTTTTGCCAAGCAATTCGAATAGCCTTGTCTAATATGTCAGAAATCTCCGAAGATAGTCCTTTTTCAGAATTAAAAAACTTCACACCCCAAGGCTGTTTTTGCCACCCCTCAACATTAACTACATAATCAAGCAATTTTTTGTGCTCTTCTTCTAGTAAAACATTTTCTACAACCTGTATGTTATCTATAGAATTTTCTGAGGTAATTTCAATCATTCTTTATTGTACCATTCTGCATTCTTGTTAAAAGAAGAACCAGTAAACTGAAACCACATTGACGAACTATATCTATTTCCACCTGTAATTGTTTTGACTTCATGCAAATAGTTTTCATTGCCAGGGAAAAATACTAAACTGTTTGGCTTTGGTTTAATATTTATATCAAGTTCTGAAAAATACAATTCGCCACCAGTAAACTCATCGTTAATATAATATATTGAAGCAATATGGTTTGATTCGGCGGAATCAGTATCTATATGTGGATGCAAAACAAGACCTTTTGCAAATTTAAATAATGCAATATTTTCTTTTTGAAAATAATTAATGTCTACTCCATAAGCCTCTGTAGCATTTTTGTGAACAATAGCAAATATTTTTTCTAGCATATTTAAAATATTAACTGGTAACTGATCCATACCAACAGAATAGCAATCCCAAGGCTCAAGAATCCACAACTCACGCTTATTTACGTAATCAAGCAAAGTTGCATGTTCTTCTTTAGATAGTACATCCTCTATAAACTTTATGTTTTCTGGAGATTTTCCTATTTTTTCAACATTTTTTAAATAGATGTCATCTTTTTTTGAAGGGTTAGTAATCATGTATCTATTCTACCATAGTCTTCTGGAAGTAGTTTCTTTAACTCTTCATATTCCCCAGTAATTTTTTTCATAGAGTAGTAGTTAGGTGCCATTGAACCAAGATCCCCATACTCTTTAAAATAATTAATCTCTGGCTCAATATCTTTAATAAATTTATTAAGCACAAATTGAACATTTTCTATATATTTAAACGCCCAGTCACGAGACTCTGAGATAAAACGAAGAAATCCTTCCGTATTTTCTATTAAACCAGGGTCATTTTCAAACTGATCTTTAATTTTTTGCTCTGTTAAAGCAACCCTAAGATTTAATTCTGCAACATAGTTTTTCATTATGATTATCTTTATACCAAGAAAACCAGACAAAGATGTTAAAAGGCTAATTAAAATTACTAAAAATATTGTTAAAATCATTTTTCTTTTCCAACTTTACTAAAAATTGCGCCTCTATCACATGTAAAAATTAAGTTAGCCATAGTTTTTTTCCGCCCATTCCCTAATTCCAGTTGATCCTAAAAATTTAGATCCTGAAAAAGCAAACCTCATACCAAAAGTATATCTAAAACCTTTTGAAACTTCAAGTACTGCGTGAAGGTAGTTTTCATTACCAGGGAACATAATCAAACTATTTGACTTAGGTTTAATTTTTAAATTATAGTCTGGAAATACAAGTTCTCCCCCATCGTATTCATCATTGATATAGTACATACAAACAATATGTTGATGTTTTTGAGAATCTGTATCCACATGTGGTTGCATTACATCTCCACTGCTCCATTTTGTTAAAAGATATTCGCCGATAAAATTATCGTCTACTTCTATATCATAATAATTTATACATTTTAATCTGCTAGTTTTAAATATTTTTTCTAAAAGTTTCATAATGTCTTTTGGAATTGAGTCTTTTGGAGTTCTTTCTGTAGTCCATGGCTCTTTAATCCAAGAAATCTGATCATTATTATTTACAAAGTTATATAATGATTGATGCTCTTCATTAGATAAAAAATTATCTACAACATATACATTTTTTGCAGAACTTCCCAATTTTGCAACATTGTTTATATAAACTTCATCTTTTTCTAAATCAATATGCTTTCTAAATTTTTCTATATCCATTATTCTTTTCCACCCTCTCTAACAAGAAGCACAATTGCTCCTGTATCTTCAAGCGCCTTTTTCACTCTTGCCATGTACTCTATTGCTTGTCTTTTGCCATCATCAGACAAAATCATAAACTGTTTTTCATTTGCTTTTACTGTTAAAAAATTCTCATTATCAACTATTTGCAAAGCAAAGCCTTTTGGTGAATAATGTGAAAGAGAGTGAAATGCTTTTTTATTTTGTTCAGTATACATTAATTTTCCATTGTCAAATGCTGCCAAGTGTTTGCCCAGTCAGATTTACTCTTGTGCTTGCTAAATTCTTTTGAAATAGATCCACCTTCTAAGTATACACCACCCCAAATGCCCCATTCTTTTTGTGAAATTCCAACAGCAAAGCATGTCTTGCTTACTGGGCATGTTGAGCATAGTTTATCTATTGCAGGTCGCAGAACCTCATCTTCTTCATATTTATCAAAAAATAAATTTGTATCATAATCTAAACATGCGGCATTGTCTTTCCAATGGTGTTTCATTTTTACCTCACAAATTTATCTGGTATATCCCACCCAGTTCTTGAAGGCTCAAATCTTTTTTGAATTTGCCACTTGCCATTGCGAAGTACACCATCTTTAGATGTTCTTGCTTTATCTGAAACATATGACTGTATAACAGTCCATCCATTCCAACTTAAAGAACTATTGCTTGATACAATCTTTTCCATTTTTTCTAATGATTTAATAATCATTTTTCCCCCTATTAGTATTTAAAAATTCCAACTTCAACTTTATGATCTTGTGCTTGATTAACTAGTTTTGAATTTCCTTCATTTGGTAAAGATAAATATGCAATATAATTAAAATCATTTACATTTTCAACAATCCATGATGGTGCTACTTTATAAAACTTAATCTTTTTCCCACGAGACTTCATTCCACGCTCAGAAAGGTTTGTAAACTCAGAGACCATGTCATTAATATTTCCAGGACCTGCTGAATAAATGTTAAACTCTTTATCTTCATCTTTTAGCATAGACATTGCTACACCCATGGAACGAAGAAAGACCTGGTAGTCGTTAAAACCACTAGTTCCCTGTACTCCCACTATCATTATCTAACCCTTCTCTTAATCTATCCATTATAAACAACATCTTATCTAATTGTACTCTATCTAAGCCCATTGTGTCAACTACAACTGCAGAGTCTTTGTCTATGTTTTGACCTATTGTTGGCGCTTTATAAAATTTATTATCTTTAATCCAATAAGCATATCCATCTAATATAATCACACGAAGATTTGTTCTTTCTTCATATACCCTAGACTGAGTTTTTTTTATTATAGGTTTAAAAAGATCTGGTGGAAGCAAAGGTTTTATCATTTCATGCAAAGAACTTTGAGAAAATTTATACCTTTGTTCTGTAGATCTTATTGTATCTAAATAAATATAATATTTAAATGTTATAAAAGTTACAATTAAAGTAATTAAGCAACCTAATAAAAAATCCATGATACTTTATTTTTTACCTAAAATAATTCTTATAATTTCTTTTAACGTATACTGTCTATCTTTATCAAGTTTTGCAACTTGTTTTGGATCAAGAGCCTTTTGCGTTATAGATATTTTAGGATTTTTATCTGTAACATCCATATCTAAAAATCCATTTTCCCAAAGTCCATAAACCTCGGTTGAAAAATATCTTGAAAACTCATTGTGTAGTTCTGGATTAACTGATTCAAGTTTGTGTGTAAAGTTATAAAGCATTTCTCCAGAATCTATATCTATTCCAGAAGCCTCAATTGCTCCAGATAAAATTAAATCTTCAAACATCTTTTCATCATCCATTTAATTTCCAAACCATAGTTGACGGACCTCTATCTATAAGTTTAAACATATGATCCTCATATTGATCACGAAGATCTTCATATAATTCTGGACTAACATGCTGTAGTTTTTCTGTAATTCTGTAAAGAATATGCCCATCATTGTCAAGACTATGCATTTCTACTGCACCTTGATTAACAAGATGCTCAATCATTGCATCAGTTTTAGGATTCATATTATTCTCCAGTTATAAAACTTAGTAGTTCTTCTTTTGTCTTTGCTCCAGTAAGTCTGGACATTTCTTCTCCATCTTTAATTAAAATAAAAGTAGGAATAGATTTTACACCAAAGTTGCTTGCTAATTCTATTTCTGAATCGGCGTCAACAACAATAAATTTAGCATCTGAGTATTCACGGTTTATTTCTTCAACAATTGGCTTTACCTTTTTGCAAGGATTGCACCATTCTGCAGTAAAATATAAAACATGTTTCACTTTCCAGACTTCTTTCTAGCCTTTGCAAGTGCTTCAAAGTCCTTAACCTTAGTATCTCCCAGGTATCCCCATGCATAACCATCGTTAATCATCATGTCATTAAGGGAAATGGTATTACCATCTACATATACCCAGCCCAAAATACGACCATACTTCTCAGATGAGTCCATCTTTTCAGTCTTAATTACAACAGACTTAGCATCCTTGAGATGCTTCTTTAGGTACTCCTTAGCCTCAAGACCAAGGGCCTTCTCAGCAAGATCCTTTGTGCGAGACTCAGGGGTATCAATACCAGCCAGTCTTACACGAGATGCAAATAGGATATCAAACCCTAAATCAATAAGAACATCAATGGTATCTCCATCTACGACATTCTCTACTTTTCTTACATAGTATTCATACATTATTTTCTCCCCCAACGAATTTTATCCCAAATTCTTTCGTGCCAATAGTAAATTCCAACCTTAACTATTGTTTCCCACATAGCAATTAGAGCAGATAGACTGCCCTTACCAGTAATTACATATGCAACTACAAATGATGACAGAGTGCCAAATACACGATAACTTAAAGATTTAACAAATGATCTTTGCCTAGTTACTTTCATCTTTATCCTTTTCTTTAAACATAGATGCTACAAATCTGTCTTCTGCATCTGCAATTCCTTTTGAAGATTTTTTAAATTGCAGAAAAATAAATTTAAATATTTTTAAAATTATCATTTAATAAACCTATTAGGAATAATATCAATTATTAAATGTATCCTATCCTCTTCTGAATGATTTGTCACTGCATGGATTTTGTTATTATTTATTTCCCAACATTCCCCTACACCTAAATGCATTGTTTCATCTCCTACAAAAAATATAACATCTTTATTTGTTTTTAACGGTATATGATGTCTTCTTGCTGCAGACAGGTATGGGGAATTATCTGAATGTGGCAAAACATTGTTATCTGAAAATAGTTTAACAATCATTGCTGCGCCACATTTGCCATTGTGATACTTTTCAAGATCTGCAACAATTGTATCTATTTCTGCAAGAAGTTGTGTATTTGTTGCAATTGGAAAAGATCTTAGTTCTTGGTTTGGTTCCCATTTATTGTCTAGTACACGAAGAAAGTATGTATTTGTATATTTATGTGTTTCATCAAACATCGACTGTCTTGATGTATTTAATGTCCACTCATTAGAAAAAGTCTCAATAATTTTATTAATATTAGACACATTGTAAGAGCCAATAAAATTAAAATTAAAACTTTCTTCTTTTTTTGTTATCATTTATCTATTATACCCCAAGTTGTCAAATTCCCAAAACCACTCCTCTTGAATTTGTTCTTTTTGATTATTGGTAAATATGTCACTATATATAATATGTTTGGGCCTATGAGCCTTTTCAAAAGTGTTAATAGTAATTGTAGGTAGTCCATGTATTGGTAAAAATTTATTTATTTCACTTTCTATACCATTTTCATACCTCAACAAATGATCTACAAGCACAGTGTTTCCATCAGAGTAAAGCATTTTTGTACTTCTCATGAAAGGCCCATATGTTAGTTTTCCTTTAAAGTAGTTGTCTACCATTTTTATTCTTTCATACTTCTTGATAGACTCCCACTGACTAGAAAGTTTTTTAATGTCTGGCCTAAAGAAAAAATCTGACAACACACACTCATAAGGGTTTCTTACAAAGACATAGGAAGTTACACCAGATAGATCAATCTTTGATGAAATACTAGAAAATGATTCATGATTCCTAAACTCTCCATAGTTTCTAGGCTGATGACTCATGTTTGGAGGATTAATCGTTGTAACAATGGCATTCTTTGGTAAAATTTTAGAAAGTTCTACCTCTAAGGATGTGCTTCCAACCTTCATGTTTTTAATTAATAAAAACTTGTGGTCTGACGAGTACAACACTAGATTCCTAGTTCTTTACGCTTTTCCGTTGCAGAAATAGCATGAATATCTGCCCCTAAATCTACTTGCTCAATCTTATATCCTACATCACGACCATATACAATATTTGTTATATTGGGTAGTCTTAGTACTAATGCACCATCCATAAAATCGTCCTTAGCAATGTAACCCTTTACTTGATCAAAGGTAAGCGGATCCTTTTCGCTTGTGTTGTATGTATTACGGACTCCAAGCAGTACCTGCTCTGTTCTCTTTCCCGCTTCTTTGTAGAGAGCATGGTGACCTTCGTGCCATGGCTGGTAGCGACCAAGCATTAGCGTTGTGGGTGCTGACCAATCATGTAGTCCAAACTCTTCAATAAGGATAGAAGACTTTTCATTTGGATCTATCGTGTGATTTAAAAATGACCAATCATACTCTGTAGGTGCTTCGAACATCTTGTTTGTATCTTCAAAACGACCTTCTTTAATTGTATCCATATAGACAAGAACATCTGGCTTTCCAAATGCTGCACGAGTTAATTCTGTAGGACAAACAAAGTCCACGATTACTGGAGCAACCCCCTGCTTAGAGATAAGGCGAGCCATCTCTCCCATGCGACGGGCCTGTTCAAGTCGATCCTCTGGTGTAAACCCCAGGTCTGAGTTTACCGTTGCACGAACCTCATCTGCATTGAGATGGATAGCGTTAATACGTTCTTTTAATGCCTTCGCTAATTCTGTTTTCCCAGAACCTGGAAGACCGATAATCTGAATAATCATTAGTAGTCCTTACCCTTTGACTTGTTTTCAACAAGTTTTTCTCGTTCATCAACAATGCTAATCATGAAAGACATCATGCTATTGTATCCATCTGGAATAGACATTATCTTATTGTAGTGATGACCACAAAACAAAAGGTCTCCACTAATTCCAGTAATTTTTACTAAAGCCTCAGCGTTGCATTTATCGCAACGATCCTGTGGAGATAGTTGCCACTCCTGCTTAACTTCGTCTTTAATCATTGTAAACATATTATACCTTCCAATTATTTGATGTATACTTAATTATATACTACTACAGCCAGTATGTCAAGGCTATACATACTTTAAGTTTAACGCTTCATTAGCAAGAGTAAATGTCATTCTATATCTTTCATCTATTATTTTATGAAAATCTTCATAAATAACTCCATTGCTACAATATCTATAATATTCTCTTCTAAAGTGAAAATTACAATAAAAAATACCTTCTGAAATATTGTTTTTATCTTTTATTGCTGTAAAATTTATCTTATTAGGAACAATGCCAGTCGGTATGACTTTTACAAGAGCATCAGCAGTGCACCCAAACCTTTTATCATATGAGTTAATTAATGAGCATTTGTGTCCTGATGTTTCTGTAGTTGTTACATCTTTTGCAAATGTTTCTTTTACTCTTTCTCTTTCATCAATAACAAACTCTTGAATGTTTTTCCAAGAAATATTAGGCTCTGAGTATCCATTTGTAGTCATATATATTTCATAATGATAATGATAATCACACAAAAACTTTTTACCGTGAATTCCTTCTATGTAAACGTATGCTGGGGCAACACAAGACACATTACCGTTCTCAGTTACTCCCTGTCTTTCTAATATTTCTTTAGACAGGTGCATTTTTGGATCAAACGATTGACAGATCTGTCCTTCTGGTATGCTTGTTATCATTTTTTCCTATTATCTGTGGAATAAAATCCACTGCCGTTAAAAACTGCTCCTACATTAGAATATACACGAACTAAAGGCGCATTGCAATTTTCACAATGATAGCCAGGGTCATTGTCTTTGATAGACCTTTCTTTAGTATACCTTTTTGCACACGGCATACAATCATATTCATATAAAGCCATTTACTTATTCCTTTTCTTTCCTTTAACTGTCCAATAAGGCAACTTAAGGTTTTCTCCACCCCATTCGTATCCCAAAACTTTAACTACAAACTTAATAATTTTAATACGCATAATCCAACTCCTCCTTTCATTTTTTTATTCTATATTCTATGTTTAGTATACACCTAATTGTTTTAGTGCTTGTTTGAAATAGGGCATGAAACCTTTTTCCATTAAAATTAATGGCTTTTCCAACAGTAGGTGTTGACCTTTTAATTATTTTCATATCTGATACGTCTTCTCCAAAAACTTTATCAAAGAATACGGTATCTCCATCTGTTGTATTTAAATAATATAGGAATACATTATGATCTAATATATGGTCTATATGTGGATAAGAGTGTTTTTCTTTTTCAGGACTATTTGTTGTAACAACAACCCTTGCCCTTAATACAGTATCAACATCAATATTATGTTTTTTACAAAAATAAGCAAATAAATCTTGATACTCATTATTTTCTAAATCACCAATAATTTGAAAGATTGGTTTTGAGTTTTTAGAGACAATAGTTGTAGGTGTTTTTTCTGGAATAAAAAAATTTTCTTGGTTATTTAAAAATGTTTTTATGTTAGAAAGTCTCCATTTAATAGATTTAGAATTAAAAATTTTTTCTGAAAAATCTTTTTGAATTGATTCTTCAATAAAGTCTTCAATAAAATCAAAAGTTTCACTCATAAACAATAACCTCTCATTTTTTATAAAAGATTAGTTTATCTTTTTTCCAAATTTTGACCATGCTCTTTCATGTAAAAAATAACCAATCATTTCGCATACTGTATAAATTAATGCAAATGATCCAGCGTATTCCCAGTGTGCTTCTCCAGTAATTGCTTTTTCAAAGAAATATATTAGTGTGCCAACAAATCCAATATGCACTGCTGGCCAAGTAATTGATTTATATAAACTTCTTTTGTTTGATTCCATCACTTAACCTTATTTAACAATGGAGCATCTTCTTCTCCAACATATACTGGACGACCCCAGCCAACTACAGCATTGATTAATTTCTTCTTGTTATTCTTTACATAACCACGAGTTTTTTCAACGCACATTCCTCCGTTGCGTTGATCTCCCTTTGCTGTTCCAGATGTGTTTCCTTCAATAACTTGGATAGTTCCATCGCCGTTATTCTTGATACATAAACCAACATGTGAAATACGATTTACTCCATCATCTGGAAAATCAAAATAAATCCAATCACCTGGAGTTGGATCATCATTACGAGCATCAGACCAACGGTTATTCTTTTTAAACCAATCAGATGCTGCGACTGTTGCTGCGCTTTTTGGATACTTTTTTGCATCAAGTCCTGCAGTAAATGCACACCAAGAAACAAATGATTGGCACCATGGAAGGAAATTTGCCCCTGTCCACTTACCATATTTTGTTTCATTATCTTTTGGACCTTCAATGGTTCCAATTTCTTTCTTTGCAACCTCGACGATTGCCTGTAGTGTTCCTTTTTCTGCCATTATTGGCCTCCTTTTGTATACAATCTATTATAGCACCTTACCTGCATATTTTGAAGTTATATTCTTTTTCCCATTCAATAATATCTGTTTCATCATTAAGCAATGGCTGGCCTTTAATGTTAAGACTTGTATTTAATAAAACTGGAACGCCAGTTTGAAGATAGAACTTGTTAATTGTTCTCCACAATCCACGATGCTGATCTCTGTTTACTGTTTGCACTCTAGATGTTCCATCAGCATGAACAACAGATGGTATTTTTTCTGGCTGTAAGCACTTTACTGTGTACTGCATATATGGTGATGTAAAGTCCATATCAAACCATTTAGATGCACACTCTTCCATAACAACTGGGGCAAATGGTCTAAACAACTCTCTTTGTTTAATTAGATTAACTTTATTTTTGATCAATGGGTCTCTTGGATCAGCAAGAATACTTCTATTACCCAATGCTCTTGGGCCATACTCTGCTCTTCCTGTTGCTACTGCCACTACTCCATTTTTTAGTATGCCGTCCACAATTTGCTGAACAGGGTACTCTCCTCCAAGATCATAGCCAAGATATGGAGTCTTCCAATCAAGATGCTTTCCGTATAGTGCTGCTGCTGCTCCCAAAGAACTGCCAGCATCACCAGGGTTTGGCATGATCCAAATCATATCAAATATATTCCAAAGTAATGTATTTGCTGATGAGTTGAGGGCACACCCTCCCATAAATACTAAGTTCTTTTTCCCAGTAATATGTTTTGCCATACGCATAAAATCATTTAGTCTTTGTTCATAAACAACTTGAACTGCTGCTGCAATATCAAACCTGTCCTGATCTGTAATCTCAATGCCCCAGTCACTAATTCCCTTATGAAAGTTATATTTTTGTCTGTCATATTTTGGAAAGTATTCGTCTACTTCTTTATAATATCTTGTCCAGTCCCCATAAGCAGCCATTCCCATCATAATATATTCTTCTTGGTTTGGCATCAGACCTATGAGTTGAGTAAATGCTGAATAAAACAATCCAAAACTAACAGGATAATTTTGCTTATATTTTAATTTAATTTTATCGCCTTCACCCACCCAAATTGTGGAGGTGTTATATTCACCAATTGCATCAAGAACTACAATCACTGCATCATTAAATGCACTTGTATAATACCCTGCTGCTGCGTGAGAATAGTGATGAGTAAAAGATTTTCTTGGAATCCCAGAAAGTTCAAACCTTGGCTTCCATTCTCCAGAACCACCCTTTAAAGCCAGCCTAGAGGCCTTTAGAAGAGGCTTTTCATAGTAGGCTATGTGATCTGGTGTACCATATTGTAAAGCATCTTTTATTAAACTATCATTCACATACCAGTCATTTTTTTGCTTGCTATATCTTTCGGCATGCCCCGCAAAAAGTATCTCTCCGTCTTTGATTAAAGATACAGAGGCGTCATGACTGGTTTCGTTTACTCCAAGTATTATCACAGTTTATCCTTAGTATATATATCTATCATTGTTGCCATTTTTTTTAATCTTTCTTAATATAAAATACGACTTAATTCTTTTTATTATTTTTTTCATTCTTCACCATTAGAGTCTCTTTTGTTTTCAAATGGTATGTTATGAAACCAGTTAGGAAGAGCATACCTTGGACCTTTATATACTGGATGGACCTCATGTACATACAAAAAATTTGATGGAAAGAACAATAGACTTCCAGCCTTTGGCTTAATTCTTACACCAGAATGCTTAAACTCTATATCCCCACCTATATAATCATCGTTTAAATAAACAAGGACTGATAAAACTCTGCTACTCATACCTTGATCTTGATGTGCTGGTAGGTGTCCAGCAGTATTATATTTTAACAAGTGCATGGTTTTTTCTCTAGATTTTATATTTCTTTCAGCAAATGGGTACAACTCTTTTGTATAGTGATCAAAAGTTTTATCTATTGCTCCAAATAATTGAGAAGAGATACTTGTTTGCTCATCTTTGTATAAATCAGAATCTGGAATATCAACTACTTGTGGTATAAATTTTTGCCAACAGAACATTAACTCTTTTTCTCCAGAATTGTATTTCCATTTTATCCAAGGCTCAACTAGTGTATTTGTATTTTCAATATTATTGTTATACTTTTCATCTAAAGACTCAATCTCTTCAATGAGTTTTTCTGGATTTTTAATAATATTTTTATAATAAACTAAGCCAAGATCTAAAATTTCATAATCCAACATGCGAGTGCTCCAATGCTTTCCAGTTTTCTTTATTAGGATGAAAATCAGGATCTGCGTTATTTGGCAAACTTGTGTGCATATATAAAGCGGTGTGTCTTATTCCAGAAGAAACAGTAGTTACCCCGTGAATATATTCAGAACCAGCACTTGGAAAAAATACAGCAGAATATTTTTTTGGTTTATACACTAAGTTTTGATTTGGAAAATAAAGTTCTCCTCCATCAAACTCATCATTTAAATAAATAATTGTACTAAACTCAATCCATGGCTCTGGTCCTTGTGCATCAATATGAAGTTCCCCCTTTGTGCCTGGAAGCCAGCAAGAACCAAATGCTTTAAAAACATATATAGGATTAATAAAAGAATTTAAATCTTTGTGTTTTGCGCTAGATAGGTATCCATATTTTTTTAAAATACTCATGACAATATTGTTATATGGAAAGGCAGTTCCGCCATATCTACTTTTATAATGCTCTGGGTATTGATTTATTTCACTTGGGTTTAACTGTTCAGAGATTAAGATGTTTGCATCTTTTTCGCTTATAAAATTATCAATAACCGTAATTCTGTTCATATTATCACCATATTATATTATACTACAGCACCCTTATACTATTGTATCCATTATGAAATTTTGTTGATGCTGAGACATCTATAGATGTTCTTGCATCATGATAAGGAACATCATCCACCTGATAATACATTTTAGGTATTTCTGAAACCTTTATGTTGTGAAAACTTTCAAATGTGTTATTTTTAAATGAATTGATGGTGTCAATCATTTTATTATATCCATGCATTTTTGAATACGGATAATATAGCATATCTATATTTTTTGAATCTACTGTATAAAAATCAGAATTCATGGAAAAAATTTTAATACCTCTGGCAACAGACAATATTGAGGCAAATAAATCTTGTCCGTAATATTTTAAAAATGATAACTGATTTAAAAATATTGAATCTTTTTGTTTTAAAAATAATAAGTTTGTGTCTATAAAGTTTGACTCAGAAATATTATCTATTTTTTCTTCATGAATATAAGTATGTGTTTTATCTATTTTAATTTTTTTTATTGAGTTACCAGATATTATTGTATTCGGCATTAATGATTCAATTAAAACGCTGTCCCAGTTTTTTGACAAAGATATGTTTGGTGACAACTCTAAAAAGTATTTAGCGCTTTGATCAAACAAAACATGTTTTCTATAATATGGAACCCCTTTTGTGTCATCCCACGATATGTATCTATAAAAAACATTGTCTCTTTTTTTAAAACTAATAGTTTTATCAGTAGTGCTTTGGTCAAAAATATGATATATTATTTTATTTTTATTGCTTTGTTTATTAACAATGTCAGTTATGTTTTCTATTAAAGATTTTACTTTATAAGAATAAATAAATACATTGATGGTGTTCATATTATAATGGGAAGTAGTGTTGTTCGTTTACTTCTCCTCGTAATGCTCTTAGTGGCATTACATCATAAGCAATAGTAATTCTTGATCCATCCCAGTCCCAGTCTGCCATCGCATGTGGGTGCCCCATTTCAGAAATTATAAGTCGATTGTCTAAATTTTTGTTTTCAAAAACATTTTCATCTTTGTTATCAATTTTGTACCATGTAGATGATGGTTCTGCTTTTACACAATAGTATCCATGGAAAAAGGGTGCCCATGGTCCACCATGATCATGCCAATCTAGTTTGCCCTTACCCTTATGTGTAATATTAAACCAACCCTGAATCATATATTTTTCTTTATCAAAGTCAATACCATAGTAGTCACATGCTTCTTTTACGGTTTCTCTAATGCCCACAAACAGGTTGTAAATTTCTTCATTGTAAAATTGAAAAACATTATATTCTTTCCATTTTACAGTTGAAAGACTACCGCTTTCAAGCCAAATCTCTCTTCCATTCTCGCCCAACTTGCTTACGCCTGGAACTTTTGCTTCTTCTATTTGCTTGTACTTTAATTCTAAAAAGTTAGCCAACTTGTCTAAATCATTGTCTAGATGTTTTTCAAAAAACTTATGTGGCTTGTCATATCTTTTTGGTATTGGACGCATTGCGTTTTGCATTTTATATCCTATCTCTCGTTAAAATAATTATACCATATACTAGTATTGCTTTTTTTGCCATGTTGTTTTTTTGTAGTGTCCAGTTATGTCTGTTCTTCTTTTTTCTTCTCTTTCTTTATTTTTCCAATATTTTTCATCAGACATATCTATATCTAATTCCCAGTTATCTCTTTTTATTGGTATCATTTGAAAAAGTGGTGTGCCCTTTGGAATAACCCCAGAAAATCCTCGCTTTAAAAAAAATGGCATAAATGCTGGAAGTCCCCAGATATCACTATCTACAATCGCTGAAGCATTGTAAAATGGAAGATCGTATCTATTAAGTGGATGGGTAAATAATAAAGAATATCCTGGCGGTGTTTCATAATACCAAGTCATCTTCCAACCAAACTGAACAGGATAACATTCTTTTGGAATAGGAACATCAACTTTTGGCCTTGTATCAATCAGGTGTTCATTGCTTTTCCAACTAATTATTGGTTTTTCTTCTTCTAAAATTTCAACAAATATATCCTCTGGTGCTGTGTGCATGTATCCAGAAATTATTGCATCTAGATATGGTGGACATAGTTTTGTTGATACATCAGAACCATCTTGTCCTCGATCATTTACTGGGTTTAAAAATCTAATATTTGTACTTGATGAATTTTTAAATCCAGATAAATCTTTGTACCAATCTGGTATAACTCTTGAAGATTCAACTGGTGGATTTTGATAAGATAAACTTTCTGTATTTTGCAAACTTGGAGAAAATTTTATTTTATTTTTTTTATTCACTTAGTATCCTTTTTATTATTTCTTTATCTTCAACGATTATATCATACATGGGTGTTTGAGCATCTATTATCCCAAAAAAATCACCATTGAAATTTTTTATGTGATCTCCAATATTCTTAATAGAAAAATGAACAAAACCTATATCCCAAATATCTTTATCTTTTTTTATTTCATTGAAAAAAATTTCTTTGCTATGTATGAAAAATGGAGAAGAATCAATTTGCTCTATTAAAAAACTTTTATTTAAATCAATTATCCATGGCGTGTAAAATTTATACAAGGCATCAAAGTTTGTTTTTAATACTTTTATGTCTAATTCAGATGGATAGAATTGTCGCTGCATCACCTTGTCTAAACAATAAAATCCATCTGACTTTTTCTCAAACCATATTTCTGCATGGGTTTTATATCTTAATCTTAGTTGATCATTTTCTTGAATTATTTCTGGTTTATTTGAAAATATTCTTGCATATTCGTTTGCTGGTTTTAATATTTTATTTTCAAAACCAACACTTAATAAACTTTTAGAGTTTTTCCATTTTGAGTGTTGTAGGATATTATCTTTGCACAACTCTTCAAATGTTTTTAGTTCAGAGTTTATCCAATATTTTGATCCAAGTCTTCCCTTGTTTAAAAAATTATTTGGATCCATAAAAACATTATACCAATCTATATATTTGCTGGCCCACCAGGTTTCGATCCTGGGACATCCGAATTAACAGTTCGGCACTCTACCAACTGAGTTATGGGCCACTACCCTCTTAGTTAGAGAGAATATTTACCTTTGTAGTACCTGTTGGAATTGATTTCCAGTTAGATGCTACGGCAACAGTTGCTGCAGAAGTAGTAAATTCTACAGATCCAAACCATGGAGCAACAGACTTCATGTATGAAGCCTTATCTGGATTGATAATTGTTGCAAGAATTTTTACGTTATTTTGATGATAGGCTGCAGATCCAGTTGATCCAATTGAAACAACATCATTAAGACATGCTGGATACTGCAATGGCTTTTTATTATCATTTCCTGCTGCTGCAAGAACTGGAATGCCTGAAGACTTTAGGGAAGCAACCAAAGACTTAATTGATGTATCCATGACTGTAACTGCTCCACCTTGTGCAGAAATCTTACACTCACCAACCTTGGCATTTGAATTTGTTAAATTATATGAAAATGATACTGCTGATACATTGTTTTTATTTAAATTAACCCATTCTAAAGCCTTAATGAAGTCTGAGCCATCTAGAGTTGTAATAGATACAACACCTTTATTGCTAACCAAAACTTCTTCTGTTTGAATAAGAACTAATGTTGCTGTTAAGTTTTGTTGACGAGCAATGTTTGCCATAACTGTACCATGGTTTGCAGGATCAGTTCCCATTCCTGGCTTTAGGATTGCTGTTTTTACGCAACCATCGGATGCAAGACACACAAACTCAATGCTTCCAGAAATTTTTGTCTTATCAAAATAACTGTCAATAATTACAATTCGTTCTCCAACCGCTGCTTGTGATTGCACTGGTGTGATTACTGAAAACAGTACTGCTACTAATGCTACGATCTTTTTCATTTTATTCCTTTTCATTTTTATGATATCATCAATCTGATGACATGACAACACGGGTCTCCGCCTTGGTCCCATTCATCGCTTTCTTCTTCACTCATGTACTCATATCCGCCATCATGAGTGTTGCAGTATGGTGGTGTAACCCATCCCCTGTCAATACCATTTGAAAGCCAGATGCCAAACTCTTGTTCTTCTAGTGATAAATCATCATGCGTGTGATTCATATATTAAGTATATCCTTAAAGACTGACAATGTCAACTGGACCCATGCATGATGGATTAAATTTAATAGCAGCATTTACCGCTTGCATGACTCTATTTCTTGCATTTTTTTGCTTGTCTGTTGCATATAAAACACCAAATGCATATTCTGCTCCAGATCCCATAGCAAGATATGGCAATGTATATTTAGATAAAGACATGTCTGCAGAACTATGTTCGTATATTTCTCCACGAACTGCAATAATCAAACCAAGATCTCCATCTTTAGATGTGTCTACCCAAAATTCATTATAAAACTCACGAAGTTCTTTCACAAACCTTGTTTGCATAAATCTATCTGTGTCTTTAATGTTGGGCGCGGTTGGTTTAAAGTTGTAACGGATTCTTTCTCCGTCCATTGCTCCCGCATATCCAATTAAATATGGACCTATTTTCCAAACTTTTGGTGCTTCAAGTGCTAAAATTGTTCCATCATCTGATGCGCCACGATCTCCAGCCATGTAAATTTTGTCTTCATGTTTTACTACGGCAATGCAGGTCATCGTAAAGCCCTTTCTAAATAGTTTATATTTAAGTATATCATCACTACGGGGAACTGTCAAGCAACCTTAAGAGTAATTATTTTGTTAATGATTTTAATTGTGGCAATGGGAAATAATGTTGTTCCCAAAATGAAGCATATTCTGGTTGCTTAAATTTTAAAAAATCTTTTTGTAATGAATATTTTAATGGTGCAACATCATAGGCAATTGTAATTCTTTGTCCTTCCCAATTCCAATCTGCCATGGCGTGTGGATAGCCAACTCTTGAAAGTATTGCACGATTATTTTTATTGTTGTTAATTTTTTCTACACCATCAATAAGGTAATGAGTTTTAGATGGTTCTGCACTAACAGAATAATAACCATGAAATGCTGTGGAACTAAGCATTCCCATTGGAACATGGTCATGCCAATCTAACTTTCCACCCTTGCTTGTATTATTTATATTAAACCAGGCCTGACAGACATATTTTTGTTCATTATAATCAATACCATAATATTCGCATGCTTCTATTGTCATATCAACTACCTCAGAGTATAGATCGTGTAAAAATGGGTAGTACATTTGAAAAGCATTATACTCTCTAGATTTAATTGTAGAAACAGAGTTTGACTCTAAAAATATTTCTTGTCTTGGCACATCTACATTTACTGGAGTTACACCACGCATTTCTCCCTTTTGGATTCTTTCATACTCAGTCTCTAAAATTTTAGTTATATCATCTAGATCTAAGTTTAAATCTCTATAAAAAAACTTATGCTCACGACCATGCAATTCTTGTACTTTTTTATTTTCTATTGCCATATATAAAACCTTTCATTTGTAATATAAGTATATCATTGATCTATTTGTATTAGCAAATCACTTATTTTCCATAAACCAATCTCTTTGTTTACTCCATCTTTTATTGAGATTATTGGATCTGGAAAACTATATGGTGGTTGCAAAAAATCTATCTTTGTGTCAGTAGATTTTGGAAAATTTGTTAACAGGATATACAAAGATTTACTATTAATTATTTTATTAATTATATTTAATATTGTTTTTGTATTGTAAAATGAAAGAACCCCTCTACATATAATCAGGTCTGACCTAGGTATGCTATCTGAAGTTATGTCAAAATGTATAAAGTTTATCGTATCACTTTCATATTTTTTGTTTGATTTAAAAACATCTAATACTATTTCTCCGCCAGTATAATTAATTCCTGAAATGTCAATATTTTTCATCCAGTTAAAATCTCCACAGCCTATATCAAAAATGCTTGATATTTCGTATTTTTTTAATATATCTGGAAGTGTATTTATTAAGTCTATTGCATTTTCTATTTTTGATCCAATGCCAGAAACAGTTTCTTCATCAGCATTTTTATTATTATTATATATATTTGTAAACTGCTGCTCAATAATTTTGTTCATATCTTCCCCTACTCAGAATAAGTATATCATCTAAGTAGGGGAAAATACTAATTAGCCTTTTTGTCTACTGTCTTAAACGCATCATTGATCTCTGCCAATGTGAGTTTTCCATCGTCCAAAAAAGCCCTTGCAAGTCTTTCAATGACTGTCGCTACGCCTAATAGTCCTGCTAAGAATACTGCCTGAACTGTGTCAATTCCTACAACTGCTCCAGCACCAAGTACTGATAGACCAGATGCTGCAAAGACTGCTACGATTCTCATCAAGATATTTGTGATTGCCTTTTGTGGGTGCTCTTTCTTAGGAGGCTCTACTACCTTTTTAGTTGCCATACTTAGTCCTCCTTTCTTAGCGGGATTGTAATAAGCCAGATTACTGTGGTTGCAAGTACTGCAAGTCCAACAATGTCTCTTGCTGATCCCGTCAAAGTTAGCCATGCGATAAAGAAGCCAAGGAGGGTGAATGCCTGTGCAATTAATTCCATTCCTGCGTCTTTAAACCATTTAATTAATCCCTTGAGCATTTTGCCTACCAGGTTGATGGCTTTATTGATTATTTTCATTTGTTCCTCCTTATCATTGCCCCTGCAATTTGTGATGCAATGACCACTGGGACAATTACTTCTTGTGCTTTTTCTCTCTGATCATCTGTCATGTCCATACCCAACTCAGAGAAATTGGATAGGAGTTCTAGTGGATCCACTGCAAAGACTGCTGCAAGTGGGTCTGCTAAAAATTCATCTGTTTGTACTTCTGTTACTGCATCTGCTAATGTAAATGGCATTGGAGTATCTCCTGCTTCTTCTGCTTTATCATTAAAAGCAACGAATGCAGCAGCAAGTGCTGGGTTAGATTTCATTTGATCTGCAACCTTTGCAACTTCTGATGCAGAAATACCAAGGTTTTCAGCGACTTGTGTTTTTGCTTCCTGTGTTAAAGCCTTTAATGTTTGACTAACTGCTGCAGTCTGCTCTACAGAAAGTTTAACTAATTTATTATCCTTGCTTGTAAGGTTTGCAATAACCCCAGATAGATCTTCTGCATTTCCTGTACCCTTTTGTGGGATAAGTGCTGCTAATGCTGCATCCTTGATTACTGGATCAATATTTTCTGCTGGCTTAAAGTCTGGTCTTGGAAGTGGTTTAGGTTCTGGGGAAGGCTCTACAGAAGGCTCTGGAGTAGGCTCTGGCTTTGGTTCAGGGTTTGGGGAAGGTGTAGGCTTAGGCTCTTCTGGTTTTGGCTTATCAGTAGGATCTGGCTTTGGCTTGTCTGTTGGTTCTGGTTTAGGTCCAGGCTCTGTAGGCTTTGGTCCTGGCTGTGTAGGCTTTGTTCCTGGTTCTTCTGTAGCGGTATTGTTAGTTGGCTTTGGTTCTGGCTTATCTGTTGGTGGTGGGGAAGGCTTTGGCTTTTCTGGTTCAACAGTTGGCTTTGGCTCTGGTGTAGGTTGATTTGCTGCAGCATTGGCTGCTGCTTGAGCAATTGCTCTTTGAATTTCTCTTTGTGATTGCTCATCATAGTAACGCCATGCGTCATCAATGGCACTATTAACATCAAGGATTGCGTTATTAAAATTAGATATAGCATTATTCTTTTCAGATAAAGCATCTTCTGTATCGTTAACAGCATTTTCATACGCAGATGTTTTATTAGTTAACTCTTGATTATATGAATTTAGTGTTGCAACTGCTTGATTATAAACATTTAGTTTGTCATTATATTCTTGCTGTGCTGCATTCTTTTTACTTAGTGCTGCTTGGTATTCTGCAGTCTGTGTTGCACTTGGTCCAGAACCAGAAGAAAATGTGTTTAAGTTACAACTAAAGTTTTGTCCCCATACTCTTGGATTTCCAGCATAGTCACAACCTGCTCCAGTCCATCCTCCAGGAATTCCCCATCCAAGATGATAGGATCCTGGTCCTCCACCGTTGTACCACCAAATCTCTACATCAAAAACTTTATCACTTGTTACATCGTATATAGGAGAATAAGCACTCCAAGTTGTTCCCTGCTCCCGCCAATTATTAATGGCAAGTTCCCCATCAATGTACATTCTAAAACCATCATCTGTATATCCTGCAAAGTATGCCTGTGTAAACCATGAAGGAACTGTTATCTGTCCAGTAAATTTAACAATGAAATTCTGATACCGATTTCCACAAACTGGCAGTTGCATATAGTTTGAATTCCATGTACCACTACATAGCAATTGATCTGTGGCTGCTTGCCCATTAACTCTAATCAGGCTATAAACATCATATCTTAAACCCTCTCCACCAGCACCATTTAAGGCTTGCTGGGCATTAGATAGATTAATGTTGGCTACCCCAAGGGCATCATAAGCATCATTCTTGTGTTCAAAGGCTAAGGCTACTGTTGCTGTCTGCCCATCTACATTAGACTGGGCAAGATCTTTTGCTTCCAATGCTAGGTATTCTGCGTCTACTGCATCATCATAATTTTTAATTGTTAGGTCTCTGACATCCCGTAGATTTTTAGCATACATAAACTTATTCTCTGCTATATCAATTAGGTTTATTAGACCATCTTTGTAGTCTAATTTATCTACTGCGCTATTGAGGTTTTCAATTTGTTTTGCTGCTACTGTTAAGGGATCGTCAGAGTGAGCATCTTGTGGGGATATTAGTAGCCATCCAAAAGCCAATATTGACGCTATTGTTATGCGTATTAATCTTTTAATTTACCTTTCCCCCTTAGAGACAAGATGTCTGCTAGGATGATTATACCATTTTATTCCACAAAAAAGGGGCTACCGTAATTGGTAACCCCTTTAATGTTGGACTAATTACTTAACTAAAGTAACCTTGGCCTTTGGATTCTTTGCATTCCACTGCTTAGCAAGTGCATTAAATGATGCCTTAAGATTTGCAATTGTAGCAGCATTATCTGCAGTCAACTTTGCAATCTGTGCATCTTTAGCAACTACAACTGCATCATGTGCAGTCTTTGCATCAGCAAGTGCCTTTGCAGAAGCAGCCTTTTCTGCTGCAAGAGCAGCATCTGAAGCAACCTTAGCAGCAGAAGCATCAGCGTTAGCCTTTACAACTGCAGCATCTGCGATTGCCTTTGCAGCAAGTGCTGCATCCTTAGCAGCAACTTGTGCAGCAAGTTCTGATACTAGATCACGAACTGCGATTTCTGCAAATGGTGCAAGGGCACGAGCAGGAAGTCCGACTACATCTGCAGATGTTGCATCTGTTGAAGTTGTTGGTGCAAATGTGATTAGTGAGCGTGTTCCAGTTGTTGGAAGTGTTGCCTTAAATGTAGCAACTCCAAAGTCTGAAAGTGTAGCACCAGTTGTTGCTGTTGCTGTATCTAGTGTTGCTGTTGAAGCGAATACTGTTGCAGTAATTGACTTACCAGAAACCTTGTTACCAAAAGTATCTGTTGCAGTTACTGTGATGTCTTGCTTTGTGCCAGCAGCGCCTGATGTTGGTGCAGAGACTGTAAGAGAGTTAATCTTACCAGCAGTTCCCTGTACATAGTATGTAAGAGTTGTTCCCTGGTTGTTGATTACAACTGTACCAATTGCTGTTGTCTTTGTGTAGACATAAAATGTTGCTGTTGTTCCTGTACCAGTTGCAACTGTCAAAGATGATGATCCTGATGTTGCTCCTACTGGTGCAGCAGATGTGTGTAGTGCAGACACGATTGTTGCATTTGTTGCTGAAACAGTTACGCTTGTTCCTACGTCAACTGTTGCAACGAACTTTAGTGCATCAGCAGCATCAACAGAGTTGTCTGCAGGGACTGGCAATGATGCAGGTGTAGCGATTGCTGATGCTGTAGTGTTTGCTACAGAGTCAAGCGATACAGCGACTGTCATTACAGCAGCACTTGCAGGTGTTGCTACGATTGTGCCCAAAGTCATGGCTGCAACCATGGCTAGTGCAATTTTCTTAAATGAATTCATTCATTTCTCTTTTCTTTATAGTAGATTAAATCTATCCAAATAATCTTTTACATCATCTGGCATAGGTTTATAGTGTATCACATTGTCTTGATTCATGTCAACTTTAGGTCTATCCCTAAAGGTATGGATCTCAATTTCTTGATCCATGTTTTTTGGAGTGTGTGATATTGCTCCAAAAATTGCACCACAAACCGCATCTGCCAAGTCTTTAGACTTTTTGCGGGGGTGGTCAACTCTGTCATTTTTCATAATCTTAAGTTCTGTAAGTTCTTCAAACAAAAGATCTATAGCAGGCATTGCAAGTCTTTCCTCATACACAAGCATAGCCATATCTTCATAGTGCTTTTTGGCAACAGAAACAGTTTCAGTTCTCATTCCAACCTGCTTTAGTTCATTCTGAATATCAAATGATTGCCAACGGTCAAAAGAAACCATCCCAATATTGAATCCAAGCCTTCTTAAGTTTTGAATCCATTGTTTAACTTCTGATAGGTTTACTGGACCTTCTACTTTTGGTTCCCAATAAGCAACTGCATCTACCACTACTACTGGTGCTACTTGCTGATAATCTTTGATTACCTGAATATTTACCCACTTATCAACATGTGCAATTGCAACAGCACACTTATCATGTTTTTGGGCTAGGTCAGCATGTATATAATAAATTTTTTCTGGATCTGGTTTAAATGTTTCATCAAACCTTCTAAAATTATCCAATGGGTTACGAAGTGTCATGCACGACCTAACCTTTTCAATTTGTTTAAAGAATGCATCAGAAGAATATGTTGGTACGCATGCAAATCTTTGCATAGCATCACCAAGATCTGTATAAAATGCTAACTTAAAGTCATCAATTTTTCTAGTAGGATTTACAACCCATGTTGGTCTTTTTAAAGCAAACACACCTGGGTACTTGTATGAAACGATTGTGTCTTCGTCCCAATTGATTTCAAGTGAGTTTCCCGTAGCATCTTCTGGAAGATCTGGATTCATAATAAAATTATGAGTGTAGTTTATAACTTCTTTTTCTGCAATTACATCATCATACTTTTGTGAAATAAAGTCTCCAGGATATCTAGGAAAAGAAAGAAGAGCAACCTTTCCAAGATCTGGAAAACGAGAATCTACTGATGCACGGAATGCCTTATAGATATTGTCTGCAGTCTTTCCTTGTTCGTTTCCAGTTGCTACCTCTTGTGCAAAACCAGATATTTCATCTAGAACAGCAAGAATAAGGTTTAAGCCTTCATGCGACTCACGCTCTGAATGACCAGAGTAAACCGTAATTGAATCATTAAACTCTATAGACTCAGCCTTTGCGTTATATTTTCCTGCAAACCATGGAGAATTTTCAATTTTTGTTTTAAAACCTTTAAAAAAAACATTCTTTGCTTGTTGAGCATTAATAGCCACATTGATAATATCAATAGCATCTCCATGTGGTTTTCCAAAATATCTTGCTGGTTCTTTAAGACATAGTAGTTTATAAACTATATATGCACAGGCTACCGTAGATGTAAAATCTTTTCCAGATCCCTTGCCAAGTTGTAAAATAATTTCATTTTTAGTGTATTTTTTATAATACCTAGTTCCTTCTGCTTCACCCAAGATATCAATAACATCTTCTAATTTATATATTTGACTCATTGCTTCTACAATGTCATACTGAATATCTGATAGTGGTGGCTGACCCAAATAATTTTCACCCTCAACAAATGCTTTAGCATTTACAGGCATCTCTCTAAAGTTATTGTCTTTAAGTACATCTAAAAATTCATCATACATCTGCAATTACCGTTATAACTTCATTTTCTTTTGATATATCAGAAAGCCTACGCATGATAAGGTCACGAACTTCTGGATGAGATGAAGCAATTTCACGAAGAATTCCAACCAAAACTTCTTGACGCTTTTCAATTTCAACCATTTCGTCAGCAAGTTCTTTATTTTCAAGAAGACCAGCCTTTTGAAGCATATCAATTCGCTTTGATTCAATATCCATAACAAGTTTAATTGCAGCAGTTTTTGCACTAAGATTATTAGTCATTGACGCTTCATCAATAACTTCATACGATTTGGATATTAGTAATCCGTAGTGTTGGTCTGCTCCAGCAAGTGCTTCTTTTGCTCTTGCTCTAATTGCAGCATTATTTGATGCGCTAACTTTCCACTCATCTATATACGCAACAACTCTTTGTCTTGGTATAGAAAGTTCTTTAGATATTTGTGTTGGATCATTGCCCTTTAGGTATTCTTCAACAACAAGATTTACTTGGTCTAAATGCTTAACAACATCATCTTCAGTTGACATACTTGCCCTCTAGTCTATTAATTTCATCTTTAATGTAAAAAATTGCTTTTTCTAAATCTTGAATAGTTTTTGCTTCATCTTTAAGACCTGCTCTCCAAAGATATTTAAATGCATTTCCAACATTAAAATTTCTATGTCTAGTAATCTCAATGCACTCAATGCCAGAGGGATCCGATGTATAATGCAATGGATTATTTACTTGGTCAACTGTTATATTTAACTTATTGCTCATTTTGTAACCTCAACATTTAATTGTTTGAAACACAACAAACATGTTGTATATGTTCTTTCTGTAAAAGGGCATGAAGAAATTGATGAATCTAAATGCTTGCAAGTCATCTGCTTAAATTTTAATTTTCCAAAATACATAAAATGTTTAATTTTATTCATCATCTTCCTCCCAATCAAATGCTTCTGGCAAACCCCTAAGAGTATATAGTGCATAGGAAATTCCCACTGCACTAGCAATAGTTATAACAGCAAATGTTTTTTGAATCTTATTCATCTTCTTGACTTCCTTAATCCAAATTTAGCAAGATACACATAGATAGTTTCTAGACTTACTCCGCATTCTTTTGCAATTTCTTCTGGAGTCTTTTTATCTATGAGATATCTCTTACGCATAAAAACTTCTGATGTATATAGTTTAGCAGCCATAATCCTATTTGTCAACCTCTGGAATTTTCCAATCTAAATCTTCTCTCTTAATTGGCTCATCATTTTTTATCCACATCATATGTTGGTATCCATCAATCTTGTCATACTCTGGATCATATTCTGTCCACTTTAAATTAATACCACTTTTTTTGCAATATTCAGTTGCTGTTTTTAATGATATTCCACCATACTTGCCATCTAACCTTCCAGAAAATAACATATTGAGTTTTAACATTGCCTTTCTTGAGTGCTCCCAGTGTTCTTTCTTTTTGTCATCTGCCCATGGTCTTGCAGTTCTATATCTGCTTTCTTTTTCTCCTGGATAAGATCTTGAAAGATGGTGATAATAAAATATTTTAGATGTTGCATACATTCTCCAACCACGACCCCAGGATTGCAAAGAAACATAGGGTTCTTCTCCATTAAAATTCATCTCTGGATCTAATGGAACTTCCTCCACATAAGATTTTTCTGCAAAACACCAAGTGAAATGAACCCAATAGTTTTCATGAACATCATCATCTTCGGGTGGAGCATGACCAATTGGAAACCAATAGCCTGGAATAAAATCTGATGGAGACTGAGACCTTGGATCGTAACCATTTATTGACGGATGATATAAGTTTGTTTTAACTTTATCTTTATATCTAATAGACCAGTCATTATTGTACTCAAAATCTGGACTGCAAAATGTTAAAATTGCTTTACCTGTTTCAGATTTTGCTTTTGCTTTTGCGTATTCCTGTAAACAAGTAACATCCCAGTCTTCCTCAAACCTCGTATGACCACAAATATATAATACATAATCGTAGTTAACAAAAATATTTTTTGTTGTTAAATTTCTTGCCCATAAAATTCCCCTATATTTAGAAAGATCATATTTCCTATATATTATTTGTTTCTTTGGAATAAAACTTAAATCTGAATAAAATTCTGGATAGTGTTCCTCTACTATAGAAAATATTAAATCTTCTTTATTTTTTGCTTTGTTGTAGCAATCTAAAACTGTTCCACGAAGATCTCCCTCTTTATAAGAAATTATTGATACTAATATCCTCATATTGCTTTGTCCCAATTTTTCATTGCCCAGTGACCAATTCCACAAGCATCTGCGACATCATTGTCGTTTATTGTTCTATCATACTGAATATTAATAAAATTTATTGTTCTTTGTTTTCTTAGTTCTCTTTCATATGCCTTAAGCCATGAATCTGACTTATCTGGATTTTGTGATCGAATATATAGTTTTTCATCTTTGGATATTTTTTTATTACCAATAAAATTTTGCCAAGTTATTGGAGCAACCCTACCTATTACCTTAGTGCCTGATTGTCCTGCAGCGCCAAGAATGGCTCCTTGAACTAATGCTAGATCCGCAGCAGTCTTAGGGCTATTCATAAATACTGTATGCTCAATAACTATCGCTTCAAACCCACCATAAATGTCAAGGAATGCCTTAACTTTTTGCCCAGCATCCATAACTTTTTCATAGGTATTACTACCTTCAAAATTAATCTTACCAACTGATTCTAAAGTTTTTTTATTAGTATTAAAGATAGCAAAAGCAAGATTATTAGTACTTGCATCAATAGAGCATATAATTTGTGGAATAATTTCAATACCCCATTTATTCTTTACCATTTGCAATTCCTTTAATCTGTTTAATAACTTTTGCCACCACCATTGGGTTTATGTTACATTCAGCACATAATGCATCATCATTATAAATTGATAGTTGTTTGTCACAAGACTTGCAACGCCTATCCTTACCTTTTCTTTTTTGTCTTCTTGAATGCATGTATCTTGCAGCAATTTTTTCTTTTGTTGCTGACTCTCTACATTCAGGAGAACAGTATATCTGGTAAGAGATTGCCGTTGAAAATTGATTGTCACACCAACTACAATGCTTCATCAGTCAAAGGCTCCAAGGAATTAATTTTAAGATCCCCAACCTCTGCTGCTGAACAAGCCTTTTGAATTGGACAATTTTTACAAATCTTTGAATTAGACCTATAGTTTTTCTTGGGCAAAGTTCTATCTATCCAAGCCTTTCTAACTGTCCGCATCCACTCAAAAGCCTGATCTACCCATTGACGGTAATGATCATTTACTTCTACTGGCAAAACTAATAGTTCGTGGTTATTTTTATTTTCATAAATTAATACTGCTTTTGCTTTCTTTAAAATCTTCATATAAATTAATAATTGAATTAGATGACCAGTCTTTGGTTTCATATGCGCTTTACGATATTCAAAACCCTCATTCATCATTGTTTTAATTTCGCCAAGCAAAGGTTCTCCTTGCCAGTTAAGCATTACGTCTCCATATCCAAAGATGGGAGGATCTGGATATGTAATCTTAAACTCAGAGTCGATAAGGAAATCTGGAACATTTCCCATAGCATCTTGAATTCTTTCATGAGATTTTGTACCAGCAGTCATATTTGCTGCTCCATAAGCATCTGCATTATCTTCAAATGTTTGACCATCAAAAGCAAGGTACCAATATCTAGGACATTCTCCATGACCATATGCGATAGTAGAAGGCGCAAATGTTTTCTTTTGAGTATGCTTATCAATGCGATTAACTGTATATCCAGTTTTAATTTTTTCAACCAAAGCATCAACTTCTAGTGGATGTGCGGGAAGTGTATCTTTTTTTATCATAATCTGTTGCAATAAACTTTTTGTCATTATTATTCCATTTCTATTCTATTAAGTATAGCATATATCAGCGTGTTATATATTTTAGAGCAGAAACAAGATTGTTGATTGATTCAGCAGCAGTGTAATAAAGATTTTTCTTTCCTCTGTCAGACTTGTCAACATTGGCCATCCAGGTTGCTTTAAAAGACATCTTTGCTGCAATTGCCTGAAGTCTAACAATCTCAACAGTTGCTACATTTAGCGGTATATCTGGTTTAATTATGATCTTGGCAATAAAGGTTAGTGCCTGAGTAAGTTCTTCATCTTCCATGTAGTCGGCAATTTCTGCTAAACCATTTACCATGTCTAGCGTTGTTACTTCTTTTTCCATTTTTTTTACTCCGTTGTTTTGGTGTTTTGTTTTATAATTTGCATTAATTTTTTTCTTTTTACAACAAGATCATTTTGTTTTTCATATTGCTGCCAGTATTCTACATACTCTGGAATTTGACCCCATTTTTCAAGTCTTGCTTCTCTTTCCTCTACTTTTCTTGCAAGATCATTTAAATTTTCAAAATCTTCTTTGTTTGAAAAGTGCATAGTTAAAACTTCTGTGCTATCTCCTTCTCTAAATAAAACTGGATTTCTCCAATGAACCTGACCTGCACCCCAAAATACAAGCAAGTCTCCGTACTCAAGATCAAATTTATCTTCTTCAATATGAATTGTCCAATCAAGGGTTTTATTTAATTGATAGTCTAATGTCAACTTAGAAAAATAATTATCTGAATCATAGTGTGGAGGAAGTTTTGGATTTGCATCTTTTGTTTCTGTGTGTTCTAGGTTATAACTTAAATAACTATTATGGTACATTTTTAATTCTTCTCCAGCAACTTCTGAAGCAAATCGTTCAAGTTTTTCCACTATATGATCTGGGTACATTACCTCAATTTGCATTCTTGACATCTTTGGCAGCATAAAGGGTCTATAAAAAGAATCTAATGACTCGTCTGTTTTTTGTCTTTCCACAATAGCAAGAATTTCAGAAATCTCTTCTTCTGTGAAGAACCCCTTTACAATGTGGGGGACAATCTTATTTTTTGGTGCGTATCCTGTATCCATAATACTATTATACCCTATCTGTTAATTGTTCTAATGTTTCTAGTTCTATTATTGCAAGCCTAACTTTTGAGTTACCCTCTCCTAGAACAACAATAATTGCTGGGTCTTTGCTATTTTTGATAGCATCTGTTGTTACTTTTGCCCAAACATCTTTATTTAATGTAAAAGATTTGCTGACTTCTTTAAAATCTACGACAAAGTTGTTCCAAGTGGCATCACCTTTTTGAGTATTACGACCAGAGTTCTTATGCTGCTTAGCACCTATTCTCTTTGACTCACTCTTCTCTGTCATTATTTTTCCTTTTTTGTTTTCCAAACTTAACAGTGCTTAGGTGTTTATCTTTACACATCCATGTTGCAGTCTTTGTTTCTGCATAAAGCCTTAATGATCTGACCTCAATCTTGCATTCATGGCAAACAAATTTACCATTATATACTGTATAACTAGGCATTCAATCTAGACTTGATTGATTCTTGCAAATCAAGATCCTCCCTAACACGATTAATAAATGCTTCTTTACCTTGAACTTTTGATCCATCAGGTAGTATGTACCAAGCACCAGTGCGTTCTACAATACCGTTTAATTCTGCGGTAGTAACCAAATCACCAATGGTATCAAGACCAATATCATCACCTCTAAAATAAAAATCATATTCACCAGACTGAAACCCTGGAGAGGTTTTTGAAAATTGCAGTTCCCAACGAATAGTTCTTCCAATTTTTTCTTCAATTAGTTTATCTCCTACTTGAATTTTTCCTTTAATCGCTTGATTGTCGGATTCGGAACTAAATAACTTAATGATGCAAGAAGAATAAAACTTAGTAGCCTGACCACCAGAAGGCTGCTGGCTAGTATACATAGCATTAATATTATTACGAGACTGGGAAATAAGAACAAGAAGAGTAGGCTTAACCTTGTTATTAGCATAATTAAGCATTTTCCATGCATTACTAAAGTCACGGGACTCTGCTCCAATCTGCTTAGTATTTTCTAATGCTTTCATTTCATCTGTATCTTTTTCAAAATAAATTGCTGGAAGCATTGATGTAATAGAGTCTACCACAATTAAGTCAACTCCAGCATTCATTAATCCAACACCAACATCAACCATATCGCTAATAGTTCTTGCTTGTGAGTAGATTAATTTTTCTGGATCTACCCCAAGAGTTCTAGCCCAATCTTCTGAGTATGACATTTCTGAATCAATCCATGCACACAACTTTCCTTCTGCTTGTGCTAGAGCAATCATCTGAAGGCACATGGAGGACTTTGCAGACGACTTTGAACCCCAAATAAGAACTTGTCTACCATAAGGAAGTCCACCACCTAAAGCACGATTTAAACCAAAACTGGGAGTTGGCTGATACTCATAATTAATACCAACACCACTTCCAAGTCTTTTCCTTAACTTTGGATCAAGTTGTGCTAATGCTTGCTCTATACTAACCGACATTTATATCCTCCAATATAACAGTTCCATCTTTTGTTTTTCCAAAACTAAATTTATACACATTACCCTCTTCAAGTTTCATATAGGCTTTTGCAAATGTTGTAGGAAATACAGTAACGGAATGTAAATCTCTTGAAGCATCTGCAAGTGTAAGAGATGCCATCTTCTTACCATTTTTAGTAATTCTTGGTTTAAATGATACAACAAACATGTCATCATCTTTATATGGCAACATCTTATAGTTTAAAAATTTAATCAATGCGCTATCAGCAGTCTTTATTGAATCAACAGGCACAGCAGATAAAATCCTATTATCATTAGCAAGAATGATATACGAAGTACCAGCCTCGATAGTTGTGTTTTCATCATCAAATACACCTATGCTTCCTGTTTTGTCTAGTAGTTCTACTCTTGACCAACCCTTTGCTCTTTTAATAGATTTTACCATACCCATTAAAATAAAAGAACCTTTTTCTTCATAGTCTTCTGTATCAGTTATAAATGCATGATAATGAGATGGAACTGTTATGTTAAATTCTGGTAGATTTAAATATTCGTAGATATTTTCTTTAATCTCTTGATCGTTTCTTGGATTGTCATTAAAAGTCGTTGCTCCGACAACTCGTAATGCTTGAAGAGCACGAGAGTTAACGCCATTTCCTTTTGTAAATGTAAACGCTTCAACTTCAGCATACGTAGAGAAAGGTCTAGAAGCAATATATCTTTCTGCAATCTTGTCGGAAATGTATTTAATACCAGTAAGACCAAACCTAATGCCCTTACCCTCAATTTTAAAATCAATATCGGAATCATTAATATGAGGTAATTTAATAACAATCCCCATTCTTTTTGCCTCAATAAGGTACTCAGTACGTGCATCTTTATCCTTTTCATTTTTTAATAGTGAATACATAAACTCTAGTGGATAGTGGTACTTTAACCATGCTGTCCAATATGATAGTGTTGAATATGCTACGGCGTGTGACTTGTTAAATGAATACCCTGCGTGAGCCTCAAAGTCGTGCCACAAATCTAGGGCTTGATTCGGCGAAATGTATTGAGAAGCCCCTTTAACGAACTGATCCTTAAAGATATCAAACTCTTTAGCATCTTTTTTCTTTCCAATGATCTTTCTAACTTTATCTGCTTCCGACATGGACATACCACCAAGTTGTACGCATGCTTGCATAACCTGTTCTTGGTAAAGAATACAACCATAGGTTTCCTCCGTAAATGATTTGATTACTTGATGCTTATAATCTGGATTTTGGCGACCATGCTTAATAGCAACATAGTCTTTACCGATAGTATTCATTGCACCTGGACGAACAAGTGCATTAGATGCAGCAAGTTCTGAAAGGTTTTTTACACCCATTTTAACTAAAAGATTTGTATATGGTGCTGCTTCACACTGAAACACACCCTTTGTGTATCCATCAGAAAGCATTTGATATACATTTGCATCGTCCATACTAATATTAAGAAGATCAATCTTTTTACCATCTCTTTCTTTAATGATGTCAAGGGTGTCCTTTAGCACTGAAAGAGTTTTTAATCCTAATGCATCAATTTTAATTAATCCAATTTTCTCTGCCTCTTCCATATCAACAGCAACAACAGGAATTCTTCCATCTTGGCCAGTAACAGATCTAGTTTCCATTGGAGCAAATCTAAAAATTGGTTCTTTGCTAGTTACAACACCAGCAGCATGAATGCCAGTACCTCTAATTCGACCACGCAGTTGTTCTCCATAAACTTCTACCTCTGGATATTTTTCACGAAACTCCCTTGTTGATTTTGAGTTGCAAAAATCATCCCATGTATCAACCAACTTTAATACTTTGTTTACATCTGGAAGTGGAATATTAAGAACTCGTGCAACATCTCTTACTACTCCTTTATCCTTAAATGATAAAAAAGTAGCAATAGATGCAACATGTCGATACTGTCTAACCAAATAATCTTTTACCTCTTCACGACGAGTGTCTTGGATATCAGTATCAATATCTGGAAAGTCGTTACGATCTGGGTTAATAAAACGGAAAAACAAAAGACCATGCTTTATTGGATCAATGTCTGTTATATTTAGTGCATAACACAACAATGAACCTGCAGCAGATCCACGGCCTGGTCCAACCATAATATCTTCTTTTTTAGCCCAGTTAATCATGCTTCTAACAACCAAAAAGTAAGGTGCAAACTTTTTATCTTTAATTACTTTTAGTTCTTCATCTAATCTATCTAGATATTCTTGTGAATCTACTCCTCGTTCTTTTAATCCAACAAGGGCTAATTCTTTAAGTTCTTTATCTGGGTTCTTGTATTGAACTGGTAAAAGATCTAATCCTTCTTGAATTCCATAATCCCCTACCTTATCAGCAATAGATAATGTATTAGAATAAATATCTGGGCGGTCAACACCTTGTGCTTCCATTGCAGCCTTCATTTCTTCATAAGAAAGAAGGTGAATATCAAACTTATTAAAAGTAATCTGACGGTCTTCTCCGTACAAATAATCAAGACGCTTCATCATGTCTGTGTGCTTTTTAGATTTTTCAAAAGTATGTTCTTTGTCAATCTTTACATGTGTATTCAAAAGAAGTTTAAACTCCTGTATTTCTTTTTGATCTGTTGAACTGTGATGACAGTCAGGAGTAACAACAACTTGAACACCAAACTCATCTGCTAAAGCAATTAATTGTTTATTAATTTCTGCAGGATTGTGAGGCATTACTTCAATGTAGTAGTCATCATTAAATACACGCTTAAACCATTCAATATGCTTTTTTGCAATAGCAAACTCATTGTTCTCAAGTGCTTTTACAAGTACGCTACTTGGACATGCTGATGTTACAATAATTCCTTCTGAATACTTTTTTAGTATCTCAAAATCAAACCTTGGTTTCTTGAAAAAACCCTCTGTCCATGCAATTTCATTAATTTTATTTAGATTCTCTAAACCAATTTGATTCTTGGCGAGAAGGACTATATGGTTATAAATTAAATCAAGATCGCCGTCTCTTTCCGACTTATCTCTTGTATCAAATCTATCCTGACACATATAGCCTTCTACACCAAGTATAGGCTTAATACCCTTTGCTTTTGCAATACGGTGCAGTTCCCTATGCCCAGATAAAGTACCGTGGTCAGTGATGGCAATTGCTGTCATCCCTAACTCAACTGCACGGTCAATGTATTCTTCTGGAGTAGCAATCCCGTCAAATAACGAGTAGTGAGTATGTACGTGTAAGCCTACGTAAGACATCTATTACCAGTCGATGTTGGTGCTGGTAACAGAAGGAGTATCAAACCCAAAGTAAAATGCTTCTTGCTCTGGGTAAGGAACCTCACGGACAACCTTTTCTAGGTTGAAATATTCAAAGCCATCCCAAGTGAATGGCTCTGTATCTGGCTTACTTGGAAGAAGTGTGTAGTTTGTTTCAGTTCCCTGACCATTGCGCTTTAACTTCCACTCAAGATTTGAAATGCTACCTGTGTCAAGTGCATATTCACGAATATTATTAAATGCAGATTGCTTTGAAATGCCTTGTGACCAAACAGCAATATAAGCATCTTCTGTTCCATCATTGATCAATACATTACAATAGAAGCGAAGTCGTGCTCTCCAACCTGATTTTGGTTCTTTCTTTGCCATCTCACAACCAAAGCAACGGCCCTCTGATTCCATTGTGCATGCAGCCTTGCGCTTATAGTCCTTTGGGTTTGTATGTTCTGCAACTACAACAGAAAGACCACGAGCCTCTGCATAGTGTGCTGAATCTTGATCTAGTTCTTCAACAAATCTAACCTTTGCTGATTGTCCATCGGCTAACTTTACCCAACGAACCTTTTGCCCTGTTCCTTCATACTTTGGTTTTTCGAGCAGGGCGTTGATATCTTTTAATCCCTTAATTACGCTCATATTATTCTCCTTTTTTTGTTAGTGTGTTTATATATTCTTTAATTGGAATACCTAAGTTTTTTGACTTATTTATTCTTTCTCTTATTATATTGTACCTTGTTACACCATCTTTGTCAAGTTGATCACTAAGCAGGCTTGAATCATAAAGTTCATTGCCAAAATAAACAGATGCCCAGTTGCTCCAACCAAAAATGGAACCTCGTTTTTCTATTAAACTATTTGAATAAAATTGATTTTTCATATCATCCATAAAAGAAATTAATATTTCTGGAATTTTATTTAAATGATTAAAGTCTTTCCAAAAAGGAGTATTTATTTTATTGGTTGTATAGTGTAAATATAAAAAAGCCTTTAAGTGTTCATTCCTATGCTCAATTAAATTATTATACTTATTTAAATCTACACTCTTTTTATCTTTTATGTATTCATCAAAATATTCTTTTAAAAATATTTCAATCATGGTTGTTGAATTTAAAAGTGATGTTGCTTCTAGTGGCTCAAAAAAACTTGCTGCGACTCCTACAGCCAAACAATTATTTACCCAAGGCTTTTTATAGTATCCAGCCTTGAATTTATAGTTTTTCATTACACGTATGTTATTGCCAAACTTATTTTTAATTTCATCTAATGCATCTTCATCATTAATGTATTTTGAGTCATAAATATAACCACAACCATACCTATGTTGCAAAGGTATCTTCCATGCCCAGCCATAATTCATTGCTATTGCTTCTGTATATGGAACTGGGTCTCCATCCATCTGGAAAGCAATGCCACTGTCACATGGCAAACTATCTGAAACATAGGTAAGTTCAGAATCAAAATGTTTTCCAATAAGCAGTCTAGAAAATCCAGAACAATCTATAACAAAGTCTAAATTTAAAATCTGTTTTTCTAAAATTAATTTTGTAATATTGCCACTATTATCTGATTCTGCATTCAAGAGTACATCGTCTATAACATCAATGCCTCTTATCTTAGCATGTTTTCTAAAAAAGTTAATCACTAGGGCTGCATCAATATGCCAAGCATATGCCGAATCTAAAACTTTATTTTCATAACTTAGTTCTGTTTGTAGGTTTACTTTATCTAAGTTTCCATCTAGCAATAGTGCATTAATAATTACAGGCACAAAGTCTTTATTAGCATTTAACTTAAAATCTCTATACGTATAATCCAAACTATCTTTGTTTTTTTGTTTCATAACATTATCTAAATATGTTACATAATCCATATCTACATATTGATAGAAAGGATGAAAATAATGTGGCTTGTTATTTGTCCAATTTGTAAATTTTATACCATTTTTAATAGTTGCGCCAGTTTCAGATATAAATTCATTCATTGGCAAATCTAAATATTTGATCATTGTTTCAAACTGAGGGGTTGTTGATTCCCCAACACCAATAATTCCAATTTTTGAACTATCAACTATTTTTATATTATAGTTTGGATATCTTTTTTTAAATGCTAACGCACTTATGTATCCAGCAGTCCCTCCCCCCAACACCACAATGTTCATAGTATTGCTCCAAAGTGTTTTAAAATTGCTAAAGTAGCAAGGATAGACCAACCAATATTAAATAAAATAATAGATGGCAAAGTTTTTATTGTTGAAGACCAAATAAGAGATAGGCTTGACGCTAGTGCAAAAATATAAAGCCACCAAATTTGTTTACCAAAAAGCAAACCTGGAAAAATAATAACTAACTTTGTAGCAAAAGCAAAAAATTCAACAGTATTTGGTTTATTCCAATATGTTTTATTTTTCATATTTTTTATAGGTAAAAACCATTGTGCTTTATTTTTCATTTTAACATGGCCACAATATCTTTAGTAAAATCGCTTTCTAATTTAATTATTGCAGAATCTTCCATGTCGCCAATGTCTTTATATTTACTGTCTAACTGTATTACAGACACACGAGACCCAAGTTTTTCAATTATTTTTGTTTTCATATTACCACCAGCCTCATCATTATCTGCAACTATAATTATATCATTAAAACATTTTTGCAATAATTCTATCTGTGTATTTGAAACATTAGATCCTAAAGTTGCAATTGCTGGAATACCCACCTGATCAAGCCTTATAGCATCAAAAGAAGATTCAACAACATAAACCTTGTTTGATGTTTTTACTCTGTGAAGATTAAACAATGTTTTTGATTTAGGCAAACCTGGAGTATTCTTAAACTCTTTACCCTCAATTGATCTGCCAACAAATCCGATTGGCATTCCATCTGGACTATGCACTGGAACGGTAACCATATCTTGTTTTTCAGAATAACCCAAAGAAAATTTTGACCAAGACTGGATGTTGATTTTTCTATAGTTAAAGTAATCTTTTGCTCTATCGGATGTTACTAAATTATTATACAAACGCTTTAATATTAATTCGTCATACGTAACAAAGTCTGGCTTAACAATAAAAGCCTTGTTAATATCTCTTTCTAGGTTGCCCTCAACCTCTTTGCTTTTTATAAATCTAATAGCCTCAAAATATGTTCGCCCAGACATATGCATAACAAACTCAATTAAATCAGCAATATGGTGGCAAGAAAAACAAAAAAACGTTCCATTGCTTTTATCTATTTCACCAGCAGGTGTTCTATTATTATTGTGGAATGGACAAAAAATTATATAATCGGAGTCTACCTCAGACTCAATAGTTACGCCTGTTCCTGTGAGAACTCTTTTGATCTGTTCTGTAGTGTAACTATTGGTCTTGCTCCGTCTATTCCTACTATCCATTCGCTTTTCTTTCTCCCTATGTGAACCCCGTATAATGTTAATTCAAACTCAAAATATTTCTTTCTTTCATTATAGTCTATCGTAAAATCTGGTTCTATGTCAAGCCTTGGTACATATCCAGATAGTCTCATTTCTGATTCTATCAACCTAATGTATTCATTTTTTAGTCTACCAAGTCTAGCCTCATCCTGAATGATGCCGTTAAGGTTAAACCTTTTTATAGTCTTATGGTGATAGTTTTCCATATCACATTATAACTACTTATCTTCAAAATCTTTATATCTATAATACCCTCTATCAAAGTCCACCTGGACAAGAAAGTCCCCCATAAATCCATTACGGTTTTTTCTAAAAGCACACTCAATAATATCGCTATTTGTAGCACGACCCAGTGCAATTACCCAGTCTGCATCATATGCAATCTGTCTTGACCAAGCAGTTTGTCCAAGTGTTGGGACACCACTAAGATCATTAACATCATCAGGAGTTGCAGATGAGATAGCAATAATAGGAACCTCTTCACCAATAGCCATAAGTTTGAGTTCTCGTGAAAGGTTTTTCATTCGTACTGTTTCATTGTCTGACTTTTGATTTGGAGCCATTAACTGTAGGTAATCAACAATAACAAAATCTGGTTTATATTGATCAATTTTTCCACGGAGAACCGATGGGTTTATTTCTCCACCTTGATCATTTGAGATAATATGAAACTCTGGTTTTCCTTGAAGATTTTTAGCATGCCACGACTTCAACATATCTAACTCAATCTCCCCATTAGATATCTTTCTATGTGACCAAAGACCCTCACCCATAATTGTAAAAACACGATTACGAACTTCTGTTTCTGACATCTCAAGTGAAATTACAAGGGGTGTCTTACCCTGTTTCCAGGCCTGTACAGCAAAGTATAAGGCCATCCATGACTTTCCTATACCTGGGTATGCTAAAAAGACTCCTAACTGCCCTGGCATAATTCCTGCTGGTAAGTAGTTATCAAAACCTGGTAAGTTAGTTTTAATTCCAACCTTGCCAAGTGCCTGTTGTTCTTTCATGTTTTCAAAATAGGCTATTGCAGACTCTAGGTCTGTAACATCAATATCACGAATAGCAGATGTATTCTTTTTTAATTCTGATGTTTTTGTAATTAGTTCGTCTAATGCTTTTGTACCCTGTCCTTGTTGAACTTCTCCTGCAGCATTTCTAAGAATATCTTTTAAACTATCATTTAGGTATTCTGTTTGAAGTTCTTCTAAGTGATGCTTTGTTGCTCCAACACCAGAGATTGGCTGAAAGTCACGAAACTTTTCAACAACAAGGTTTGTTGGTGGTACTGCAGAATTAGCCTCAAAATAATTTCTAATAAATGTCCATACGTCTGTATGGGTTCTTAAAAGATTATCGACATTTGCTTGAAGAAGAACATGAACCTGTTTATCATTTAGGACTGCTGAAATTAATTTTGCCTCTGTATCATTCACTCTTCAACCACTCCTTTGCCATTTGTCTACGCTCTGCTCTTTCTTTATCATCTTGTTGTTTATCTAGTCTTGCTTGTAATATTTTTTCTGTATTGTATGCAAAGTAATTCCAAGAGGGAGACTGAGCAACACTAAAGTAATAGTCAAGAACATCGTAGCAGGCTCCAATTCCATATGATTCAATAAGTGCATCGGAAGCCCATTGCTCCACATTAAGATTTAGTGATGGCTTTTGCTCATACTTTGCAGTATGTAACTTGCTGTAGCGTGAAAGCAAAGCCATTCGGTCTTTGCGTTCTGCCATTATGAATCAGATGCTTCTAACTGCGCTTCTTTAATCTTATCAGTTAGTTTGTCTTCAACAAACTTATATACACGCTCAAAAGCCTGCTCTGTATTTTCACCATCACGCTTGGAATCAATAACTCCAAGATCAAGTCTCAAAGACTGAAAATTTCCTAAATTGAGTGTATATCCTAGTGTTACGGATACCTTAGTTAAATCATTTTCCATTTTATACCCTTCGTTAAATAGACTCAGACCACACTGGAATGAATCGTCCATCTTCAGTTCTTACATATGTAAGTATACCGTCTCCCATACGCCTTGTCAACTCTTGCACACTTGGCGTCATGTCATTTGTTATTAAATTATCTTTTCTTGGTCTTCCAATATGGTACGTAGCAAGTATATCACGTATAGCCCTTACTTGTGATTCTGAATAGTATGATCTTACTTGAAATCCCCTTGCCCCTCCCTTTTGAGACCCAGTGGGAAAAGGAATGATTCCTCGTTTCATTAATGATGGCATATATTTTTTATGTCTATTCACAAGAGTAGCAGTTTCACCAACAGTATATGCTCTTTCTCTTTTTTTCTTAAAATCACCAATTAAGCAACTTTCAATTTGATCTTTTGTAATGTTATAAACAGACATTATCCCATTAGATCTATTTAGGTGATGAACTCTAACAAGGTCTCCATTAAGAAACCAAACTTTTTTATTACCTGGGATTACAGGGGCGAGATTGTAGCCTTCGCTCTGGATACTTCCTTTTTTAAGAGCCATCTTCCCTCCGATGAATTCTGTGGTGGATTAAAGAATCTTCTATTGCCACACATCATGCAGTAAGATTCTAGATGACCTGGGCTACTGTATTGTCTATCAAGAAACATTCTTCCTTTGCATTTGTCGCATCTTAGCATTAATTAGGAATTCCAACAACTATTAGATTGACTCCAACTGTTAGGTCACCAGTTTCATTAAAAATAACAACACCCTCAACCTTTGATGTCGTTACTGTTTTTAAAACTACTGAAACATTTTTACCTGCAGATGTATTTCCAATATTTACAGGTGTTGCTGTTGCAATCGGGGCATACTTAAAATCTGTTGCAAAATCATATGAGAATGCTACAGTATCTCCTTTTGTTTTTGCTGCACTGTTAACAACTTCTACATACCCACCCAAAATACGTGCTTCAGAAGCCTTCACACTTTGCTTGCCGACATTTGGAGTGTCTACTGTTACATACTTGTACAGTGCTGGGGTGATCTGCTCTGAAAGGCTATTAACTGCTTCTGCTAATGTAGAAATATAAGAAACATCTAGTGGTTGACCACGGTCAGGTACAGGAATTTTTGCCATAATCTATTATACCACTACAGAGGTTGCTGTTGTTTCAAACAGTGTGGCAAACACAAATCTACTTTTTGGAAATGTTGGAATCTGAACAGCAACTTTTACAGATGTTGACCCAACTGGCACTAGGGCAGAGTAGTTTGGAGATAAAACCTGACCAACAGATTTCCAATCTTGATTATCCCATTTAACATATACATCAAAAATACTTGTTGATCCAGTTGGTGGTGTCCAAACAACATTGATTATTTTTCCAGTAGTATCAACAGATATTGCATAATCTATTGGAGTTTGATTTTGTACACCAAGTTTATATTGTGCTGACCAGTGAGATGTTCTATTTTTATCTTCTGAAACAATTCTATATCTTACAGTATAGCCCTTTTCATTTCCACTAACTGATGGTAGTTTAGATTTTGGTATAACTACCTTTTTTATTTTTGAGTCTGCCACTACGCAACACCAACATTAAATCTAAACTCAATAAAATTTGATGTGTTTGCAGACTTAATAATTGGTCTTGCATTTGTATTCTTTACAACAGAATAACCTGTAAGACCATATAATGGATTTTGACTATATGTATTTTCTAATCTAATTGCATCAAGACAAACTAAAAAGTTTTCAGATGGCTCATCGTTTTGATCTAAAATGCATGCATGTATTTTTACAAGTTTCATAGATCCCCAAGAAAAAGCAGAAGTCTTTGTTAGTTCTTCTAATTTTTTAGATACAACAAAATATCTATTATCTGAAAAATCATAAACTGGATCATTATCAATATGAGAAATATCTACTTCAAATCTTGCATATTGTCCTACGCTGTAAGCATCATCTTCTGCAAACTCTACCATTAATCTAATCTTTTTGGGCTTGGTTCCATCTGTTCCATTTTTATTAATTACAGAAAATGCAAAACGAATTTCATCTTTTGGAGATTGCTTATTAAAATCTGGAGGCGTTCCATTAAGATGTATATGTGAAGAGTTCTTAATATTTTGTCCAGTACCCCATGTAGATACTAAATCAAGTTTACCGCTTGGTAGCAAATCAATTTTAGATGAGTCTCCAGACATGACAATAATATTATTTAAAAACCTACATCTTTCATTTCTGTTTAGTCTTTGTGTATTTGTAAAGACAACATTATCTGCATTTGTTTGAAAAACTTTTTTTGTTGTTGTAATTGTATTATTTCCACTGTCTTCATTTAACGGTGTAGTAATAGAATCAATTGCACCTGCTGCCGTGCTTGTATGATGTTCCCAATTTTCATTTTCTGTAAAAGAAAAAAGATTTCTGCTATCATAAGATCCAGCAGATGGATTTGATCCTGCAGAATAAATTCCAATTTCTGTTATTTCATACCTTTCTTCTGTAGGTAGTTCTGCTGTCAAAACAACTTTATTTATGCCATCCTCAGTTACAAAACCCCTTGATGTAATTGGAACACGAAACATCTCAAAATCAAGGGATGTCTGATCTGAGTAATCACCCAAACTTCCGCTAATAGCATTAGGACCACACCCTACAGCAACATAAGAAGCATAGGCTGGTGCCTGTCCAATAAGATATTTAGTGATTATTCCTTTGCCTGTTTTAGTTATCATTTTTTATACCGCCCCATATATTGTACCATTAAGTAGTTTGCCATCAATCAAAATTTGAACATCTACCTGTTCATCACTTTCAAGATTAATTACGTTTATCACAAGATCACCAGTTACTGGATCTAAATAAACAATCTCACCGTTTGGGCCAGTTCCCGATATTGGGATTGATTTTTCAAATTTAATAGGATAATTTTTAAAGAAGGTTGCAGATGTGTCTTGCAAGTTTAATATATTTTGTGGATTATATTGAATATAAAGATGACTAATATTTTTAATTGGCTGATAATATATTGACTGACCAGAAATTATATCATTTCTTGAAATTGTAATTAATTCTTGACCACCAATATTTTCAAAAATAAGATCTGTCATTATTTCAATAGGTACAACTTCATCTTTAAAGATAAATAAATCTGGTGTTGCAATTTTTACTCCATTAGAAGATGTGCTTGGAGTACTTGCTGCTTGATTTGCTACTGCATCTGTTGCCATTAAACTACCTCACTTAAAAATAATTGCATGCTTGGTCCATTTTTATCTTTTGAGTACTCAATATTGTATACAACATATCTAGAAGGTCCACCCTTTTTTATTTCATTTTCAGTATAGTCTACTGAAACTATATCTCCTAATTGAATCATTGGGTTAGCAAAAATCTTTACACCAATGGATCTTCTTGGTTTCATTATTTTTGAAATCATCCACTTCATTAGGTTGTTGGCATCATCTGTCGTTTGAACATATGGAACATTTAAACTAAATGCTTTATTTCCATAAGTCATTCTACTTAATTTTATATCTTCATAATCTTTTGCTATTTTAAATGGAGATGTAATAACGGTGGTTCCACTTACATCTGGATCTGATAAATCTGAATATTTAGAAAAATAATCATCTACCTTTAAAATATTTTGAGATTGTTGAGTAAAAGTAATACCCTGAATTCTTAAATAGTTTCCAGATGTTTCATCTAAACTAAGAGCAGTGTCTGTAGCATTAAATATTAAAAATTCTGCGCCATAAGAACCAGATCTAAAACCAGAAACAGTATAGCCTTTGAGCCTATTAAAAGTTGGAGATATTTTTGCATAAAGTGCAGGATATGCCTTATCGTATCGAATGTTAAATGCTGCTGCCTCTCTCATAATTGTTCCAAATTCTTCAAAGTATATATTGTACTTTGGCCCCTCCGAAGAAGATATTCCCGAAAGGTGAGTTCCTTGCACAATTCCACTCATAGCATATTTTCTAAATGAGTCGTTGGCATTAATTTCTTTTCCATCAAATATTGAATTTACTGGTGTGTCTAAAGCAAAAGTAGTGTTTTGAGAGTAATTATTTGTAAGTGCATAAACATTTTCAAACATAAGTCTAGAAGCCCCTCTTACAAAAAGAGCCATATTTTTGTATATAGGTAGTGGGTTTGTATCATCAACAGTCTTAATTAAAGTATTATTTATATATAAATAAAACCTTCTTGTCTTTCCTATATCTTGGTATTCAACTGAAAGATCGTATACCGTTGGATTTTCTTCAGCAGCAACCCTATATTGACCAACAAAATTTCCATCATCAACAATAATCTTTGACAGCCCTTCCCACAGTTTTACTGGTACAGCATTGCCATTGGCATCTTTTAAAAGTTTATAAAAGAAAACATTATTTACATTGCTTGTATCTGTTTTTTTTATGTCTGAAATACCAAGTGCTGCAATTTCAAAATAATAACCGATATTTGTATCTGGGTTAATCATAACTGCCATTCCACCAGATCCACCAGAAATGCTAATGCTTTTTTCTGGAGTCGTGCCTGGAATAATATAGTAGTTTGAACTGCCTATAGCACTTTGACCACGATCCATATTGTTTTCTATCTTTCCAATAATTCTAACCCTTGTTCCAAAATGCTTAAATTTATCTTCTAATGGTTTGTATACATAAGAAATAAAGTCTTTTGGTCTTGGAGAGGTTGTAAGTGCTGGACCGTTCATAACAAATGCTGATGATTGAATTGATCCAGATTGTGTGCTTTGCAGTCTATTCGTTACTGATTGATCAATATATGTTGAAGACAAAAAGTTTTTAATGATTCCATTTCTTGTTGCTTTTTGAGAAATAGAATTACTTGTTGGCTGTTCAGTTTCAGGTGGTGTGCCACTATTTATAAAAGTAGAAAGACCTGCTGCTGCAACTGATAGCCCTGTTTCTGGTTGTGGTAGTTCTGTTGCAATAGAACTAAATAGAACATCTCCAGTCATGGTGCAACCACGAAGATTTTCACTGTCTGTCCAATGTGTAGATAGTCCAGCATAATGATTTACAATAGATGTTCCAAACTGTCCTCGTCCATGTTTTGCAACGTCACCATTTTTAAATTTTAAAACACCATTTACTTCTTGATAATTTGGCTCTGAGTATATTCTTACAAGACCTGTTGGATAAATTTTTCCGTTAAATGGTATTTTTGAAAAATAAGTCTGATACTCCTGTACATCCGAAATCCAAACATTTCCAACACCAGCAACATTATACTCAACTGCATCAAATTTAATAACTTCTCCATTTGCATAAAAATACCCATTATATCTTGTCATCCAATACACTGACTCACCAAAGTCGATAGTATTATTTAAAATTTTATTGTTTGAAACATATGGCACCAAATTTGATAGATCAGAATTTAATGCAATAGCACCAAGAACATATGTTGACTGATTTCCAACTTGACCATTTACGGATTTTGTATTATCTGTTCCCGTAACTTCCCATAGCAATACTGGCTTATATATCCATGTTTTTTCATTATCAATTAATCCCGCCTGTTTTATGGAACCAACAGATCTTTGAATATATCTTGAAGTATAATTGATTGATCCATCATTATATACTTTTGAGTCTTGATTGCTTAATTCTATAATATTTGTTAGTTTATTATTTAATGGGTAATTTTCACGAACCCCTTGATCTTCAAAGTCTTTAGTTCCATAAAGTGTTATGCTTGTTGATCTCTCTGACTCTAAAGGCATAGTATAATTTTTACTCATCATTATAAAATTATTATATTCATCAAAGAACATTGCTGTTTGTGTTGATACAGCAAGGTCTTGTAATACTTGTGCAACTGTCATATCGGGTGGAATAAAAAAATAAGGAATTGTAACTTCAGATTCTCCGTTTACCCTTTTAAAAGAATAATTTGAAAAACCTACATAGTCAAGAAGAAGGGAGACTGCAGAACTTATAGATACATTTGTCATTAAAATTTGTGGAGCAGTAATAGACTCAAGATAAAAAAACATATCCCTTAAACTAAGTTCTACAGTTCTATCAGCATTTGATATTTTTGGAAAGTCTTCAGAATACAAAGTTTTTAATGGAACATAATAATCGTATCCATTTATATCTACAATCACTTCGTATAACTTAAACTGTATGTGCCTTGAGACATAGTTTTTAATTATACTATTAGAGTTATTTTGATTAAATGAATCATCGTAGTCAAAAAGTTTTATGCTTCCAGTTGAAGCAAGTAATTGTCCAACTGGTAAACCGCTTACTCCAAGATCTGATGCACTTTTATTTACAGAATACTGTAAAACTTTATCTGTTAAATTGACTGAAAGTCTTGGAGATATTTCAATCAAATCAAATGTTGCATCTGCTTTTGTCATTGAATCAACAACAACTCGAACACCACGAATATATTCAAACTCACGGTACTTTAATGAATTATCAGTGGTTGAATTATAATAGTCTGGGGATGTAAGGTCTGTGACAAAGTTTGTAAAACTATCAACAACATCTTCTGCTAATTGCCAAGTATATTCTGGAGAAAAAGTTTCATACATTGTTTTATTCCAAATATGAAATGTACCACGAGTATTGCTATTTGAAACAATTAAATAGGCATATCCATCTATATTTGTTTCTGGCAAAAGTGTTTCTGAAGAAAGCCTTTCTGCAAAAATAAAATTGCTTTTATATTTTTGTGGAATCTTTAGACCATACGATAGTTCTACATATCCATCTGAACCAATTATAGGTTTTCCGTTTGCTCTAAGTTCTCCTACAGCAAAAGATAAACCATCTACCCAGTTAGAACCTTTGAGCACCTGTATCTTCCATTTAAGTGGGGTTGATTTATTTGCATCTCCGTATAGTGGGTCTGGTATTGATTTTGAATTATAAACAATATTTCCAAGATCAACGCTTCCAATATGAGTTTGCATCTTCACAACAATTCTGTTTGCTGGAATTGTTTCTTTGTAAACAACAAATGGAACAGAGTCTTCAATTATTCTTTGTCCGTTAGATGTTTTATTTGCAATACCATATTCGCTGCCAGACTCAGTTCTAAAGGATGTCCAATATTTAAAAATGTCTTGCCTATCTGACATATAATATCTTGGTCTATCAGCCATTTGCATATTGGCATGGTGCAAGAATAATCCACTAAAATACTTAGCCTTATTAATTCCAGATCTAGGTCTAAATTGTTTAAAACAATCCTCTAATGAATATAACATTTTTAATTTATCTTTTTTGGTGGTTAAAGATATGGGAAGCCCTGAATCTTCAATACCGCCGTCAATGGTGATATCTGCATCAGTAGCATCTGTGTAATAATTTCCAGCATCATTTGGATCAAATGTGTTAGGTAATAGTGAGTATTTTGAATCTGTAACTGTTGGTCTATATCTATAGTTTCCGATTTTTAAAATGTTTGTGGGAATATTCATGTTCCACTCTGCAATTACAGCAGATTGGGTTTTTACTGTTGATGATTGTTCCAAGTGATCTTGAAGTTCTTTGTTATCAAACATTAAACTTCTTCCAAAGACACAGATACATTCCAAAGATCCATATTAGAATTTCCTCTTTTTTGTACAGAATAGTCAAACTTTGAAAAGAAAACCTCAACTATTTGATTATACTGTGCAAGATGTCCGTATGCATTATCGTCTGATCCAAAGTTTGTATATTTATCATATGCTAAAAACATCCAAAATGACCCAGTATGATTTTCGTACCAGTCTAATAATTCTGCTCCACCTGCACCACCATCAATGGTGTACTCTGAGTCTGGCCCAGTTGATAGACCAGATCCACCAAACATAGAACTTTTGCCAGTATCTTTATTAAATTCAGGAACTCCTGCATAAGACCTGGATGGCAACATATCCCAACTAAAATCAAATTTAAGTTTATCGGCAACATGATAAGAGCGCATTCTTCCATTAATCATTCTTTCACGTTTTTCAATTCTTTCATTTCCAACATTAATTGGAGATCTATTGTGATCAGACAATATTAAAAATTGATCTAAATATGATTGACTTAAAGCGCCAGTTTGATCTGCACCTATTTCATATCCTGTTGGTATATATACACCATTTACTAGGGTTCCAGCATTATTTGACCATAAGGCTGCTTGTGGTCTGCCATATTTTTTTCTTCCCGATAAATATGATGCTGATGCCATTATAGTCTATTCCCCTTAATTCTTTGTGAGTCTACTTGCTTTATTTGTGCCATTACCGTTCTTGCAATTTCGTCTGGACTAGCATCTGATCTTACACTTACATTTAAGTTATAATTATACACTGAATCGCCCATTGATGTTCCTGAATTTAAAGCACTCATATTATTTATGCCATGGCTATTTACAGCATATCTACTCATTACAAATTCTCCTGGGGTTAGCATTGCTGGAACTGTATCTGTTCCACGAGCAAAACCACCTGATGCAAAATATTTTGGAACTATTCCACCTTTAGCAAATCCATACCAGCCAAATCCAGTTGCAATGCGATCTGCTTTTGCTGAGGCTGCTTCTTTTGCTTTTAGCAATGCAAGAGCCTCTGCCTGTACTTTAGCGTCTGCTGCTTCTTTTTCTCTTCTTGCTGTTTCTTCAAGTGCTTTTGCTCTCATATTTGCTTCTGCTGCTGAATCTGTTTGTGATCCTGGCTGTGGTATATTAGCATCATCTTTATAATAACCCTTTACCCAACCTTGATTATCATCCCAACCATAATCCCCAGCAGGTTTTGTTGGTTGCTTCCAGCCACCGTTGCCATCAGAAACCCAAGCAGATCCTGGAGCCTTTGCTGGATCTCCTGAAGGCGGTGGAACTGTTGGTGTGACTGGTGGTAAACCAAGTGCTGTTCCATATGTAGTAACAATATGTTGAGTTATGGTAATGGATTTATCTTTGATTGCATCATAAGATGATTTGATAGAGTCCCATGCGCCCTTTACTGTACCAGAAACCGTATTGATTCCAGCAAGTGCAAGAGCAAGATCCCCCTTTGCAAGTTTTTCTGCGGCCTGGGCTGCTTTTAATGTAAGATCCCACTCTGCTCTAGTTTGGCCTTGAATAATTCTGTTTGCATCATTTTGACTTATTTGCAATGCAAGAACATCACTCTGTAACTGTAACTTAAGGTTTTGATCGTTTATTGTTTTAAGTTGGTTTTGCTGATCAAGAAGTGTTCCGTATTGAAGTTTAGCAATTGCATCTGTTTTAACTTGAATTGCATCAAGTGCTACTTGTCTTGATTGCTCTAGACTATAAATTTCATCCTGAATCTTAAGTATCTCTACATCAATGGCAGCCTTCTTTTGTTCAAGATCATAAACCTGTTGCCCAATTTGATATTGTTCTTCTTGAATATCTTTTTGTGATTTTCCACTTACTCCACCACGTAGTCCATCAATTTCATTTTGTCTTGCTTGTTGCAAAGCCTTATCAGCATTTTGTGCATAGTTTGATGCACTTGTTGATCGCATTCCTTGTACAGCCTTTGCTGCTGCTGAAATATCTCCAGAGGATAATGCATCTGCTAACCCAAGTTGTTGCTGTTGTTGTTCAATAATTTGTTGGTTAATTTCAGAAACCTTGGCAAGGGCTTCTTGTTGCTTATCATATTTTTCATTAATCTGATCTGCTGCATGGCTCATTACTTCTAAATCATGAGATAAAATAGCAGATCTATCTTGAAGTGTTTGTATTGGACGAACAAAATTCATTTCTGCTGTACGATTTAGTTTTTCAATTGCTCTTTGCTTTGCTTCAATTGGACGAGTAAAGTTTGTTTCTATATTTCTTTGATCTTTATCTACTTCTTGCTGAAGAGTATCAATCTGTGATTGTGTTATATTTATGCTGTCTTGAACAATTTTTGCTTGATTGTTTAAGTTATCCATCTGAGTTTGAATGCTGGCATAAGTATTTCCTTGTGCATTCTTTATTGTATTTTCATCAATCATCTTATAGGCATCAAACATTTCTGCTGCGGCATTTGCAGCATTAATTATTTTTTCTTCTCTTGTTTGAGTAAAAGCAATTTCAACAATTTTTCTTTCTGGAATTTCATTAATCTGTGACAATAGATGATTAAATTCTGCTTGAGCATCTTTGGCCAAAGTAGCAAAATTATCCATTCCAGTTATTAACGTATCTAACATTGCTGGATCTGATATTGCTGCACGGATTGCTTCTGCATCCATTCCTGCCTGTTGCATCATTTTTATAACTTCTGGAATTCTTTTTTGATTTTCTGTAGTTTTTTGCAACTCTTTTTGTCCAGCAACTGCGCCATTAATTTGATTTCTAATTCTTGCTTGCTGGGTTAGTGCAGCATTTGTTTTTAATTCTGCATCAGTTACTTTGCCTGTGGCAATAAGTGTCTTATAGTTTTCATCTGCAAGCATTGTCTGAATATCTACTTCTTTAAAGCCCAGTGCTAAAAGTTTTCCTCTTGCTGCAATCTCCTGCTTGGCCAATGTTACAGATTTTAACTGCTCTTTATTGTAATCTCCTATAACGGCTTTATCAAAGCCCTTTTCCATCTTTTGACCTTTATCACTAAGAATAAAGTCTCCAGCCTTTACACCCTTTTTCTTTTTACCTGTATTTGGATCAATGCCATTTTTAGTTGCAGCCTTGCCCATTACATTTAATTCTTTTTGATCAAGTCCCGCCAAATAATCAGAAAATTGAGTAGACTTTCCAAGTTTAATAAGTTGTTGCTCTAAACCATTAAACTGATTCTTGATTGCTTTACTTCCAGATGCTGCTATGGCTTTTTCAAGTTCTTTAAAACCTCCTGCTGCATTAAGTGCAGCCAGTCGAACATTTCTCAAACGCTTTAATAAATCATCATAAGTTGCATCTCTTGTTCCGCCACCACCACCACCTGCACCATTTCCAGTTTTTGAAGGTATTGTTGGATCTAGATATGGTATTAAAGAATCAACTGCTCTTTGTTGGGGTCCTTTTGAAAGATAGGTTGCAATTTTTGCTGCTAATGAATCTTTGTATTTTGCATCATCTTGTGAAATTCCCTCTTCCCATAACTGTGCTGCAGCCCATGTTGCTGCTTCTTCTTCAAGTTGTGTGTCTGTTAATTGTGATTGATAAGCATATGCAGCAGTTAGTTTTTGTAAGTACTCGCCCTGTTGCTCTACATTTAAGTCAGTAAATTTCTTATAGGCTTTAGTATCTTTTTGAAGTGCTTCAATTGCGGGATTTACAGTTCCGCCTTTTTTCTTTACTTCTTCTAAGTCTATCTTTTTGCCTTCTTTTTTTGCTTTTTCTTTTAATGCTTCAATTTGCTCAAATTCTTTTTTAATTTTATCTACTCCAGATAAACCAATAGATTTAATTAAAACTTCCATATCTATTGCTGTTCCATCAAGTGCCTGTAGATTCTTTAATGTTTCCATAATTGCATCAAATTCTGCAGGATTTTTCTTTGTTAAAAGAATCTGTTGAATCATATTTGTTGCAACTTTTTTGTTTCTAAATCCTGAGAACATATTAAATAGTTCTTTTGTCTTACCTGCGCCATTTAATTTAATGCTTGTATTAATTGCTAAATCAAGTTCATTTAGTTTTCCCTTAAACATCTTCATCCATGAATTTGCTTCATCTGGACTAATTACTTTTCCGCCAACCAATAGTTCCATTTTTGCTTGGAATGTTTGTGCTGCTCTTGCAGTTCCAAGACCATTTTTTTCATATAAACTTGTTTTGCTATTATAGGTTCCAGATGTTGCACCAGTCTCAAGTTGCTTTGTATTTTTTAAGAAATTGGATGCTGATTTTTCTTGATCTGTACCTTTATAAGCATTGGTTACTGTAGTTCTAGAGGCATCGAAGAAAGCGTCCTCTCTATTTGCCTGACTTCCCAAAACAGATCCACTATAAACTTTTTGGAAATCAAGTTCTGCTTGTTTAATATTCATAAGAACTTGGTTGTTCATTGTTTCAGTATTTTTAAGATTATTAGAGTTTAGTGTACCAAGTTGAGTTTCAAGTTCTACTTTTCTTTGAGCATTTGCTGTTGAAGCAATTTCAATTTCAAGTTTCTTCTTTTGTGTTTCATATTCATACTGAACAGCGTCTGCTTGCATTGTTGCAAGTTCAAGATTATTAATATTGTATGCAGCAAGCGCTGCTATATCTTTTCTAGCGCTATCCCCATTTTCTCTTTTTGTTTCAATTGTTTTTAATGCTTTTTCGCTTCTTTGTCTTGCTGTAGCAATAAGTAAAACTCTTGTCTTTAATGGCTTATCTTTTAGATCTTCTCCATCTGGACCCAAAATAGTTCTCATTTTTCCAGTTACTTGCATTTCAATTTTTTGATTTTTTAATGATAATGCAAGCGCTGCTGCGATGCTTTCTGCTTGGTCTTTACCAAGAACTCCATCTGCGACTTGTGCAGATAACTTAAGAGCAAGATCTGAGGTTGCTTGCTCTACACCAAACTTTGATGAGTTTTCTTTAAATGTTTTCTTTTCCTGTTTACCAAGATCTGAACCTAAAAATGTATTTCCAAATGTTCTATCTAGTTTAAGAGATTCTGAGTATTTTCCATATTGTGTTGTTGATCTGCGCTTGTCCATAATTTGAGATGCCCCGACTTTTCCAGTCAGTTCACCCATCTTTTTCATGCTCTCTCTTGTTGCAGATGTTGCAGTAGCAAGTTTTGCTGATGCCTCTGCTATTTTATTAAAATGCTGATTTAGCATGTATGCTCCAGCACCAAGTGCTGCTATTCCAGCAACTGTCCAGCCAACTGGACCCATGCCTGCAAGGGCTGGAGCCATAGATGCAACTGTTGATGCTGCTCCTAATGCCCCAGTTACTGCTGGAGGTGCACCAACTGCGCCTGCTGCCATAGTAGCAACTCCGAGTGCTCCTGCTGCTTTTCCAGAATACTTTCCAGCCTTTTCTCTACGCATTCCACGCTTTTTTTGAGTAATCTGTTTTTTGCTCATAGATGTTGGATTGCCAGTTTCTGGATCCATTAAGATGCTACCATTTTTGTCTCTTGTATATGTTGAGGCTAACTCGTAGGCATCAACTGAACTGAGTGCTGTAGAAGGATTTATTCCGTTAGTCTGTGAACCAATAGGTATTTGAACTCCTGCTACCTGTGCAGCCATTTCAGCATTATATCTCTTTAATAGTTCAACTTGTTTTTGTTTTTCAACAACAGAAAGATCCTCAAGGTTTGAAGATTCTATTGATGAATTAAGCATATCTTGTTGTGCTGTATTGATTTGCTCAGCACTACTTGCGGAGTCTCCAAGGTTAAGTGATGCTGCTTGTGTTAGTTCTGCTGCAGTAATTGTTCCTTGTGTTTGAGCCTGCTGTGCTAATACTGTTTCATCAGAAAGTGCAAGTTGTTTTTTCTTTGATTTTACAATATCTTGTGATACGCTTACATTTTCTGCATCAACAACCATTGTTGAAGTGTTTGAATCTTTAACTGAGTTTCTAGATTTGCTTGCTTTTTTAGCAGATTTTTTGACAGACTTTATTGCACCATCTCTAATTTCTTTTTCTGTTGGTACTGCAGCATTTCCGAGTTTAGATGATTGAGACTGAACCTCTGCTTCTTTAGACTTCATGCCTTCGATTAGTCCATCGCCAACTTCTTCTCCAGCAGACTTTGCTTTCTTTGATGGTGATCCAGCATCTGTTCCAGATTTAGATCTTACCCCCTTAACTGCAGCATCGCCTAAAGATGCACCCTCCTGCATTGTTCCAAGTAATTTTGCATTATCTGGTCTTGCTTCATAATTTAGTATTTTTGCATTGTTTGGGTTTGTTCCAAGTGTTCCTGCGCCATTGGCTTTAAGCATTGCATTAACTTCTTCAAAATCATTGCCAAGGCTTATTCTTATTGCTGTAATACTTTCTTTTGCTTGATCGACAATCTTTGAAAATTCTGGAGCAAGCGTTTGCATATCTGCAGTTACTTGAGATTCAATTTGTTTAAAAGTAGCATCATCAAAAATTTGTGGTATAGGTTTTGCAAGATTTTCCGAATTCCACTTACTTAGTTTATCTATTAATAGTTTGTCATAAACCTCTGCTTGCGACTTTAACTGATCAAAATCTCCCCCCATCATGGTGGTCATTGCTCTCCATTTTTCAGCACCAGTTTTTTCAAAGTCTGCCTGAAAATCTTTTCCTAGGCTTCCTGCTCCATTTGCTTTTTCATAACTTGCAGATTTGCCTAAAGTTGACATTGCATTATTTAGTTTGCCCTTTAACATAAATCCATGAGCATCAGCAACCTTGAGTTGTGGCATCTCACCACTACCGCCACCATCTCCATAAAACTTTTTAATAAGTTCTACTTGATTACGAGCCTGCGGAATTAAGTTTAGGTTATCTCCATATGTAGCATCTACTGCTTTAGTTTGTCCAACATGTGAGAATTCTTGTCCTTGCAATTGATCAAACTTTGGATAATAGGCACCCATTCTGCTTGAACCCTTTTCTGGATCAAACTTTTTTCCAACCTCTGTTATTCCAGACTGTGTTATTTTGCCAAATTTTGACTGTACATCCTGTAATATTTTTTCAAACTCTGAAGATATCATCTTTCTAATATCCTCTAGTGCAGTTTTGGATGTATCTGCTATATCAACGCCAACCTTGCTTGCATAAGCAATAAGTTGTGAATCATCAAGATTTGCAATTCTATCTCTTTCTTTTTGAAGGAACATTGAATTTCCACCAACAATTCCCCCATCTACAAATTTTTGAACATTTTTATTTGATAGTGCAGCAATTAGTTCTGGGTTTTGCTTAACAACATCTTTTGTTACTACAAATTCTCCTGGTGTAAGGAGTGCTGGAACGGTATCTCCATTTCCTGTTCCTGGAACCACTCCACCTGATGCAAACTTCTTGGGTAGTCCTGAAACTGCACCAACTGCACCTGGACTTCCATTAAATAGTCCTGGTGACCCTGAAGCAAGAGATCTTGCCTGTGATGCTGCATTGGCATACGCTGTTGCTAATAGGTTTACAGATGTTGATTCAACATTAAATGTTTCAATAAGTTGTTTATGTGATGTATGTAGTGCTTGCGATTGAGTTAAATTTTCAATTTCTTGTTGTGTTAAATAATCAAATCCCCCGCCAAGAACATTGTTTTGCCCATTAAGTTTTGCCATTCCGCCACGGAGCATTGCAAAAAACTTGATAAGGTTTGCTGCGCCATTTGCAACAAGACCAACAGTCATAAGTACGGCTGGAGCAATTCCACCCAAAACTGCAATAAAACCAACTACAAACTTTTTTGTTCCATCACTAAGATTATTAAATTTTTCAAGCATTTTTCCAGCAAACTGTACAATTGGAGTTACTGCTTCAAGGAATGCTTTTCCTATTGGCATAAGTTGAATTTTTAAATTTTCAATTTGTTTTTGAAATTTAACACCAACTGCGTTTTCTACTTTTCCTAATTCTCGTTCAGATAGGATTGCAAGTTCTTCTACCGATGCTCCTGCTAAACCAAAAGCCTTTGCAGCCTGACTTCCATCTTTTGTGATATTTTGAAATAAAGTTGAAAGACGTGCAAATTGAAACTTACCAAATAGTTGTTCAATTGCTCTAGATCTTTCAAGAGGCGCTAGTGTATCTAGTGCTCTTGCAAACCCTACAACTGTTCCTTTTAGATCTCCAGCATTTGCATTTACAATTCCCTTTATGTTAACCCCAAGACTTGCAAGCATATCGCTTGCTTTCTTTGAAGGATTAATCATAGAAGCAAGACCAGATTTAAGTGCATTTGCACCTTCAGATGCGTTAATGCCTCCTTCTTTCATTGCAGTCATAAAGAAGGCTAAATCTTCTACTGATCCACCTAGTTGTTTTACAACAGGACCAGCCTTTGGAATTGCTACCGTTAAATCTTCAATAGAAAGAACAGTTTGGTTTTCAACAGCGTTAAGAAAATTAATTTTTTGTGCTAGTTGTTCTGAAGAAATACCAAAAGCATTTTGTAAAGAAATTGTAGTTTCAAGCGCTTGTTGTTGATCAACCTGTCCAAGTACTGCAAGTTTTGTTGCTGATGTAACCTGTTCTTGAAGTGCTGCACCTGTCAGACCCATCGCTGCTGCCTGAGCAGCAAGATTCATGGTGTCTGTTGCTGCTACTCCATACTTTGTAAATTCTTTTGCAAGCACCTTTATGCCTTCTACTGCTTTATCGGTATCTGCAACACTTGTAAGCATATCACCATAAACACGCTGGAACTTTACAGTAGCCTGTTCCATATCTCTAAATGTTTTTGCTGCTGTAGATCCTAACATAACCAAAGGAATTGTTAAACCAACCATAAGTTGGCGACCAGCCCACTGAGTGTTCTTACCAAAATTTAAAAGTTGTGTAGATCCTTGCTTTAATAATTGATTAAGAAATTGCTGTCTTTGTGCAGCCATCTGTGTTCTTGTTGCATAATCTGCATATTGTCCATTAACCATTTGAAGATGTTTTGGAACAACCTGAAGAACCTTTACTAACTCACCATTGGCATTAGTTAATTGAACATATTGTGTTTGTAGGGCCTTAACTCTATCCTTACTTGCACGATTAAGAATTTCTTTTTCTTTTGTAAAAAACCCTTGAAGCATTTTACTGTTAAGGGATGCTGCAGCAGAGGTGTATTTAAAATACTGCCCCATACTAAGTTTATTTTTTTCAAGTGCATCAGTAAAAGATGCTGTACTTGATGCAATACTTCTTTGAGATGCTACAAACTTGCCCGTAGCATTTATAGACTGCATCAGTTGAGCATTTAAACCTTTTTGAGCATTTGCTGATGCAACATTTCCCTCAGTAAGGGATTGATTAAACTTACTAAGACCAGCCTGTAATTGTCTTAGTTGTGCAAGGGCGTTGGCAGTATCAAAATGTATACCAATATTAGCGTTTACATCTGACACTCTTCATAACACCCCATTCTTTTTTTATCGTGCTGACAAAATTGATGTTGGATCAGTAAGTTGAATACCTGATGCTGCATCAATTACTTCGTACACTGTTGGTAGATCAATATTTTCCTCAAGTGTTTCACGAGTAATCTCTTCCTTCATGTACTGCTTAAATGCAATCTCTACGCAATCTAGTAATACATCCATTGACTGATCATTGTCTTCTGATACCCCTGCAAGATCTGCAAATCGCTTCATAAATGGCTTAAGCAAAGAAATCTTAAGTGGACGAACTTCTACGGTTGTTCCATCAATAAGGGTTACCTTTTTTGTTGTTGATGCTTTTTCTGACATTATTCCTCCATTAGGTTTGTTAGTTAATTATACCATAGCACAAGCGTATTTTAATCTATTTGTTCGTAATCTAATCCCATACCAATACCAAATCCAGCCCTTTGAGCATTTACACCTTGTAGTGCTACTATGTCATTTGCATTTGCTGCTTGCCCTCCGCTAAACACTCTGGCTTTCATTTCTTCCCAAGCATTAGATTTGTTATTTCCTTTATCAAGATCTACTCCTTGCATTGCTGCAAGAAATTTCTTATGAGTATAATCTTCTTCTCTTTTTACATTTAGTATTGCTGTTATTTCTTGCATAGATAAAGATTCTTCAAGTTCATTATAGTCTTTCCATATACCCAGCAAAAATACTTCTGACTCAAGTTTGACCAAATCTAAATCTTCCCAAGATGAACCACTCTCTACTGCCTGTTTTTTAACAGGCTCTTCTGATTGTTGATTAATCTTAATTCCTGCTGACGCCTCTAAAATTTCATAAATAGTTGCTAAGTCAACAGAGTCTTCAAGTAATTCAATTGTTTTTGATATTTCAGGTTTAAACTGTTGCATACAAATTCTTGCACATTCTGCTAATGCTGATATGGCTTCGATATCATCTTTTGATGATCTTACATTTTCAAATTCATCCATAAATCTTCTTAAATATTTAATTTTTAATGGAGAAATTTCTAACTCTGTGCCATCAATTAATTGAATTATTTTTGTTTTATAGATTTCTGTAGCCATCTATATAGTATACCAAAAGAAAAACCCAACCCCGAAGGGTTGGGCTTCTCATGTTAAGTTATATTATGCGCCTGCTGGAATTGTACGATCTACGATCTTACCATATGATGCATTATCATTTGGAAGAAGGCGGAAGTTCACTTCAAACATTGTTGCTTCGTCACGCTTTGCTGATACTGTAACATTTTCAATTGAAAGTGCACGGTATGCAACATAAATACGCTCCTTGGTTGATCCTGCAGCACAGTCACCTGTACCTGGTCCAACTGCAACTAGTCCCTTTTCAACTGGACATTCTCCAATGTCTCCTGCTGAAAGATTAAGTGCCTTAGATCCTGCGCCTGCTGTATTGTAAGCGTTTAGATCTGCGTCTTTTCCTGCAAGTGAGAACAATAGGTTCTCAAGTGTTGACTCAGCGAATGTTGTCTTCAATGAGACCTGCATTCCCTGCTTGTACAACTTAGCAACGTCAAGAACCTGATCAACCTTAACTTCACCGAAGTCTGGTTGGAACTGAATTTCAAGACCATTGCTTGTATATCCAACATTTGTGTAGTCAGCATCGTTTGTAAGGGAATCCTTAAATGATGTTGCTGCTTCGTATGCTGGAAGATCGGCATCTGATAAGACACCTAGATCATATGTGAAAAGTGCTGCAGCACCAACGATAATGTTGTTGCTCGAACCTCTTGTATAATCTGCCATAGTATTTCACCTCTTTTTTTCTTATAGAATAAAGGGCTTGTTTCCTCATTTATAATTATAACATCATATTTTAATGTTTTTTGTGGTATAATGCCACTATTGAGAAATAGAGGTATCTTGATGGTAGTCAAAATCAATGATTATCTTGTTACCGCCAAAGGTTCTGGCTGTTCCAAAATCTATAAGATCTCTTACTTCTTCTAACTGGTAAACTTTAAAGTTATGAAAATAAAACTTACAGGACATTCCATCAATAGGCTCGTGATTTCTTGCCCAATTGTTTAATTCTTCTGCTGACTCATCTGCTCTATCCATAAGCCTTAACACTGCCTCTTGAATTTTTACCATATTTTGTGTAACATTTTCTTGTGTTGCATAAAAATAGTATAGTAATTGTTCACACTTAATGTGTGGAAATGGAGATCTTCTCATTCTAATAAGTCTGTCATATGTACAGGCTACCCCTTGATATGCTACACGCTCATCCAATATTGTTACCCATTGTTGTGTTAGGTCATCTATGGTTGTTGGCTTTGTTGGAAAAAATGGAATTCCGATATCGGTATATCCAAAAATCTTTTCTTGTAGATACTTATTTACCCATAAACCTGGTGTATTTAGTGTAGATGTTGATTCTGTCATAATGATACCTTTCCTGCATTTGCTACCCATCTAGATCCTGTGTTAAGTCCAATAGGTCTGCCTCCACGTTTTCCAGATTTTAAATTCTTTCTATAAACTTCTGGATTACTAAAGTAATTTGATAAACCGCTGGATCTTAAAAATGCTTGTGTAAAATATTTTCCAAAAAACATATCAAATACATTTGCAAATTGACCCTGAGTGCTGCCTCCAGGATTATCAACAACTACTGGCTTCTTTGTATATACGATTTCTCCACCAACTTCAAACCTTAAAGAATCAGCATTTCTTGGAGCAATTGTTACTGGGATTCCTGATTCCATAATTCTTGCCTTGTCAGAAAATGGAACATTAGATCCAGACTTAATAGTTGTTGATTGACTAAACTCTGACATAAAAGATAGACCTAAATTACTTGTAGTAAAAGTAATATCAAATAGCCTACCTGATGGACTTCCAACCTGAGACCATTCATAAACATGATGTAATGATTGATAATCTATTCTTGCATTAGCATCAATAAATTGAGATGCTTGTTCTGCGATTACTGGACCTAATCTATTAAAAAATTCTTTTTTACCTAATTCCATACCCTCAACAAATCCAACAGAGTAATCAATTATATTTTTCATTTCTTTTTGAAATGATTTTGAGTCAATTTTTAAAGTTATCATGCATCACTCGCCTGGTTCTCTGATCTTCTTAGAACTACGTTGTAGTACTCAATTGATCCAAAAGGCCCTAAGAACGGCTCCTGGGTGGCTATTTCGTATATTGTAGATTTGCCTTTGCGTGGTCCAGATGTTTCTGTGTATACCTCATTTGAACTTCTATCTTTAATATTTGTAATGATAATATTTGTTACAGAGTTGCTTTCTTCTCTTGTGGATACTCTAATGTCTGTTTTTACTCTGCCGACAAGAATTGATTCTTTTGTTATATTAACATTGGGGGTTATTTCTTCTTTACCCTTGCGACTGAGCGGAATAAAATTTCCTACAATTGTTCTATCTAATACCCACTGCTTTGTTAAATCACCATAAATGCCTTGATCAACAATTGGATAAAATATGTCTGCTTGCATAGGAAAAGCAAAGTCTGGCTCTTCGCAAATCATTAAATTATCCCTGGTTTAAGAATAGTATTTGCATACTTATCTAATATCTTATCTACTAAAAGATTTCCTGTTCCATCAAATAAACTCTTATCAAACTGAATTCTAAATTGGTCTGTATTATAGTTTGTTACATATCTCTTGTAATAATCTAATCTTCCACATTTAATGTCTTCAAGTAGCACTTGGGTTGCATATTCTACATCTGATGGAATGGTTTTATATCCGCTATCTACAATAAATGTATAGTCATATCCTGCGGGGAAACCAACTGATTGATACCCATAGTATCCAAGGTCTCCTCTTGCAACTGGAACATTTGGCGGTGATTGTTCTGATCGATTGTAAGGATCTGTAATAACTCTTTGAATTGCTGAATTATCTAATGTAATAATATAATCATAAATATTTGTTTCTGGTGTTTCAACATCGTAAACTAAAACATTGTTTTCATAAACTTTTAAGACTTTGTTGGTGTCAAACCATACTGGAAAATAGTCTGTTCCTTGTCCAACTGTTTGAATAACTTGTTTGTGATTATAAAAACCATTTGGAATAATTGTATCAATAATTGATCTTGCAACTAACTCAAGCATTCTATACTCTGTAACTTCTGATGCAGTTGTTGCAAGTTTGTTGGCATTTACATATGGTCTAATAATGTCTAAGTTTTCTTCATGCAAAGTATGTATATGTTCTGAATCATAAAACTTAATATAAAATTTTCTATCGTATTGAACCTTATCTAGTGGAAGTTCGTATATGACTATTCCATTAGCATCTGATGTTACTTCTGTTTCTACTACTGAGTGATCCACCAAATCCTCAACATACTGGATATACGTATAATTAGGTATAGGTAATGTCCAAGTTGTTGTAATAGGATAAGGTGGAACTCTCATGACCTCCATGAATTACTTACCAAATTCCCTGGCAACTTCTTCTGGTGTAGCAAGTGTAATATGTGAGCGAGTAAGCCACTTATCAGCAGCAGCCTTTGAAACAATGTTGATACCACGATTTACGTTTCCAACACCTTCCCAAGAAACATTTTTTGATGAATGGATGGCAACTGTTTCCTTCTTTTCTTCAGGAACCCTCTTTGCAGGCTTTCTTGATTCTCTTGGTGCAGTTGTTGCACCGATGGCCCCATTAACGGTTCCAATTGCTTGAACTTCTTCTGTGTTTGCAAAAGAATCTGTTGCAATTGTTTCTGCTGGTTCTACTGCTTCAACAATATTTTCAACTTCTGGTGCTTCTACAGATACGTCTTCTACTGCTAGAACTTCTTCTACAACTGGTGCTTCAAAAGTTACAGTTTCTTCAACTGTCAAACTATTTTCTTCAAATGAATTATCTAAATTTTCCATGATTCCTCCTTGTTAGTATTATATCATTATAAGTGATAAGGGGAGCAGGAGAATTAACTCCTACTCCCCCTAAATTATACTGTTTACAGATTATGCATCTGCTGCAGCGTCTGCCCAAGCGATTGCATCTTGTTCTTCCCATTGAATACCGAAGCGAACGAAGACTGTATATTCTACAGTGTCCTTCTTTGGCTTGTATTCACGGTTAACAGTGATGTCACGCTGGAAGCCCCATACACGGTTCTGTGGGAATGTCAAATCGACATATCCTGCAGGGTAGTAAGGAACTTCTTGTACGTCAATTCCGAGAACACGAGTTGTACGTGCTTGTCCGAATGTCTGTGCATTACCATCTAAGTATGATTGGCGCATTGCTGGAGTACCAGCACCACCTGCATGTGAACCAAATGCTTCTGCAATTGCATCAGCAAGTGTACCGTTATTCTTTACGATACCTTGGAATACATCTGTACCTGCGTAGAACTTAAGATTGTTCTTAAGTGCACGGTACTTACGTGGCATTGCAAGGATGATGTTCTGCATAACTTCTGGAGTCCATCCTCCGTTAGCAACTGTAACGACTGCTTCGTGAGCGTCTCCACCAGTCTTGACACGATTTACGAAACCGTTCATGATTGATGTAAATGCATCACCTGAACCTGTACCATTAATAGCAAGGTCTTCGATGTCATTACCAAATGCGTTTGTCATAAGACGAACGATGTGATCTTCAAGTGCTGCACCTTCGATGTTATCTTCTAGTGCTTCTGAAGTTACTTCCCAGTCAAGACGAATCTTCTTTGTAGTCAATTCAACCTTTGAGAAAGTTGCTCCTGCGTTTGTGTACTCTCCGAGTGCTTGTGTAGCAGAACGGATTACACGCTCTCCGACGTTTACCTTTTCGAGTTCCATTGTGTTGGCTCTCATTGTAACGCGACGGCCATCTTGGGCGAGAATGGTAGCATCCCACACGTAGTCAATAAAACGACGTGCTTGCTCTGGGCGTAGGATACCTGATCCAGCCTCACCTGAAGGATTTACTGCGTTTGGACCACTTACTGAACCAAGTGTAGATTCTGGGATATTCCCTAGAACTCCACCAGTTGTGTAGTTACCTGGTGTGTATGGATGAGATTCATTACCTGATGCAAATGCTCCCTGACCCTGATAGAGTCCTGGAATATTTCCACCAATGTGTTCTCCACCTGCAGCACCTGGCTGGTTTTTTTCTATATTTTGTTCCGACATATTGTCACCTCCTGTGATTTTTTCTAATTTAATAGATCGGCTGTTTTGAGGAAACTACCGCCCCATAGGGATTTTTCAACCATTTCAGGCTGATTCTGTACTATCTCGCCGAGATCGCCAGACTTTCGGAAAGCGGTGTCTTGCTCTACAAGTTCCACACGCTTACCAAATTCATTAAATACACTTGTTGCTGATGCAATATCTTTTGCAACTGCTTCAAATGATTGTTTTGCTGTTTCAACATCAACCTTAGTAGACTTTAAAAGTTCTACTTCTGATTGAAGTGATTTAACAACTTCTACTAGATCGCTAAAGGCTTTTTCAAGACCGTCATTTGTTTCTGTAACTGCTTCTGCAACTACCTCATCTGACTTAGGGGCCATTGGCTTCTTAGCCTCTGCCTCTTCATCTGCTGGAGTTTCTGCTGCATCCATTGCTGGTGTTTCAGATTCATCAGTAGCAGGCTTTTTCATAGCCTTTTCTGCATCAGTCTCTGCTTCATCTGCTGGTACTACAACATCTGCTTTTGCATCTGCCTCTGGAGCGACCTCTGATATTTCAACTACAATATCAGATTTCTCAACGATTTCTTCTACTGTATTTTTTGTTGCTTTTGCCATAAGGTTTTCCTCCTTGTTAATCTTAGAAGTATTAATGCCTTTAGCACTATCGACTAAGAATTTTATCATATCTGTTTTTTCATTATCCGTTTTTTCAACGAAACCTATGTTTTGCATTGGTTCACCAGAAACAGGGCTAAGTTCTGATTCATTTTCTGATACGGTTACAATACCAGATTGCTTGTCCCAAAAAACATTTTCAACAACTGTTTCATCGCCCTTAATCATATCAACACCGTCTACCTTCTCTACTGAAACAATATTTGCAAATTGATTTGCTGGGGAATCAACAAGACTCAACTCAACAAGATCATATTGCTTAATAACTCTAATTGTCTTATCTGCTTTCTCATCATAAGCGTCGTCCCACTTGTTCATTCTACCGCCTATAGAAAAACCAGTTAATGTTCCATCAAGAACCTTTTCCCAAGTATCTTGTGCACCCTTTGAAACATATGCAGAAACAAAAACACCATTATAAAATTTCTTTGTTTCTGGATCAAAATACTTGTCTTCTTTAAATGAAACCATTTTGCCTACTGCTAATGGTTGGTGCATTTCTCTAATATTCCCACGAAATTTTGCAAATGCATCCATTGATGCTTCTGCTGTTACAATGTCATCTTGCTTGTCAAGATTATCTAGGGATGCAAAACCAGAGACTGTACGCCTCTCTTTATCAACTTTACTGAATGGCATGGAAAAACGAAGGTTGTCACCCTCTGAATTCCAATGGGCTTTTGATATAGTCATCGTATTATATATTATAAGCCCTTTTTTATCAAAGTATCACTATTCGGACATTTCGGAAAGAATATCAATTTCATCAAATTTTCTTCCTTCGCCTTTTGGATTTCTGCCAGAAATTGTTGCTGAGCCATCAGACTGATTATTAGTTCTTTGTGCATCTCGTGCACGATCTGCGGGGTTATTTATTTGTTCTGGCTTAGGAGAAAATGGCTCATCTCCACCATCTCTTTGAGGCATACCAAGTATAGTTCTTGCTTCATTTGGAAGCATGATCTGTGATTTAATATATCTCTCAAGAATTTGTGATTGAGCAATCTCATCTGTAAGAGTTAACTCATTAAACTTAAAATCAAGAATATCTGTTTTTTCACGAATAATCTTGTTAATCATCTTATTAAGTTTATCCTGTGCTGGTCTTGAAACCTGCTCTTTAAATGTTCTGTCTTGTGCTAATGCTGCTGCCACTGCAGAAGAGTCTCCGCCTCCAAGTTTTGATAGTGGTACCTGATGTGCAACTAAAATGTCATCACGGTTTTGTTTGCGATACTCTTTAAATGATCCTTCTTGAACACCATTTTCAATTGGCTCCATTTTAAACTCAACCTTGTTGGTATCTGAATCTCCTGGAAGTGGAATATAAAGTGTCCTGTGATTTTGTCCTTTTAGTCCAGTTTGTAAAAATCTAAACATTTTATCTTCTGCTTCTGTGGATAACTTAGCACCCTTAAGAGTTACAACATATCTTGGAACAGCCTTGTTACTAAAGAAATCAATGTTGTATTGTGAAGCAAGTGAATCTCCATAAAGAGAATTTATTGCTGAAAGAATATCTGGAACACCGTAAAAAGTATTTAATGGTGAATAAGATTTAAAATGAATTATTTCATTTGGTCTTGGATCTGTTCCAAGTGGATTTGGATTTGTTGCTCCAAAATTACGGAAGTAAACAACCTTATTTCCAATTAACTGAACGAATCCATCTCTTAATCTACGAACTCTTATGGTTGTTGATGGAATATGACCGACATATCCAATCTCTCCTTTTACAGTTCTACCAATTTCAAGATAACCATTTCCTGTTGCTTGAAGATCTGTAAATACTTTTTCCATTGAGGCAGTAAAAGAGTCTTCATCATTAAGAGATTCAAGCCAATCACGAACCTCAATCTTTGCTCGCTCAATTCTTTTTCTAGCACGACCAACGGCATCTGAATCTGTAGAAGATTCTAACTTAAGCATTGTTCTTGCTGATACTTCAAAATCATAGCCTAGTCCAACAATGTTTTCAACTTTTGCATCAATAGCGGCATGATTAGCAAAAGATGTATCGTAATAGTTTGCTAATTCATATAGGTTCCAAGGCGGAGTGATTACATCAAATAAACCGTATCCATTTCTATAAATAAGTCCAGGATTAATCTCCTTTGACTTTGCTCCACCAATACCAGTGCTTTCTGCTCTAGAACTATCAATATAACCTTGAGAAGCATCTACTTTTGAAACCCTGCTTGCACGGCGTTTAAAGTTATTATCTAGTCCTTGAAAATTTTTTAGTTCGTCCCAGTTTTTATTAAATGAATCTTGTTTTGTAAAAGTATCATCTATTTCTGGAAGGTTATCAATTCTTGCTGGAATCTTGTATTCGTATTCTTCTGACATTAATCATCACTTCCATACTTTGCAATAGTGTCTTTGGCTGCTTGTACAGCACCTAAGTCATTCATAGAAGGAATGAGTCCTTCTGCCATTCTTTGCTTTTGCTCAGAGTACTCTTCTTCTGAAATTCTTGTTAGGCCTGGAACAAATACGCATGTTCCGTCTCCTTCATCTCCATAATGTTTTGCTGCAATCTTTAATTCAGAAATCTTGGAGATATCGCCTTTCATTGATGGAATGTTTAAAACAGATCCTGTTCCGTCTGTAAACCATCTTCCATTGGCTTTTTTATAAACGTATAAACCCCAATCATAATGTTTTTCAATAATTCTTGCACGAGATTCGCCTACTTGCCCCTTCATCTTGGGCAATGCTTTACGCTTTTTGTTTGGATTTTCTTGATTCATAACCATAAGTATACCATATTAAACAGGTATTACGGTTGTTTGTTGCCAAGATATATCCTGATATATGTTGTACTCATATTTTCCAAGGGTCAAAATATCATCAGTATCAATAATTGTTTTATTTGTTCCCGTATAAGTTTTATAGATTACGTCTGGCTCAACCCCATAATAACTCTTTGTTGAGATAACCAAAACTCCTTGCCACATATATGCGGGATTCCAAAAATTCCAATCAAGGGGCAAAACTCCAGCATATTTAACTTTAAACCAAGGTCTAAGAGATGTTTGCTGAACTTCCTGAAGACTTGTTGTTTGATAATAAGATAAAACATTAAACATCATGGGGCCAGTGAGCCTAATAGATCCTACAGTATTTTTAAAATCAAGAATGCTTGAGAAGCCAATTCCAAGGAAAGTCCATTCTTTAATTGTTATTACTGGATCTTTTACAATTTTACCATTTATATAAAAGGAAATTCCATCTTCAAGTTTTCCAGTTGTAGAATCTACCGCATATAATTTTCCTCTTTTACCGTCAGGACTATTTGCAACCATAAAAAATTGAATATTTTGATCTTTAGACTCTATCTCAAATATTTGCATTGGGCTAAATGGGAAATAGTCCTTGTCATATTTTATTGCAGTTTGCATTGCCATTATCTTAAAAGACTCTGCTACAGACTGATTAATTGGTATTGACAGGCCACGGTCAATGTTTGGATCATAATTACCACGTAACTCAATGCCACTATTCTTTGTTAAAAACAAATATGGAGAACTTTTTTTATAAATAGAAAAAGGATTCTTTTCTTTATAATCATAATAGTATCCGCTCTTCCTATATGGATAAATTGGAATTCCAAACTTTGTACCAACTGGGTTTGGAGAAGAATCATTAAATGATTGAGAAGCATACTCCAAAGTTTTTAATCTTACTCCATGGGTAAAAATTCCATCAATTTTAAAAACTAGTTTTGTTACCATGGCCAAAGAGTTGATATCTTCTGATGGTGGATAGATAATCATATTATCAACAACTTCATATTTTGTAGACAACCAATTGGAGCCTGGTGAAACTACTCCATCTTTTGGCGGAAGTTCTGTTGTAATAAAATAATTATCATTAGTGTTGATCCCAGAAGAAACATATTCAAAATTTACATACGACCTTACATAAGAACTAGAAGTATCATAAATATAGTCTTTAAATGATTTATTTTGTAGATCTGTATAGTCATTATATCCAGTATAAAGATGATTGTCTAAAGCGGAGTATTTCTTTTGAATTGGAGTAGAGTATTCTTCCATTAATGAAGGGATAACTGTTGTTACACCATCTGTTGTAATTGATCTTGGGTTTCCATAATTCCATACGATTGGTGTAGATTCTTTTTCTAAAAAAGTAGATGGTGCTGGGTAATCAACATTAAACTGAATAAAATCTAAGTCATAGTATTTGCTTCCAGTTGTATCTGTTACATATTTTGCCAAATAAGTAAGTGGTAAATAGTCTTTCCATGATCCACTTATTGCAATATCAAAATAAAATTTATCAAAATATTCTTTAACAATTAAAGTATAACTTGCTGTGTGATTTTTTAATCTATAACTAGAATAAGAATATGGGTCTCCTCCATCCATAAAAAACTGCCAAAAGCCTTCACTACTTCCAGTGTACTCTCCACTGTCTGCATCAATTTGTGAAGTGTATAGATCAAAAATATCTTCATGTTCAATTACACAACCTTTTGCATTAAAAAGTTCAGATACCTCAGAAAGATTTGATGAATTGCAAAAACCTACAGAATAAATCTTTCCGTGAAAACTTTTAGAAAAATCTTTATTTCCACCAACATAAAATTTTAGATCTGACCTATTTCCAAAAAATGAATATAGGTTTTCTCCAAAATGTTTTGTAAAATCATCGATATTAATGCCCACAGGAAAAACCTCTCCAACCTGCACTCCAGAGTTTTCATGTATTGTTGTTAGGCTTCCATTATAAAATAGATTATATTTTATTTTTGATCCATTTGCAATAACTGAAAAATAATTAGAGTTTGTTGCAGAATTAATTTGTATAATGACTTCATCCTGTTGTGGTAAATTAGTAAATTTAATAACTGAATAAAATGCTTTAATTTCTTCTTGTAAAAAATTAAAATTATTAAAAACTAGGTGCCCATTTTTATTCCAAGCATTATTTGGTTTAAATGTAAAGAAATTGTTGCTTTCTAATTGTAAGTTTGATGAAAAAACTAAATCAGTCAAATCAGAAGTACGACCTGATTCAATTACCAACTCTGGCAAAGAATAACTTGGTGCTGATAGTTCATTATTATCAATAGATATATTATCAAGAACTCCTTGATTCCATCTGCCCAGATCTGGATATATGTAATTACTTGCATAATTTGCATATTGATAGTCAATAAAAACGGAAGACCCACTATAGGCTGTATTAATGTTTTCTGGAAAATCAACACCCTGTCCGTAAACATATCTTCTTTTTGCAACAATGTTGGGAACCTGATAAGAGTATATTGCAACAGCATCTACTTCTACTGGATATACATCATCATAAGACCAAAAAGCAAGCCAATCAATTGTATATTCTTGACCTAATAAAAATGACAAGTCTTTTGCATTAAACAAAATTTCTGCAACTTGCTCACCATTTATAACAAGATTTGCTCCATTATAACTGTACCTTATATCAACTAGCATTGGCTTTCCCCATTCGCCAACATAGTGACTTGCAATGTAATCATTAATTTTTAAAATTAAAAATGGGCCATCTACCCAAAGTCCATCACTTGTTTCAACTGGACCAAATATTTTTTTAGGCTCTGATGAATCATTTGTTAGTCTAAGCCACATTTCAAATGTATACTCTTTAAACTTTCCATATTCATGTAAAAACCCATTACCTGGTATTAACAATGATGGCATGTTTGTATTTGGAGAAAGTCTGGTAAGTCCTGTTGCTCCATACACCATCGGAATTCCAGTATTTTTTGCATATAGTGAATTATTAGATACAACATAATACGCAGGATCCTGGTTTAAACCATAAGATAAAGACTGAACGCCTTTAAATGTTGCATTTCTCAAAACACCAGAAATTGGGGCACCAACGGTAACACCAAGTGATGTTGAGTTAAACTCTTCTGACCATTGCCCAAGACTTATTCCATTTACTAAGAATATGTATGGATCAGTCAACTCTGGAATAGAATAGTACACTGCTTTAATTACTAACTTCATTGTTGTATTATCATCTGGTAAATCAAATGTTTCAGATATAAACATCCAAGAATCTGTAACAGATGTTGCAAAATATTTTAAGTTTTGTATTGTTTGTGCTGTTGTTGAATCAATATATTCATAACCTAACTCAAAACCAGCAAAAGCGGAAGTATTAATATTTATATAGGCACCAATAGAAAATGTTTTTAATTCTTGATTCATTAATGTAAAATTAATAATGTCATCACTTTTAAATGTTGCTATGCTAAACTCATCTTCTGGATTTGCTAGGGTAACCTTTGAAGTTGTGCTATTTGGAAACGGGCTTAATCCAGAATCAACCTCTGATACTGTTCCTGCAGTTTTAGACCAAGAAGAAATGCTTCGTTTATTTTCTGATATTAAAGAAATATAATCAATATTGTCGTCTAAAGCCCAAAGAACCATTGGGTGTTCTGAAAAAACTTTGTCAGCATAAAGGTTTGATGAATTAGACATTATAGGTCTATTTTACCACAGAAGACTACTTGTTTATTTTAATTTCACAATAATCTGTTGTACAGTATGCTTCACCTTGAGCCTCAAGATTATCTACACCGTCGTAAATTGCAGAAAAATCAATATGCTTTAATTTACCAATATACGACTCATACTGTTCTTCAGTAATTTGTGTGTATGGCTGCTGTGGATAAACAGTGTTTCCCATTGGAAGAAATGATACTGCTTTCAACTGTCCCTCATACATATTTAATGCTGGAACGATGTGCTTAGATTCTGTTTCTTTGTCAAATGAAAGTGTAACAGAAACTCCATTATCAGACCAATATTTTTGAGCAGTTGCAGCAAGAGCAATCTTTTCAAATAATGTTACATCTTTCTCAGATCTTGGATGACCTGATTTAATTGGGAAATAAACTACCGATGTATTTGCTGATACTACGTCATCTTCGATTGTATACCCTGCTGCTTTGAACAAATGAATCATTGGATCTGTAGTTCCAAATCGAACTGCACGAAGGAAGAAGTTTCCTCCAGGACCCCAGTGAACTCCAGGAGTTGCACCAGAAAGAATTGAAACCGAGCCAGATGGTTTTACTGTAGTTACACGGATTGATTCACGAACACACAGCCATTCTGAATACTGATGGTCATAATGACGAATTTTATTATAGCCTTCGTCCATCCACTCACGAACAACTGGTAAACCCTTTTGATCTGCAAATGATGCAATACCAGTAAGAGATGTACCAATACGACGATTACGTTGCATGATGCCGTTTGTTTGTGGCCAGTGTGTTGGAACAAGTGTTACAGTCTTTCCATAAAGGTATGCAAACTTCAGAGTACGCAGGAAGTCCTCCTTAGATTCATGACGATTCAAGTGCACTTCTACAAGTGTACATAATTCGTATGACTCCAATGGCTGCTCCGCACATGGGTTAAATCCCATCACACGATAATCTTTACCGTCTGGCGCATCCTTTAGTCGTCCATAATTACGAGCAACATCAAGCCAGATAAAACCTGGTTCTCCGTTTTCTGTAATTAAATCTACATAGTCTTCGTACTTTGTTCCTACTTCTGCTGAAATAGAATTGTTAGACATCCAGGCCCAACCTGGATTCTCTGGATCAAACGAGTTACGCTCTGGGAATAGTTCTGCATTCTTTAGATTCATAAATGTTTCATCACCTGCATTTCCCAAAGCAAGTGTTGCTGATCTACGAACATTACCTGATACAACGCAAGTACCAATGAGGTTTACAAGGTCTACGATGGCACGAGAATCTAGTGTTTCTCCCCCTCTGGAGCCTATTACACGGTCTATCTGGTTGTGCAACTTGATAAGGGGTGCAGGTCCTGATGCAACGCCTCCAAAGCCCTTAATTGGGGATCCAAGTGGTCTGATCAAGTTATAGTTAAACTTTTGAATACTTTGGTTTGCTCTTAGGTATGAGTTTATTAGAAGTCTGACTGACTCTACCCATCCTTCACGAGTGTCTGGGATTTCGAACACCTGTTCAGGTTCTGTTGGGGCATAGATTGAGAAATGCTTATCCTGTCCCACTGTATCAAACCCTACACCAATGCCAAGCATAAGGGCATCCATAACCCAAGCAAACAACGCTCCTGGATCATTCTTGTCAAGGTCCTTTGTAGATACCATTGCACAGTTTTGTAGTGCTGCTGAGTTCTTCTTCTCCATAGTCATAGGAGTTCCAAATGCCCACATGCCTCGTCCTGGTGGTGTCCACTTCAATTCAAACATTCTTTGGAATGCTTCTTGTGCAGACTTCTGAGCCTTGTAGTCATTCCATGGCAAACGGTTTTCTTTAGCATGATTCTTTTGAACTGAATACATACCCTCGATTACACGACGACAAACTTCATGCCATCTTTCCTTAGTTCCATCTTCTTTCATGCGAGAATACGTACGAATAAAAGTAATCTCTCCAAGTGAATTTTCTGCTGCATCCTTAAACCCAAATGGGCTTTCTTGGTTCTTGTACTTTTCTACAAAGTCCTCTGGAAGTTTAAAACTAAAAAAATCTGACATAATGTGTATCGTCCTTTCAAAAACGGATTAAGACCTAAGTATAGCAGAGTTTTATAAAAAACAAAACTCTACTTAAAGTTATAGTAGAGAGTTTATAAAAAAAATTACCTGTATGACTTTTTAGACCACATAAATTTTTTATAACCAGAATTAAAAACACTTCTAATCAAATATCCTACCTTTTGAATAACATCTGCTGCTTGCTGAGTTTCAACATACTCTGATTCATAATCTTCTCTTTTAAATGGTATTACTTGTAACAAAGGTGTACCTTTTGGAATTATTCCCTTAAAATCTTTTTTAACTAAAAAAGACATCAAACCATTTGATGGATAAGAATCTGAATCAATTACTGCAGAAATTGCATAAAATGGAGTAACTTCGTGGTGTTGTGGCTGAATATATAAAGTGCTATATCCAGGTTCTGTTTGAATTATCCAAATCATATTAACTCTAAAAAGATATTCTATGTATTGATCTGTGTCGAACGGATAACCTGGAACTTGATTTAAATCATGACTTCCTACAAGTTGTCTGGTGCCGAGAGCAACTAAGGCTTGCATGGCTGCTGGAACTTCAAAAACTTTTTTGCCCTCTGTTGTATCAACATATATATCAAAAGGTGCTTTAAATATGTATCCACTTGACAACATATCTAAAAATGCTACACATCTTTTAACAGTAATGTTTTGATTACCGTTTACTGGGGTTGAATCATTATTGTGAAAACTATCAACCTTTTTAAACCAAGATGGTATATTTTTAGATGCTGGCTCTGGTTTAGGAAATACATCTACCATTTTTGGCAAAGTATTAACAAATTTTACTTTAGATGCTTTGTTTTTTTTGCTCATAAGACCAGTATATCACAAACGGTTAGTTTGTATCTGGTCTGTCAAATACTAACATTTGCTTTGTAAAGAAGTTGTCATAAGGTTCACAGTTTATGGAAACCTTATTCATTTGAAGATCTACAACTTCAACTAAAACAATGTCTACAAAAGCAGAGTCTGCATGAGAGTATCTCTGGTATGTAGTATCTATATCCATAGACTTTATAAACTTAACGATCCCGTCTTTTTTAGTAAGAATCCAGTGTGACTTAGAGAACAAGTCTCCATCGATGTAAACAAATTCATCTTCTGGAACAATGTCAATACTTGTAATTGTTGTTTCAACAATTGGTGCCTGTGATAGGTCAATAGTTGATGACTGCCAAGTTGTCCAGTCTGAAACTCCTGAACCCAAATCAAGTGCAACCAGTTTGTCTCCAACTGCAAGTTCTCCAGCAGGCTTTGATGACTGTGGTTCTCCTGCAACAGTAGACATTAACACTTCTGTATTAATGTTAAGTGACCAGTGGAAGAAGAATCCTGGTCCACCATAAACTGCTCCGAATGCTCCGAATGCTCCAAATGCTCCGAATGCTCCGAATGCTCCGAATGCTCCAAAAGCACCAAATGCTCCGAATGCTCCGAATGCTCCGAATGCTCCAAAAGCACCAAATGGTGTAAATGAAAATGTTGTTGTAATGTTGTTTGATGCTGCTGATGTTCCAGAGTTTCCATTAGCATTATGTGCATAAACTGTATACGTCTGTGCTGTTCCTTGCTCTTGTGAAACTGAAACTGATGTAGATGATGTATTTCCTGATTTTCCATCATTTGATGCCCAATAATAAAGATCAATTGCTTTTCCACCATTTGCTGGGGCTGACCATGAAACAGAGTCTGTTCCTGCAGAAGGTGATGAAGCAACTGGTGCGTCAGGAGTATTAGGAACAGTTGTAGTTGTTATTGAGTTTGATGCAGAAGAATATAAAGAGTCTCCATTAGCATTTGTTGCCTTAACTGCATAAGTATATGCTGCTGCTGATAACTGGCTTTCAACAGTTATTGGGCTGCTTGATCCTGTTGCATTTATATTACCTGGTGTAGATGTAATTGTAAAATTAGAAATTGTTTTTCCACCAGTTGCGTTTGCAGTAAATGCTACTGTTGCTGCGCCATTGTTGTAAGCACGACCTGTTCCTACATCTGTTGCTGTTCCAATTGTTGGTGCTTGAGGAACAGTTGTTGCAGTTATTGAGTTAGATGCACTTGATGCACTTCCAGTTCCTGCTGAATTTGTTCCTGTTACAGTAAATGTATATGCTGTATTAGATTGAAGACCAGTTACTGTCAAAGGAGATGAAGCACCTGTCGCAGTAAATCCTCCTGGAGAAGATGTAACAGTATAAGATGTTGCTGCATTAGGACCAGAAGCAGTAAAAGTTACTGTAGCAGCACCATTATTGTATGCCCGACCTGTTCCTACATCTGTTGCTGTTCCAATTGTTGGTGCATATGGTGTAAGAAAGTCATTTGCTCCCTGTGAACGACCACCTATATTCTTATTAACTGCCATTGGTATATCTCCTTTTTTCTATTTAAATTTTTATGCTGATAGGTCGCCGTAAACTACCCAAGTATCTGTTGCTCTCTTAAAAAGAGTTGCTCCAGACCACTGTGTGCGTAGTTTTAGACCTGGTGTAGCGTTAACTGTAACTCCTGCTGCTCCTGCAATTGTTACTTGTCCAGTAGAAGTCTGAAGAATATCTATAGATGTTCCTACTGGCAAGGCTAGTGTTGCATTTGTTGGGATTGTTAAGGTAACTGCTGATGCAGAAGATACTTCAATCAATGAGTCTCTTTCTGTAAGTGCTGATAGTGTGTAGGCTGCTGTCTTTTGAATAATTGGTGTACGTGAGACTACGCCTTCCTTTGTTTGTGTACCGTCTGAGAATGCAACACCTGCTGCTGAGGCTGTTACAAGCCCAGCAAATGTTGGTGCATCTGCAACAGAAATTGTTGAACCAGACTTTGTAATATTTGTACCAGCAGTTACGGCTTCAGAAGCATTAAACTGTGTGTAGTTAACATTTGTAGTTCCAATTGTAATTGTTCCTGTTGTGCTTAGGATATAACCCTTAGCAGCATTTGTTGAGCCTGCTGTTACGAAACAGAAGTCACCAGTTGCAAGTTCACCTGCTGGATTATTATCTGCATCTGTTGCACGAGTTACAACCCACTTTGTAGATCCGCTTCCAAGGTCAGTTACTGTGTAAATACCGTTTTGAGTTGCATCTGTTTGTGCACGAAGAAGAATTCTAGAACCAACAGAAACTGTTGCACCATCAATTGTTCCAATAGCACCATTTGCTGATGCTGTAATTGTTGCACCAAGACCATTTGTTCCATTATTGTAAACACCAGCAAGGTTGCCTGCTGATGCTGCAACTACTGCTTGGTGAAAGTTAATTCCAGCAGCAAGTCCGTCTGCATACTGTTTAGTAACCGCATGAAGTGCTGATGTAGGATCTGCTGATAGTGTAAGTGCTCCTGTCATTGTTCCGCCAGAAAGTGCCAACTTAGCATCAAGTGCTGTTTGCTGTGCTGTTGAAACAGGCTTTGCAGTGTCTGCTGTGTTATTGACATTTCCAAGGCCTACCATTGATGCTGTAATTCCAGAAACTGTTCCTGTGAAAGTTGGACTGGCAAGATTAGCCTTAAGTGCAAGTGCTGTTGTAGTTGCAGTAGAAACTGGCTTGTTGGCGTCAGAGGTATTATCTACGTTTGAAAGTCCTACAGAAGACTTTGTAAGTCCTGAAACTGCAGTTGATACTGCTGAGTCAGCATATGTTTTAGTCGCTAGTGCTGCTGTGTCTGTAATGCCATGTACGTTTGTTGTTGCTGTGTTATGTGTTGAAACTTTTGTATCTGCTGCAGAAGCGGCTGCTGCTATTGCTTCTGACTTTGCAGTTGCTGCTTTAGTTGTTGCATCAGTTGCTGCTTCTGCTGCTGCACTTGATGCTTTGCTTGTTGCATCGGTTGCTGCTGCAGAAATTGCTTCTGATTTTGCAGTTGATGTATAAGTTGCTGCTGCTGAAATTGCTTCTGCTTTAGCGGTTGCTACCGTTGTAGCAGTTGCTAGAACTGAAGTATCTGCAATTCCATGAACATTTGTTGTGGTCGCTGCATGTGTTGTAAATGTACTAGTAGGAAGTTTTGTTGCAACTGATGCTAAAATTGTTGTAGCAAAATTTGCATCATTTCCCAGTGCTGCTGCAAGTTCGTTTAATGTGTCTAGTGCTAATGGTGCTGAAGATATAAGATTTGCTAATTGTGAAAGCGGAATTTGAGCATTAGAGTCTAGAGTTGCAACTCCATTTGCTTGCCCCTTTGTGCTTAATAATACGTAGTCATCAAGAGAACCAGCAAGGTCATCAAGATTTTTAAAGTAGGAGAGATCTGACCATACGTTAACACCATCTCCAAGTTTAAACTGGTTAGTGTCTGTTTCTACTCCAATTTCACCATTTGCTAAAATTGGATCTGCTGAAGTCCATTGTGCAGAGGTTCCTCTACGCTGTTGCATTCTTGTTGTCATTTATTTATCTCCTTCTGTACGGGTTGCGTACACTTTCTTTTTTGTATTAAAATTTTTCATTTTATACTCCACCGCCATCAAGTACTAAGTCTAGTGAAGCAATATTCTCAATTGCTGCTTTAACAAATGCTGTTGTGGCAACTTGTGTTGTATTAGTTCCAACTGATGCAGTTGGAGATGTTGGTGTACCAGTAAGTGCTGGAGATGCCAATGGCGCCTTAAGTGCTACATTTGAAATTGTTTCGTATGTTGATGCTGCAGTTGCAGAAGCAAGTTTGGCATCAAGCGCTGTCTGAGTTGCTGATGATATTGGCTTATTGGTATCAGATGTGTTATCAACATTTCCTAGACCTACCATAGATTTTGTGATACCTTGTACTGTTCCAGTAAAGGTTGGATTTGCAGAAGGTGCTTTTGTACCAACAAGAGTAGCAAGTGATGCTGCTGTTGATTCGTCTGCAGTCAGTGCATCTGCAAGTTCTTTTAGTGTATTAAGCGCTTCTGGCGCTGAATTTACAACGGCTGCAACTGCAGTAGATGCTGCATTGTCTGCATATGTTTTTGTAGCCAAAGCAGATGTGTCTGCAATGCCGTGAATATTTGTTGTGTCTGATTCGTGTGAAGCAAGAGCAGTTGCTGCTGTTGTCTCTGCACCTGATTTAGCATTATTAGCCTTTGTAGTTGCATCAGATGAGGCAGTTGATACTGCTTCTGACTTTGCTGTTGCAATTGCTGTTGCCTGTGCTGTAGATACTGGCTTTGCTGAATCTGCAGTATTATCTACTGATCCTAGTCCAACCATTGACTTTGTAATACCTGAAACGGTACCTGTAAAAGTTGGGGAAGCAAGTGGTGCTTTTGAAGAAAGTGATGATGCAATTGTTGTAAAGAATGCTGGATCATCATTAATTGCGGCTGCAATTTCGTCAAGAGAGTTTAGAAGTCCTGGTGCACCAGCAATCATTGTATCAAGATCAACAAAATAACTTAGAGTTGACCAACGATTGGTTCCATCACCAATCTTAAATTTATTTGTATCTGTTTCATAACCAATTTCGGCTGCTGAAAGAATTGGGTTTGCTGATGTCCACTGTGCTGCGGTACCTCTGCGTTGCTGTTGTCTAACTGCCATTTACTTCCTCCTTATGGGGGCTGCCCATATGTATCTTATTATAACATCAATTTATTAATTGAAATTATCTATTGCTAATCCACCATCTATGGTAGAGGTAAAAACTGTATCTGATGCATTTCCAGAATCTGTACTAGATGTCATTGGGCTATCAAAAAAACCAGAGTCCATAAACATACTTACAATAAGGCCTGTGCCATCAATTGCAGTATCGTGAATGTGATCTGGAATATTAATTGTATCTTGAATTGTTGCTTGTGTATACCATGATCCTTCGTAGTAGAAGTTTACTCTATTTGTTAGAGTATCTAACCACATTGTTCCATTTATTGGTGAAGAAGGAGCAGTATCTCCAACAGCCATTGATCTTGAATCGACATACTCCTTAGTTGCTGCGTGAGCATTAAGAGTAGGTGTTCCTACTTCAACTGCCCCGCCAAAAGAACCACCGTTTGCAACGATGAGTCCATTCTTAACTTTGAAGTCTTTTTCGACTGTTGCCATTTACTTCTCCTCTGTAATGCTTTTTTGTGGGGGATTTTAAAAGGATCCCCTAACCTTTAATACATTAAACTATTAGTGTTCCCATAACAGTAACGGTTGAGTTATTGTTAACGGTTGTTGCTAGTAGTCTTACTTCGCCACCAGAAATATCTGCTGAAATTGATGATGCCGAACCATTAGTTCCAACAATTCCATATTCTGTGATTGCAATATTATCTGAAGAATCAAGTGTCAAAAGAACCTTTGAGATTTCAGTGTGTGATCCGTAAGCAACCTTCACAAGGAATTCTGCTGAACGGTAAACTTCTGGATCAAATCCATAAGCCTGATTAATTCCTGCTACTGGAGCAGAAACTGTTGCTGCAACCTGCTTAGCAACTGAGTTAACCTCAACTGCTGTAAAGTTTGGAACAACTGCTTCAAGAGCATTTACTGCTCTTTCTGCTGTAAAGTACTTATTTGTTGTACCTTCATCAAGATCGTCAGTATCAGAGTCTGCTACACCGTTTTCTGCGGTAATAGTAAGTCCTGCACCTGTACCTGTGATTGTAATATTTGTAAGTGAAGCACCAGCCAAAAGATCTGCTGCTGAAGACTTAGCACGAGAATCTGTGAAGTAAAGGTTTGAACCTTCTTCAATATCAGATGTTGTAAGTGCATTAACTGCTGATGTGATTGCAGAGTTACGATCTGAAACTTCTGTTGTAATTGCAGAGTTTGTATAATCTTGTGCATCATTTACTGCATCTGTGTAAGCCTGTCCTGCTGCTCCAAATGCATCGTATGTTGAGCCAAGATTAAGGTCAGTAATTGCTTGATTTGTATAATCTGCAGCATTATCTTGTGCTGTATTAGCATAACCCTGGGCTGCTGTATCAAGATCTGAGATCTCTGTATCAACATAACCCTTAGTTGCAGCATCGCCTGAGTTTGTTGGTGTTGCAAGGCTTGTTACCTTGTTTGTTCCGCCAAAGTCAAGGTTGCCAGACATGCTGTCGCCAGCCTTTGCTACCTTTTCACCAATTGATGTTGTAACTGTTGTAATGAAATCTTCATCGTCACCAATTGCTTGTGCCAACTCATTAAGAGTGTCTAGCAGTGCTGGTGCACCATTAACTAGATCTGCAACGGCTGTATCAACGTATGCCTTTGTTGCTGCATCTTGATTTGCTGAAGGTTGTGCAAGACCTGAAACCTTGTATCCACCAGCAGCAAGATCGCTACCAAGTGTCTTATTAGAAATTGTCTGTGATTCTGTAGCACCAAGAATTTCTGTAACACCGTGTGTTGATGTATCTGTTGCGTGGTTGTCAAGATTTGTCTGAACATTTCCTGTTTGAGTATCTACATAACCCTGTGTAGCAACTTGTGCTGCTGCAGTTGAGCCATTAATAAATACGTTTCCATCTGGGTTAAGGTTAATGTCACCATTCTGTGATGCAATATTTACATCTCCCAAAGCAATTACTTCAAGGTCTGCTGTATAAGCACGAATTACTAAATCTTCGTTGCTATCATCGATCTTAATTCCACCATCACTTGCTTGTGTTGATGGGTTAGTGAAGTAAAGTTCATCGTTGATTGTTTTGTTAGTAAGAACCTGTGAGTCTGTAGTTCCTACAACACTTCCAGTTACTCCGTGTACTCCTGAAGAAGCACCTGTGTGATCATCAAGGTTATCCTGAACATCTCCTGCTAAACCTGCTGCATCGTATGCTGCAGATGTTGCATCAAGTGCTCTTTGGTTTGTAAAGTAAAGGTTTGAGCCTTCACCAAGATCTGTTGTTGAGTGATTTGAAATATCTGATACTTGACCAGTTACATCACCAACTAGATCTGCTGTAATGGTTCCTGCAGCAAAATTACCACTGCCATCACGCTTTACAACTGTATTTGCCGTGTTAGCAGATGTTGCTGTACCACCAATAAGATTAACTATGTAATCTTGATCGCCTTGCTTCTTTGTAAGAATGTCATATCCATTAACTGTCGCTGTTGTACCTTCAACGATAAGTCCACTCTTGATTTTAAAATCTTTATTTACTGTTGCCATTTTTTATATCTCCTTAGTTATGCCTTAAGTCCCATACGTGCAAAACGTACAGTGACTGGCTTGATCGCAGGATCTGGAGTGACTGTTAAAGCCACGGTATTTCCAGTGCGAGAGACATTAATGGTGCCAATATTCCCATCATTGTCGATAGTGCCATATTCGCTGACTGATACATCTGTACCGTCAACGAGAATTGTTAGTTCGGTTGCATAGAACTTATTGTCCCCTGCAGAGGTCTTTGAGATTGAAACAATGTACTTGACCATACGCCAAACTGTGGCGTCAAAATTATCAACCACAGTTACATTCTCAATACCATTGATTGTATTTTCATTATTACCTGCTGACCCCAAATCTGTTGATTGAGCAACAAGGGTATCAATTAAATCTACATAATTTTCTTGAGTTGGTCTATCACCTGTTTGAAATAGACTTTTTACTCCTGGAACTGATATTTTAGCCATGTGGTAATTATAACACGCTTTTTAATTAATTAATTAAAGAATATAGTTGCTGTAGCCAATAACTTGTAGTGGAATTGCTGGAGTATTGCCTAAGCCAATTGCTTGAATTTGTATTGCTGTAAACTTAACTCTAAATGGAAGCACATCACTAAGAACTGCATTTCTTGTAAAATCTTTTATCTCAACTAATGGATAATCAATTGAAAATACTGAATTTGTTTTATTATTTAATTCATCAAGTATTAATGCTGTAGCCATTAATCTGTTACATCTTCAAGAATCTTCATGCTACCCTGAGCAACTGTCCAAACTCTTGTAGGATCTGAAACTTGAATATCAAAGATGTCTCCTGTTTGTAAAACATTGGATTCTTCTGCTGTAAGCCAAACTGTAAACTCTCCAACTAGATCATCTTCGTCTGCTCTTGGATGTAGTGCCATTACTGTAACAGCGTCATCAGTGATTACTCCAGGAGTAGAATTTGGTCTTTTAATTTTCATAGCAATATCCCATTCAGATCCTGCTCCTTTTAAAATTAACGGAACCTTTGCATCATCTGTTACATAAACTTTAAAGCCAGAAGTATCTCCACGGACAACAGTCCAAACAACTGTAGGAGGTTTATTTCCTATGTCGTATGATGTTTGAGATCCTCTTAAGGTTGCCATTGTTTAATTATATCACCATTAGGCTAATCCAGCCTTTAATGCCCCCCATGTGCCGTTGCCTTTTGCCTCAACAATAATTACTCCATTATTTGCTGCATGTGCAACTATTCCAACAGCACCAGAACCAGGAGTGTTTGTCAGTCCACCAGAAGTTCCAACATATAAAACATCTCCATTATTGAATCCAGATGTATTTATGTTTTCCATAACTCCAGCAACTACAACTATTCCTGATGATCCAATTGGAATATTTGTTTTTGTTAATCCTAAGACTGGTGAAGATGTACTTGCCAAAGATTTATCAATAATTGTTCTTGCTCTTTCATTATTATATCCTGTTGCATATACAGGAGTTCCTGCTGGTAAGTTTTGACCAGTACCATTGAATACACCTAATTGAAATTGCGATAATCCAAGTGGGGGAAGTATTGTCAATAATCTATTGACTAATGATTGAATATCTCCATGAACATTAACTGGATCATCTGCAATTGGGTATGGTAAATTAAATAATCCATCGTCTGTATTTCCTGTAGCCATAGTAATTTTATTATACCATGTCATAAAGTTGACTTTTAGGTAAAATTTGTGTTATACTTATCAGTAGACACCTGCCAGGGTGTTATTGTTTTCTAAGGAGGAAACTATGATTAAATTTATCGAAAGAAACAAAGAGATCATTAGCACACTCAGCATTGTATTATTAGTAGCCGTATCTTCTAATGCTGCTAATGCTACAACAGAACTAGATACCAAAAATAATCTTAGCCTGGAACAGGCTCAGCAATCGAACAATACCTCGCAAGAGGTTTTTTTGGTTTCTAAAGCAAAAAAACTAGAGAGTTTTGAGAATAAGACTTCTCTGACTGATCTAGAACTAAAAGAACTGCTCTCTTTAGTAGGCTTCAAGGGTAAAGACCTTGTAGTTGCTTGGGCAGTTGCTAAAAAAGAATCTAATGGGAGACCATTTGCTTTTACCGACAACCGTAAGACTGGCGACTCGTCTTATGGAATGTTTCAAATTAATATGATTGATGACCTTGGTCCTGATCGTAGAAACAAGTTTGATCTTAATTCTAATGTTGAGTTATTCAATCCCGTCAAAAATGCAGAGATTGCATACTACATGACAAATGGGGGAGAAAATTGGTCTTCTTGGAAAGGCATTACGCCAAAGACTAGAATGTGGATGAACAAATTTCCTAAGTAAATTATAATAACTAAAGGCACCTATGGGGTAAAACCTATAGGTGCTTTTTAGTTTCTTAAAATTAAATTAATGGCTGCTCTTGGTGCTACTAAAGTTTCAACCTCATGCTGCAAATTTTTGGGAATAAATACAAAATCTCCTTCTACAAGATGATATTCATTTTCTAGGTTATCACCTGTACGCCAGATCATCTCACCTTTAACTACCCATTGAAACTGATCTACGTAATCACTATGTTTGTTTCCTACAACCCCACGATTTTTCATAAGAGTAACTAAAGCAAAGTTGCCATCATAAACATCTGACGAATATTGAGAAAGACCCCATCTAGTTACTTGATCAAGTTCTGGAATTATAGACATGTATTTGTCATTTGGATCATAAAGTTGAAAAGCCATTCTTGACCAAAAACGACATTTTAGTTTCATATCAGAAGATTCTCCCTCAATAAAATCACTTAAAAGATATGATCTATTTGGAAATTTTTTTAAATCTTCTTCCACATACTGGGAAACAACAGAAATTAATGTGTCCCAGGATGGAAGTTTTGGAAAAGGGTTTTTAAATATATGAACTTTATTTTCTTTACGGGCTTGCTCTACCAATAACATATCTATGCCTAGGCTATTTAATGATTTATTTTTGTATTCTTCCCATGGAGATATTTTTTTTTCTTCCAAACTCATTTTTTAAAATTACCATTTTCCTATGGGGCATGTTGCTTTTTCTAATTTAGTTTTTATTTTCATAATACAGCCACATTGCTTGCATTGTGTTGTCAATTTTATAAGTTCTGGGCATTCTTGGCAAATATCAAACCTTTCTTTTGTTTTTTCTTCAGTAGCCCATTCTGTATTTGGATTAACAACATCCCAAGGCCTTGTTTCACCTAAACGCTGTTTATATCTTTCCCAAGGGGTAAGTTCTTCACTCATCTAACAATTCCACTCTATATTCATTTAATATAGCCTCAGCCATACTAGAATTTATATTTAAAGAATAGTCTTTTTCATTAAAAGAATATTTTAAAAAATGTCTATCTTGTTCAGAAAAGTCTGGACTCATGTCATATTTATTAATAGAATCCCTATTAATAAAAAAAATAGCCAGTGGATTATTTGTTCCAGTAAAAAAAATGAATAATGATTCGTCTTTGTATATGTTAATTTTCATACAATCTATTGTATCATAGCAAATATTTTTTAGCCACAGCAGCCACCGTTGGCTGCATTTGCCTCAGCAGACTCGGTGTAGGTATATGTACAATCAGTTAGGTTTCCATTTGCATCTAAACAGCCATAATAGCATGTACATGTTACTGTCCCTCCACCTGCTGGTGTAACGGCTGGTGTAACGGCTGGTGTAACGGCTGGTGTAACGGCTGGTGTAACGGCTGGTGTAACGGCTGGTGTAACGGCTGGTACTCCGCAAAAAGTATACCCTAAGTTCATATCTGGACATCCAGCCGTCCATGATCTTTGATATGCTGTTCCGTAACCTTGAGCATTAACATTTAAACAATATACTGTTCCATCTGTATAATCACATACTGGTGCTGGAGTAACGGCTGGTGTAACTGGTGTTACTGGAGTTACAGGAGTAACTGGTGTTACAGGAGTAACTGGAGTAACTGCAGATGTTGAGTGTGATGTAAATGTTAATGTTCCAGTAGAACTTGTAAATCCAGCCTTAGATGCTGTTATTGAAACTGTGTAAGATGTATTAGGCGATAAATTTTCAAGATTCCATTCATAAGGAAATTCTGGATTCTGACTTCCTAGAGTTGATGAATAAGATATTCCAGATCCGTAATCAAAGTTACCTACATGAATGTTTGCATAAACTGTATTTGGATAAACATTCCAACCAGCATTTGCTACAGAAAGTGTTGGAACTGGTAACGCTGTAGGTGGTGTAACTGGTGTTACAGGTGTTACAGGGGTTACAGGGGTTACGGGTGTAACTGGAGTTACTGGGGTAACGGGAGTAACGCCAATATAATTATAAGATGTAAAAGAAACTGATGTTTCATAATTAACTAATTCTGCTGCTACAGGTGATTGTGATGCAATTTTTCCATTTAAATTGCTATCAGATGTGTTTGTTGTTCCATTGTTTACCGCAACTAATCCTGCTGCTTGAATTGAAGATGTTGCACCCTGCACGGTTAATCCAGAAAGACTTGGTACTAAGACCATACCTTTTGAAGAAGACCACAATCCAAAATTTGGCATATTAAACCTACGCCGTCAAATCGCCAATAAGAATCCAGGTATTGGTATCCATTTTGGAAATTATTGCACCAGAGTATTGAGATGCAATTTTTTTATTTGAATTTTTGCTATTAATGATTACTGCTCCAGTTGCTCCAGCAATACTAACATTTCCAGAACCGTTTCTAATTATTTCAATTTTTTGACCTACAATAAAAGGCGTTGTGCTATTTGCTGGAATTGTAATAACTACATCAGATGAGGATGTAACTGATATTGTTTTACCAGCATCTTCTTTTGTAATTGTATAATTGGCTGTTTTTGCAACAAAATCAATTGAGTCATTTATAAACCGCCACTCACCGTTATAGTAATATTGAATTTGATTAATTACTGTTCCGTCATCTTTTTGCTGTATAAAACAAACAACTCCATTTGTTGGAGATGGAATTGCTGCAGCCCTTGCAGTTGGATTTTGAAAGTTATTTATTCCTGCTTTTGCCTTTGCAACAGTATCAAAAGTAACTACTGAAGAAAATTTTTGATCTGCAGTCCAAGTGTATTGAGCATTTGTGTTTACTGCGCCACCTAGTGCATACCAAGTATCATTGCTTTGATTATAAATATATGCTATCTTACCATCTGAATTAATTGTTGTCATTTGATGTCAACCCCAATGCTCTTAACTCTGCTTCAGTCAAACCAAGTCCAACTAACTTTGCAATACCAAGTTCTTTTAATTCCTGCTCTGATGTTTTTTCTTTAGCCATTATGCACCAATCTCTCTCCATGCAGAACCAGACCAAACATACATTTTTAATGGTGTGGTATCTGAATCAACCCACAAAGCACCTGTGCTAGGAGATGCTGGTGCAGATATTTGATATGAAGATGTTGCATATTGAACACCTGATGTAACAGAACTTGTTGAATCTACCCAAATATGACCATTTGTTATTCCTGTTGGTTGGCTTGCTGCAATTGCTGAACCAATGCCCTTATTGTTTAATGTTTCAATGCTTGCATCTATTCTTTTTAAGTTACCCGCTAATGATGCTGATTGAATTTCGGAAGTTGTTGAGGGTAGGGTTGTAGTTCCATATAGGAACAATTTTAAAGCCTGTTGAATATCAGCAGCCTCGTTATAGCCAGGCACTTTTGTGTTATAGGGTCCAGTAGGATTAATATCTTCAGCCATTTGTCATCTCCCCCAAAATTATACCACAGAAATAAAGATATGGACCATCTTCTGACCTGTAACACTTTCTATAATTCCATTATTTAACTGATAAGCAGAAAAAGATAAAGGCAAAACCCTTGTTCCATCAGCAACAACTATTTCTGATACTGTAACATCTGTCATGTTTGGCTTTCCATTGTTAACCAAAGAGTGCTGAACATTAAATCTTGAGGCAGTGATAGATGATACTTGATCAGAGTCTACAAGACTAATAACTGGAAGCGTAGTAGAAGCAATGCCATTAACAAAATTTAAAGAAATGTTTAAACTATAAATATTTGGAATTAAATTAATTAATTTGACCCAAGTATTTGTTCCTGAAACATTTTGGTATTGGTATAAGGACCTATACTCACTAGTTGCAGGGTTAAGATTTAAATACATGTCAAAAACAAAAAGAGGAATAGATGTTGAAATTGGGCTTGGAGTAGAGTTTGGGTTTCCATTACCAACAAAGAACTTGCTTCCTCTTTGACCAGTTGGTCCAAAGTCTAAATCAATATTTATTGTTGATGGTCCACCCAAAACAGTAATGTCATCTGAAGAATATAAATTTGCCATTATGAAGGGGTATACTGAACTACTTGTTCAGTTACTGAAACCGTTCCTGTAAGAATAGTGTAGACAATTGGATATGGTGTTGAAGACCTTGATATTTGAACATCATAAACGTATTCTGTTCCTGCTGTAAGTTGTGCTCCATCTGCTGGTCTAATAACACATAACGCTTTTGTTGGATCACTTGAGTCAATTGCTGCATAACAGTTAATTGTTGTAGATGAACCTCTTGTTGTTGCAATAGAAAATTTAATTGTATAGCCAGTCATGACAAATGGTCTTCCATTATTTTGTTTTGGGTAAAGAGCAAACTCTTGTGTGTCGCCTTTATAATAACTTATGTTTAGTTCACCTGGAAATGCCATACTTTATTATACCACGCTGACATATATAGATTTCATAATTACTGAAGCATCATAGTCTGTTCTGATTTGTGGATATGCTCCATTTCCCCACATTTTTTGGTCCTCAATAAATATTTGCTGAGTAACAGATATGGGGTATGTGTGTTGATACTTTAATGATGCCACAAACTGTGATATCTCTGTATCTGAGTTTGAAAAAAATGTTCTAATCCATACTTCAGTATTGCTAGTATATGTTGTTAACTCAAAATTGTATGTAATAAATACCTGTGCACCCTCTTTTAGTCCTTTAAAGTTTAACATTCTTGCATGATCATTCCATAAACTTACTGTATTTTTTGGTAAATACGTTTCATTTTTATATCCTTCAGAATTGATATAAACTGTAACCCATCCATCTTCACCCTGAGTTACACCAAGTTTATGGCTATTTTTTAGTTTATTAAAATATGATGCCCAACCTGCTTGTTGACCAGAAGATGACAATGAACTTAATCCATCATTTCCTTTAGGACCTTTTTCACCTTTAGCACCTTGTTTTCCTTCTGGACCTTGAGGACCAGGTGCGCCATCTTTTCCATCTTTGCCTGATGGTCCTTGAGGACCAACTGGTCCAGGAACGGGAAGAAATGAGAGTGTATTTTCTTGATAAGGACTTGCTTGACTTTGCTCGACTTGAGCAGCATAAGAAGATTTTTTTTCACCTGGAAAATCTACGGATTTAGAAACAGCCATAGGGACATTATCTCATTGTATTTAATTTTTTACTTTAAAAACCTTTTTACCAATTCGAATAATTGCTGGTATTGGTTTTGGGGTATTAGAAACTTTGATTACAGCCATGACTATAGACTTCCTCCTGAAACATCTCCTAATACCCTTATAAAGCCAATTACGGGGGTCCATGTAGTTGAGTCATCAAGTGTTACTTGAAGGTCAAAAGAAAGTTCTGCAACTACTGAAGAATATCCTGTTCCCCAAAATTGAGTAACATCAGAATTTGCAATAATATCAACATAGCCAACCCCTTGGGTAACTAATAGTTCATCAATAATATCACCTTTAGGATCATAGGCAAAAGATTTAAAATCCCAGTCAGAAATATCAAAGTATGTAACTTCATCATCATTTAAAAACTCAACACGCAAAGATGCTTTATCTCCTCTAACAACATTCCATTTAATATTTACAGGATCAGCACCAAAAATCTCAGGATTACAACAATTGCTCATAGTATAAAGATTATACCACTAAATAATTAATCAAGAGTATAAAGGATTTTATAAAAGTTATCAAATTGTTATAATTGTAAATGTCCATTTTGTCTATTAAGTAATAGAATGTCAGGAACGGGATAGTGTATACTTAAATATATATAAGAAAAAAGAACTATCTTTAAAAGGTTTTTATATTAAATATATTATATATATCAAAGACCAGAAGTCTATCATTTTCCACTTTTAGATATATAATCTAAAAGAATATCATACATATGATCAAGTTTGGCTTTCATAACTTTGTGATCTTCTTTCATTTGGCTTCTTTTTATATCAGCCTCATTAAGGCGAGCCTCTAATCTATTAATTTGATCTTTAACACTTGAGCCACCATTTGTTTTAAGTTCGCTCAAATAATGTTTTACAAGCCACTTGATTGAAAAGGCTATAGATGATACAATTGTAAGTATCGCTACAATAAGGGAAGCCCAATCTTGGATATTCATAACTGTATTATTATAAGGGGAATTTATTAAAAATGAAAACGGACATATTGGATACTTTAAGTTTTTCAAATAAATTAATAATTTCTCCAGACATGGATGGTTTTATGTCGGCGCAATTGATAAATAGGTTTAACGGTTCTGAAGTCGTCGGCACATACGATAAAAATCTTTTATGTCTCGCCGATGGGATAGATCCAAAAGAATGTCTTTTCGTCGACGTAGATATGAATCATTCAGATTATGTTTCAATTGGAAATCATATGAGGCTTTTAGACGACGCAAACTCAGTAGAGTCATTTAATCCAAATCAACACTACAAGGTTGACAAATATTATGAAAAATTTCCATACGCAACCGCGTTTTTAATTTCGTTTGCAACAGAGGTGACAACATCCCCTGATGACAAAATACGCATGTCTTTCTCCGATTCAACTCTAAGAAACATGGAGAAGTACGGAGACAATATGCGAAATTGGTCTAATAGGATGAGTCATGATGCTGTTTCATATGTTATCTGTAATACAGATGAAACCCAACAAGCAGATAATAATTTTCGTGAAAAGTATATGAGACAAGAGTTTGCATCTAAGAGGTTTGGCAAAGAAAGATATATCCAAACCTTAAATGATGCATTTGTCTCTGAAGGACTTATCCACAGGCCTTTGTCTGATGGTAAAAAATATATGTCTGATAAAGTCGGGGTAAATACAGTAAAGCGCTATATGTCTGATATAATTTCATATGCAGAGATATTTACAGGAGAGTACTCTGTAACATATAAGGAGGAGATAGAATGGAGATAACACTGTTTGTTGTTCTTCCCTATATCCTTGTAATTTCTTTGGCTGCTTGGATTTGGCATAATGTCAGATGATGTAAAGTTTACTGATTTATTTGATCCTAGTCAGCCAAGAAGTGATCAAGAGTTAATTGAGTCCCGTTTGAAAATATGTAACTCTTGTGAATGGTTTAACAAAAAGTTTGTAACATGTAAGAAATGTGGTTGTTTTATGAAATTAAAATCAACCTTAAAACAGGCTAAATGCCCTATAGAGAAATGGTGAATAAAATGGAAAAGCAAGAAGTAGTAAACCTTATTACTAATACAGTTCGTGATATGAATATTGAACTAGCACGTAAAAACAATGTACCAGAAGAAAGCATTATGAGAATGGCAGAAGAGTCTGCTCCTCAGATGAATATCATTAGTGGAATTATTTACGATGTACTTGAGGCCAATGGCGTCATTGCCTAAACATCAAGATGAGTCTTGGTTAACTGAGCAATATGTTGATAACGAGAAGTCTTTAGATGCCCTTGCACAAATGGCAAATGTTGACAAAAAAGTTATTATCCAAGCCTTAAATGATTTTAGGATTTATCGTAAGTATAATCACGACAAACACCCTATGCGTTGGTAGGTCTTCCTAAGTCTTCCCAAAAAATTTCTCTACCCATAGCATCAGTAACAGCCATAGGTTTTGATTCATTTTCTATGTCCAAGTAATTTTCTAAATTGTCTAACATACCCATGGTTTTATTATACCTCAAATCTGAAAATAATTTTAAAATCCAATTTGCTTAAAATCTGAATATTTTTCTGAGATGTATGATACAGTAAATAGAAAACAATATAGCAAAAGAATAGTGAGCACTTTTTTAGAGATCAATGCCCACTACACCCCGCTAAGTGTTTAGCACTATACCCTGCTTTTACCCTGAATCCAACCTGAGTGGATTCCAATTAGGGGTGCATCTATATTTACTGCAGTGCCTGCAGGTAGTGTTGCGCCATATAGTTCAATGAATTCTAATACATGTTCTTTAGTATCGAATTGCATTCCTCTAGTGTTACCGCTAACTGTTGTTAGTTTTACATTTATCATTTAGTATTCTCCTTCTAAAATATCTGGTGTTAGTTTTAATTTATATACACACTCTTGGCAAACTGGTCGCTCAAAGCGATAGTGAAAGTCTTCATCCTTAGTTATTCTAAGACACTCTTCGCAATATGTATCTTCCATTTATTTAGATACTTTCTTTAGGGCTACATAGCGCTTGACTATTTCTTGAGCCTTCTCAAACCCGTATTTGTTATTTAGGATTTGGCATTGGCGAATAGTCAATGCGTATTTAGGTGCAGGTGCGTAACCTGCTGCTTCTAACCCAAACTCTAGGGCTATTTCCTTGCGGATTTCGTTAGTGTAGTTCATAATAGACTACCTTTCTTTTTATTCGTTAGCCTTGTGCTAACTATTTTGCTGACCTAGGTTATTTGCTCTTTATTTGCTACGCTCACCCGCTAGGCGGTTTATTTGGTAGGCTCAAGAGGCTCACTAGGATTTTCTATTATTTAGTTTTTGTATGTAGTAATACTAACACACATACCCTGAAAAGTCAAGGCGACACGCCGTAGGCGCTGTGTGATTTAGACCACACTAGGAGACTTATCGTAGGTGTAGCCTACGCCTGCCTCATAGTATGCGAACATCTGTTCGGTTTTATGGGATTTATCTACTGAACAGAACCTGTCCCAACTATCACCTGTCCAATTACAGGATAGGCACTTACTTACTTGATGTGATAATACTTTAGTCATTTTTGACCCTTTCTAGTTTAGAGACCTTCTCTAACTTTCTAATACTAGTATTCTAGCATACCTAACCCCAAAAGTCAAGTTCTAACACGGCGTGTCGCATGTGATATACACCACAGTACATATAAGACAAATCGGACATTTGAACGTGAAGTTATCCACATGGTACACATCACATTCATAATTGAGCGTAAGTTATCCACATGACCTACATCACAATCCCAAATGTCCGTTTTATGCGTTTTGTACACCCATAAATGTCAGACCCCCCTGTTATACTTCTAGTATAAAGAAAGTTGATAAAGGTTATCAAACTTAGAAAGGTCAATAAAATGACAAATCGTATTTGGGAAAGTGTAAATGATTACACTAATGAAAGTGACGCTAAGCGTCTTGGCTATGTATCCTGCTCAGCAGGTTGCGGTAGAGTAACCGCTTGGTCACTCTGCACAATGTGTGGCGGTAACTATACCGAACACAATTTACTAGGAAAGGTGGTCAAATAATGACTATACTAATAACAGTATGTAAAGAGCATACACCTATGGTATCTGCTATCTCTGAGGTATCAGATACACAATACACATTCTGTACTGAGTGTGAAAATAACATTGAGCGTTGGTATAACGATACCGACCCTGAGCGTCTACCTATGTGGACTGATTGGAATGTATCTAAATGAGTACCTATGTACCTATCAAATCAGTATGCGGTGCGGTGAGCACTAGCATAGACATCTATGACTTAGACCTAAACCCTCACGGTGTTATCTGTTGCGATAACTGTAAGTCTATTGTGTTATGCCGTAAGGCTTGGGATTTTTTATACAAGGATAAAAAATAATGAATAACTTTTATCAAACATTCTTTGCAAGTGGTAATGCACTATTCTGGTTCTGTATGATCTGTTTACTTAGTGGATTTTATTTATTCGTAAAAGAATAAATTTAATTTCCCTGCAAAAAATGGGACGTGGAGTTATCCACAGGCTGTGTATAACTAATGTGATGTAACTCATACCCGACACGCCGAGAAATAATTTGACTTTTTGACATTTCTCTGATAGTATTTTCTTATAAATAAATAAAGGACAGTTTGGCTAATGAGCCTAAGCAAATAAATGTGACTAGTATCACAGTGAGCCTTAGCAAATAAGTAGCCAAAATGTCAGCCCCCAATGATAAGATAGTCTTATCAAATAAAGAAAGGAAGTCAAAGAATGACTTACACTATAACACTAGAAACCTTTTCAGGTTCTACCAAAAAAATCAACCTATCCTCTAAAGGTGCAGTTGCTCAATTCATCTCAAACTATCCAACTCAACTACCAGTTGGCGTTGCGGTAAAAGTATCTTGCGACCAGTTAGGCGTTAGCGGAACACTACGCGGTAAGGCGGTTCTATAATGGGAAACCTATTTGATGTAATTGGTGAAATCGCTGGTATGTGGATTTGCGATAATTGCGAAACTATTGCTTATGTTTCGGTAGAGCCTTCGGGCATAGAAATAACACAATGCGCTTGCGTTCAACTATCAAAGGAGAATAAATAAATGATAAAGGTAAATCACGCACTAAGATTTGTAACCGAGTTTGATGAAACTCACCCAGTAGCACAACAATTCTTGAGACTTGATGAAGTTTCTCAAATCCATATGTTAGAGTCAATGCTAAAAGATTTACTCGCTAAGCGCATTCAGCCTGCGCTTGATGAAATAAATGCTAATGGGTCTTACGCAATTCTAAAGGTGGCAGAATAAATGATGACACGCAAAGACTATGTAGCCGTAGCCGAAATTCTTTCATCTTTCAAAGATTTGATCGGTGATGAATTTACTTATCACGATTTGGTTGATGAGTTTGGTTCTATGTTTGAAGCAGATAATCCAAATTTCAAATTTGAAACTTTTAGATTAGCCTGCGAAAAATAAAACGGATTATGTAGCAAAAAAAGTTTTCCCATTTTGATCGGTGGGAAAATTTTTGCGACGTCGCGTTCGGGCGTGTCGCATGTGAGATTTATCACACCATTTGAGCGTCTCATTATATGGAATTACGGGCTAGTAACTTGATATTTTTAGACTAATCAGATAGACTTACATAGTAAGAAAAAATAAATAGTTTAGCAATTACGGCGTGTCGTTTAGGAAATGTCGGTCATATATGCTAAGATATTTATATCAACAAAAAGAAAGAGGTCTTACTAATGGCTAGTTATAAATATGATATCCCAACCCTACTAGAGGGAAAATACTATCGCTCACTATCACGACATATTGACGGACTTATCCAATACGCAGAAAAGCGTGATAATGTCTACTATGGTGAAGGCTATGACGCATATGTCGTAAAGGTTCGCCCTACCTATAAAGGTGAAGGTTTTCCTAAGCCTGATTTCTATGCGACAGTAGTCGTAAAGGTTGGAGATAACTAATGGGATATATTGAGATTTTTAGAATTGACAATGAGGGTGCGGGTTGGGTAGACTTATCCGAAGCAACACCCAATGAACTATTTACTTTAGAAGTGGGCTTACTAAATGAAGGCGCACTATTTACAACGAAAGAGGCTAACTAATGGAATATAACTACTCACTAACTATCTCCTATGACGGAGAACTTGTATCAACAACACGAAGCGGAGATATGCTTGAAATGGTATCTGCGTGGAATAAGTGTGTAGACTTTGGAGATGCTAAAGAATACGCAACCTATAACTTATCAGACCCAATGGGTAAAATGTATACTAAGACTTTCTATCGTAATGGAAATGTGAGTGTGAAGTAATGGCACTATTTGAATTTACCACTTTCATAAATGTTGAAGCAGACGACTATGACTCAGCAATTGAAATGTTTGATAGCAATATCAGATACGGACTACTAAATAAGAATGACATATATGTCGCAGATATAGAGGAGAAAATATAATGGGATCAGTAACAGCAATTGGATTAGCCGATAGCGTATTAGATTTAGAAACACAATTAGCCTATCACTTACAGGGTAATCATTACCCGCCCGTTCCACTTTCTATGGTGCAACCTTGCATCGAGGCTATTGACGCATACTATGATGAGGACTATGACCGATTTATTGCTATGCCTGAAGGCGTATTTTATAAAGGAATGAGTCACGCACCTGCACACGCTATTGTAGACCAGCACCATCTATCTTGGTTTATTGACCCAGTAGATAACTATGAAGATGAGGATTAAAATGTCTGCTACAATAAAAACTATGGAATTGATCCACGCAGATAATCTAACACCAGATCAAATAATGATTGATGACATAATTAAGTTTGGTGATAGCATCGTTGAAGTGCTTGCTATTGAATCAGATGCAACAGGAGATATTTATTACATTGGTTATCAAGATGAGTTTGGTGATAAAGATGTTGCAGAATTTATTCACACAGATATAATTGAACTTTATGTTTATCGTGAAGATGAAATTGAATAACTAAATACTTTCAAAAAATGGGACGTCCCGCATGTGAGATTTATCACATAAATAAGATTTGACATTTTTACTTTATGTGTGTTAGTATTGTTATATGAAAAAGACATCTGAGGAATTACGCAGGCTTATGGAACTTCGCCGTTCTAATGCAGCCTCTGCTGTCCAATCTAAAAAGGCTTACAATCGAAAGAAATGTCAGTCTGAACTGTTACAATATAAATATCAACAAAAAGGAGAATAGCCCATGACCTACGAAAACGATGAAATGTTAGATGAATACTACGCAACTGTCTGTCCGTCATGCAAAGAAAATGCGGTAGATGAATATGAAGAAAAATGCACTCATTGCTTACTAGAAGAAATGTCCGTTACATATAATGAAGACATTGCTCTAGAAATGAGTCTAGGTCTTGACTACTAATACACTTACACTAAAACGCTCTAATGATAGAAAGGTGGCTAACCTTGTCACAAAAAATGGAAAGCAAGCCGCAATTGCTAACACATTCGGTCTCCCTGCAGGAAAGGCTTATTCTTGCCCTGGCGCAACGACTGTTTGCGAGAGTGTCTGCTATGCAGGTAAACTCGAAAAACTCTTCAAGGGTGTAAAGGCTAACCTATTACATAATTGGGAATTACTAAAAGACGCTGATCAAGATACTATGCAGGACCTGCTTACTGATATGATAAATGATTTCAAGGCAGACTGTATCAAGAAAGACGCCCCTATGCTATTTCGTATCCACTGGGACGGAGATTTCTTCAACGATACGTATACGCAGGCCTGGAAGAATGTCATCCTAAACAATACTGATATTCAATTTTGGGTATACACTCGTGTACAATCTGCAGCCCTTATGCTAAAAGATATTGATAACCTGTCTCTTTACTTTAGTACTGATAGCGAGAATGTAAAGGTAGGCGTTGACCTAAAGATTAATTCTGGTGTGCGCCTTGCATACCTTGCTAAAAACTTTGCTATTGGTCAAGCAGATATGAAAGAAATGATCGGGCGCCCTGCTGCTAAGTGTCCTGAGAATAATAAACAAATTCCACTTATTTCAAATAACGGTAGCGCTTGCGTTTCTTGTTCATTGTGTGTATACTCTAAGAGTGATGTTATATTTAGCGCAAGTAAAAAATAAATGAATATTTTATTTTGGTTATTTATTGTAACTATAACTCTGAGTGCACTCCTTGGTTCTAGTGGGTCCTAGCAGATCCCCTGGAATTTTGGGACGTCCCGCCGACCCCCATTTGTCAAGTTACGACACGCATATTTTTTGTGATGTTTCTCACATAGCAATGTCCGATTTATCCTATTTATGATTTGTATTTATGACATTTATTTGCTATTATTAAGTTATGAACAAAACAACCCCCGTAGTCCAAGATGTGAGATTTTTCTTGGCTGACTTGCGAAATGTCAGTAGGAAATGTTATACTTGGATTATCAACCAAACAAAAGGAGAAACAAAAATGTCAGTAGCAACAAACACATACAAGGTAGGCGACCTCTACACAACACAGAAGTCAAAGGTTACAGGAACAATTCAGGAAATCACTCCACAAGCAAATGGAAATGTTCGTGTAAAACTCAATGTTGATGGAACAATTCGTTACACAACTTGGACATCTAAGTAATTCTCACCTGAGAAACTATCCTGAGCAAGATGTAAAACTGCTCAAACAAACCCCCTAAAAAATAACCCACAAACAGAAAAGAGAAATACAAATGGCAAGAGGCAAAGCAATCTCAGTAAAAATCCCTACTCAACGAGTAATCGCAGGACTAGAAACATCACTAGCAAAGTTAGAGATGGACTACGCAACACAAGAAGCAAAAGAAGCACAATACAAACTTACTTATGAGGCTTGGAAAAAGCAAATTGGTGAGTGGGCTATTGCTAACTTCTCAAAGGCTGAAAACCTACGAACAAACTATCGCTCTTGGAACAATAACCTCAATGTTGATTTTGACATTACAGTAAAAGAAGGAAACTTCCCAACAGAACCTGAAAAAGATTTTGAGGTAATTCACTCTCACACTTATCGTGAGATGAAAGACGAAATGACTAACGCAATTCGTATTCTCAAAATGACAGATGAGGAAGTTGTAAATACTTCTACATACAATGCGGTGGCTCGCTACCTATAATTTAGGGTAAGGGGTTCAGAGCCTCTCCTAAAACGACCTGAGTATGTCGCTAAACTGCTCAGCCTTACCCCTTGCGTTTGACGCTATGGTTAGCAAGGATCCCCTAGGGGTATGGCCCTATTTGTCAGTGCCCAACAGTACAATTGAATATATTACAACTAACAGAAAGAGGCCCCCATGGACCAAGAGACATACCCAACAATTATAAATGCAACAGAAGACTTTCTTCGTGATTCTTTAGCCAAAACAACATTGCGTGTTGCAGAACTAGAAGAGCACATTCAAAAGGTAACCCAGCGCTCATATGCAGATTCTGCAGACAAAAACCGTATGGTTGAATCAATGCAAGAATGGACCCTCAATGCACTTGAGCATGGTTCAATTAATGAAACAGAAGCAGAAGAAATTGCTGAAATTATGGGCTTTGAATTAACAAAAGAATTCGAAGTTGAAGTTACAGTCATGTATTCAATTACAGTTAATGCAAGAGATGAAGAATCAGCAATTAATTTAATTCATGATATTGATTTTGATTCAGTATCAGAACCGCAAGGTGTAACTTACTTGTCATCCAGTGTTGACAGAGTAGATATTTAGTAGGGGGCTACTAATAAAGGACCTGAGCATGTCTACGTAAACTGCTTAATATATTTCACAAGAACCATACATATGGATATTGGTTCCATATACATGGTAGTGAAAATTCCTGAGCATGAATTAAAAAGGCTCAAAAATTTTGACGTCCCGCCTGTGGATAACTTTGTCAAATTGACACGCCGTGTTTACGAATGTTATTTTAGTCACATGATCAAAATGTCCAATTTATACCATGTTTAACTATACCGATTTGCATTTGTCGGCTGGGTAGTGTATAGTTATCTATATCAACAAACAGAAAAGGAAAAAATAACTCATGGCACATGACCTAGAAATACAAAACGGAAAAACATCTTTTGCATCTTTCCGTGAACCTGCTTGGCATGGATTGGGAACCGTATTCACAGAAGAAAAAACAACCGCAGAAATGTTAGAGGCTGCAAGTCTCAATGGTTGGAATGTTCGTCTTGAAGATTTGGAAACCCCATCACATCTAACAAGCGACAAAAACTATCAATATGTATTGCGAACAAACCCTACCGACAATACACAAACCGATATTCTTGGCGTAGTTGGTGAGCGCTACCATGTATTGCAGAATGAAGATTTATTTTCATTTGGTGATAATATCCTAGACGGCGGAGGTCGTTGGGAGACTGCTGGCTCAATCAAGGGTGGGCGTGTAGTATTTGGCGCTCTTGCTCTTGAGCGTGAAACAATTCTTGACCCTAATGGTGTATCTGATAAGGTAAAAACTTATTTGCTCATCAATACATCACACGATGGCTCAATCGCTATTCAAGCAAGCATAACACCCGTTCGTGTTGTGTGCGCTAATACTCTAAACCTTGCTCTTGGTGGCGTTGGTCGCAAGAAGAACAAGGGCATCAAGCAATCATTCAAAATTCGTCATACACAAACTGCTAATGGCAAGGTGCAAATTGCTCGTGAGACTCTTGGTCTTGCTAATGCTTACATGGACGAATTTGATACTATGGCTAAGGCAATGATTGAAAAAGAAGTCAATGCGATTGATTTCAACAAAATCATTCTTGCTGCTTATCCTAAGCCAGAAAAAGATGCTAAGGGTGCTTTCAAAAAGTGGGAAAATAAAGTTGATGTAATCAATGATATTTACACTGGTGAATTCAATGGAATGATTGCTGGCAATGCTTGGGGTGCGTTCAATGCACTAACTGAGCGCCTTGACTGGTATCGTTCTGCTCGTGGTGGTTCTAACGAGTCTATTCTTGCAAGTGCGAGTGGATTTGACCCTGCTATCAACGCAGAAAAAAATCGCTTACTAAAAGTTGTGCAAGGCGTAATGTCTCTCGCATAATAACAACTGAATAAAGATTCCTGAGCATGAATAAAAACTGCTCACATGGTCCGTTAGAATAGTTGGTTAGTTCGCTACCCTGTCACGGTAGAGGTCACGGGTTCAAGTCCCGTACGGATCGCAAGTAAATAAATATGCAATGCAGTGCATAAAAATGCGGGACGTCACCTGTGATGTAAATCACATGACATTTCTTGTGGATAACTTTATGAAGGCTTGCTTTTTTCCCCAGTTCATGCGATAATTAATACATGACCCAAACAATAAATACTATAAATGATCTAATCAATGAAATATATGAAAGCAACTTCTCTCACCTTGAGTTTGAAGAAAATATGGGGGGAACAGATTGTGACTGCCATATCCATATTACACTAAACACTATTGCTAAATATGCAGGAATTGAGGTAGGATAATGCTAGGCTATGAACTATCTGATTTAAACATGATGATTGCTAATGTAAACATTGCTTCTGAGCAATTGGGTAATTCAGGTATTGCTAAGGGGCTAGATGAAGTATCTAGTTTCTTACAAGGACTATGGGCAGAAGGGTATTTTGACTAATGTGGACTAAGTATGATTATCTTTGTACTGATTGTGATGCCCTTATGGAAATCACTACCCCTGTAGATATCAGAGAGTGGCGAGGATGGTGCTCTTGTGGATCTGCTAATCTTATTAATATAGGAGTGTCAGATGGCAATGCCCCTATCATTACTGATGTGAGCAAGGTCACACCTACACAAGTTGTCAAAATCAATACCAACCCCTATAATTAATATATGGACCTAAACACATTCAAAGAATATATAAACCTACACCTAATAAGTCTTGAACAAGACCTTGAAGAAAACCCTGCTTCTATCCATGTGGTAGATATAGAGGGACAAATCTATGCTACTAAACATCTAATCGAGGTTCTTAATGGATAACATGACACTAGACCCATATCTAATGAAACAGGTAGAAATGGGTATGGACGGAGCAGATATCCTGCACGGACATCTTAAAACTCTTATGTATGAGGCTGAACAACAGTTAGACCTGTGCATTGAGGCAGAGGAGTACTCAGAAGAAGCAATGGACTCTATGGCTCGTACTGAGGCTTCAGGTTATCTTGACGCATTGTCTGAGGTATATGCCTTAACTTATGCTATCGCTTTTGCCAAGGAAGATATCAAGAACCGCAAGGAGATTCTAGGTGAATAACTTTATTGAAATGGATTTTGATACATGGTGTGAAGTATACAAGCCAATCATTAATCATATAGACGAACATGCCTCATTTGATAATGGGGAGGGCGGCATTATGTTTGAGACATATGGTGATGAGGTAGAGTTTGTTAAATCACAATCCCCCGATAAAATCTGGATGTATGGACAAGGTGATGATGGTGGCACATATGTTTGGAATGGCTGGGGATTTGTAAATAGATTAGGATACTTTATTACTGAAGTGCCCTGCCCATCTGACACAGACATTCAGGTTATGGTTGGAGAGCCTGATTTGACTTGTGATGACTGCGGTGATATACTTGATGAAGAACTAACCCACAAATGCGAGGAGACCCTAATGAATGATAACCCAACAAATGAAGTAGAGCAAGATGAGGATGAGTATGTATTTCATTCTTTTGGAGAAAAGGTGGTGCAGTTATAATGCCACTCTATACAATAATTGCTAAAAGAGAAACTATCTATGAGTTTAACTTTGAGGCTGAATCTGAAGAAGAGGCAATTGCTGAAGTTAACCGTATTGAATTAACTGAAGATGTTGAGGAATACGCCTATGATTGGTACCCGCTAGAAATCACAGATATTGAAGAGGAAGAGGAGTTATCGTAATGGGAGCACGGATCCACTACGTATTCAAGGATGTTGAAGACGAGGCCTCTGTAGTGCTTTATAGCCATTGGGGTGAGACTGAATGGCAGCGGGACCTAGCAATGGCCCTGGAGCATTCAAAGCCTAGATGGAGTGACTACGCATACTTTAACCGTATGATGATTAGTTATCTTATGCAAGATTCTATTTTGGATGAAACAGGATTTGGAATTTATGCCATAACTGGCACTGTATACGACCTAGGAGATACGACGGTAGTTATCGATATTGCTAAAGAAACTATCATTGATGACAATGGAAATGTTGTTACATGGCCAGATTTTATTAATGCATATGCACCAAAAGTTTTAGTTGAGCAGATCTAGGGAGTGGGTCCCTTAGATTAACAGGGTGGGACGCAAGTTTTCGTAGGCTTGCGTTCCCCCTACTTTTTTGGTACAATGGAGATGAGAGGAGTATCCAATGGCTTATTCAGTAAGACGAACGGCAACCCAAACAAAAGAGTCTAAGAAAGCAGAGCAATTAGCAAAACTCCTCACGGAAGATTTTTCTATTGACTTGGAACGAGTTGGTTATTATTTAGTTAGAAATCTACCTCTGATTGTATTTCACAGGTTTGATGTTTTAGCCTTGACCGCACAAGAAGAGTATGATAAACTTATGGAAGAGATAAAGGGGAAGTAATGGAATTAGCAAACAAGGCTGGCATTATTGGTCAGTTATGGATTGAGTTTCGTAATGACGAAGATTTCACGGCATTTATGGAATATAACGACCTAGGTTGTCCATTAGCATATATGGTAGCAGAAGGACTAATTAGTGAGTTATCTCCTGTTGGTGAGGAAATGCTAGAAGAAACCTTCAAGATGTTTTTACAGTTGTTAAATATATCAGAGCAAGAGATTGATGTTTTGCCTGAAGTAAACCTTAGTGCAATTTTGATTTTTGCTTATAATAAGAAACAGAACACAGAAGAAACAGAATAGTTTTACATTCCCCTGGGCTTGACAAAAGCCTGGGGGTGTGGGACGTGAATTCGGACATATCGGACATGTCAAACATTATATCCAAACAAGATTACGAAGATCAAATCCTTTTCCCCAATCATGGACAAACAATTTTCTCAAATAAAGATTACGAAAGACAAATTCTTTTCCCCATACCAGACAAACATTGTTTTGTCAAACCTTATATCATACAAACCTTTGTTTGTCAAATAGGTGTATAATAAATGTATGAGCCCAAGACATTTTTCAAGAATGCTTAATCCTAAAATGGCAAGACAACAAGATCAGGATTTGGCTAATGCTTTTACTTCCTTTACTGTTGCTATAGGTTTGGGTAAGTATTTTACTGAATCCCCTGCCGTGGCCATGTCTAATAATCCTATCGAAGATCCCGCTGCAGGCGGGGATCAAAAAGTAAATCACTCAAACCTCTATAGATAAACATAGTATTACGAAGACAATAACTTTTTCCTGATTTATAAAACATTATCAAACCTTTATATATTTTTATAAGGGTTTTCTTTTATTTATCGACAAATTCGTAGAAAATTGTCACATCAAATTGTATCAATTTGAACTTGACAAACACTAATGTTTGGTATATAATCCGCTATCGGGCATATGAGATATAAGGTTTGACAAAGGTTTGGATATATGGTATAAGATGTTTGGATATGGGGTTTGGCCCGTTGGGATTACGACGCCCTTCATGAAAATGCTCAGTACTCCACTATCCTCCACAATACTCCACTTCTAGAATGTCAAACAACATAATCAGTAACATTTATCTGTGGATAAACCTGTGTATAACTAACATTTTAAGGATATAAAACCTGTGGATAACTTTTTTTGCACGGAACCTATATCAGTGCTATACTGAAAGTTAATTCAGGTTACTATAGTGGCCGTAGAGCAGTTTCCGAAACTGATAATGAAGGTCCGATTCCTTCACCTGAAGCAATATTGACAAACCATGCAAACCATTCTATAATTAGATTATGAACATATATAAAATATCACTATTAGATTATGACCGATCACTGGATTTAGAAATGTTTGCCTCAACTGAAGAAGAAGCCAAGGCTATGGCACTAAGAGAAGAACCACATATGACTATTACTAAAGTAGTTTGTCTTACAGCGTAGTTACTATAGGGGTAATTGGGTCATTCTTGACTTCCCCCGCAGATTTTGCTATACTTAATATATGACTAATGAAGAAATAGCAGAGTTATTAAACAAAGAATCCTATCGTATTTGGGATACTGCTCGTGTTATCAAGAATCAAGACTACCATGATGGATTGGTTAAGGGTTTGAAGATGGCTTCTAAGTTTGTAGCCAAACTATGATTAATATGGAAATCCCTGATCCATTCCAAACTTTTGTAGCCAAAAAATACTCTAATGCTAAAGGCTATGTTCATGACTGGTTTGCTGGTGAATGGTCTTATAAGTGTGCTACCTGTAGGGAAGATCTTTATGCTCCGTCCCGCAAAATTATGACAAAGATTAGATTATTTCACACACGCAACGAGTGTCTTGGGGGTTATTAGTGCCTATTCATGTTCCTATTTATGTTAATGATAAACTAATTAAAACCTATCACATTGGGAGAGTTTCAGGTGGTACAGACCAGGAATCAATCAATACTTATCTAATTGTAGAAGATGACTTTCCTTGGGAGACTGGTCAAATGTTTAATCATAGGTACGGAGATAGCATTGAGACTTGCGTAACTAAGGGTCTTAGTGCTATGATGGATATATGAAAATAGGACCATATACATTACGCAAACCATGGGTTAAGTATGTTAACCTTGAATTAGATATTGAAGAGCA